CCACCAATCACATCGGTCAGTTGAATATGTGTTGTGTCGAGTTCGATGGCTAAATGAACAGGTCCAGCGCCTTGCGTGTGGTGCAACCACACACTCGCATTCACGAAGGGTAAGTTAAAAGAAGCAGTGTACGTAAGGGTTGTCGCAGTGTACGTCGCAGACGGTGGAGGAGAAGATGGATGAGTGAGTGGTAAAGAAAGTGGATAAGTGGATGGTAAAGAAGGTGGTACCGAGGGCGGAGTTCCCGGAGGGAAAGAAGGTGGTACCGAGGGCGGAGTTCTCGGAGGGAAAGAAGGTGGTACCAAGGGTGGAGTTCCCGGAGGGAAAGAAGGTGGTTTACTCGGTGGAATATACGGTGGCAAAGAGGGTGGATGAGTAGGTGGTACATAAGGTGGATGAGTGGGTGGTGAAGAAGGTGGAACATACGGCGGTAAAGAGGGTGGATGATTGGGTGGTAAAGAGGGTGATGTTCGACATGCAGTACAATTTGCGCACCATTGGCAAATCCCAAGTCCAAAGGCTTGTATATAAAATTTGCACGTGTCATCACATTCCGAATAAGGTGGACGATTCGGAGGTAGTGAAGGTGGAGTGGGAGGTGGACGATTCGGAGGTAGTGAAGGTGGAGTGGGAGGTGGACGATTCGGAGGTAGTGAAGGTGGAGTGGGAGGTGGCAACGGCAGCCGCTCTTCATAAAACTCTACGAATTGATCATCATGGTCTATGAGCGTGGACTCTCCGTAGCCAATGACTATCGTCACGTACATAGAGAGGACAGTGTCGAGATGAGCGTAAGTCAAAAGAACAAGTTTGAAGGTGATGATCAGGGTCTTGTTAATCGGACTAAGGTGGGTCCCAGAAAGGTCTCCATACGAAACAATCGAGTAAAAGGTATGGTTATTCGGTTGAACAATCCCATTGCCCATTACGTAATTCGAGTACCACGGTCCACCAATCACATCGGTCAGTTGAATATGTGTTGTGTCGAGTTCGATGGCTAAATGAACAGGTCCAGCACTTTGCGTGTGGTGCAGCCACACACTCGCATTCACGAAGGGTAAGTTAAAAGAAGCAGTGTACGTAAGGGTTGTCGCAGTGTACGTCGCAGACGGTGGAGGAGAAGATGGATGAGTGAGTGGTAAAGAAAGTGGATAAGTGGATGGTAAAGAAGGTGGTACCGAGGGCGGAGTTCTCGGAGGGAAAGAAGGTGGTACCGAGGGCGGAGTTCCCGAAGGGAAAGAAGGCGGTAACGAAGGAGGTGTATAAAATGGTGGAGGAGGCGATGGTGGCGGAGGAGATGGTGCATGAATCATAACTTCATTTGGTGGAGGAGGCGATGGTGGCGGAGGAGATGGTGCATGAAACATAACTTCATTTGGTGGAGGAGGCGATGGTGGCGGAGGAGATGGTGCATGAAACATAACTTCATTTGGTGGAGGAGGCGATGGTGGCGGAGGAGATGGTGCATGAAACATAACTTCATTTGGAAAACCTATTACAAATATTAGCAAATTACCAATAAAGAACATAGACCATTTCATTTTATTCACTTATTAAAAACACAATGTACAAAAAAAAGAAACATCATTCTATCGCATATGGGGTATGCTCCGTGTGGGACTCGAACCCACGACATTGGGCTCATAAGACCCACACTCTAACCAACTGAGTTAACGGAGCATCACATCATTTGTTTTTCATCTTGATGTGATATACCATAAACACCAGAATAGTAATTACTGGCAAAAGGATACTTCCACCGAAACGCCCCAATGTATGACTATATTCAAAAATAGCTGTACCGTCTTTAGATGCATTAGTCAAATAAAATATTATACGTTGCAACGCATTGCTCCACTCCTTTTGATTTTGTGTCATCGGAAATAATTGTACAGCACACGGTTTTATAGGAGCTAGTGCATGGAACATATAGTAAATTTCTAGATCGTGTAACCATGGTATACCCATATGTTCTACATGCGCAATGATATCTGACTTATATAAAGCGTTATCACCGTACTCTCGTACAAGACGTTGCCGGGCACTTTTTGAAAACAGAATAGCTTGAGTTGCACCTGCAAGAAGTATTGTCATGTCTTTACTAGACGATTGATACGATAAAGTGGAACAGACACCAAGAGAGTATACTTCACATTTTTCACTGGCAATCATTTCATTAATGTGCTCAGCGTATTCGTACACTCTTGGAAGAAACTGCACATCATCTTCCAATACCAACATGGGTGTACTGAGGTCACGTTTTGCGATCATGATATTATTATTCCACAAATCATCACTGACTTTGGTCACCCATGTTGGACGAGCACAATCTGATAATGATTTATGATAGACGACAACAACATTTCGGGTAGGTTTGTATGTATGAAGTTCATTTAGTAACTTCGTGTGACGATCTGAACCTTCCATAGTAATGACGTATGTCACTGGAATTGAAGGAAATAAAACTGGATCTGAAAACGTAAAGAGTTCGTCCCGTGTACACATTGAATAGGAATATCAAATTTTTTTTTTGATGAAATAAACACTGCATGCCTCATTTTTAGTGTGAAAAGTTTGTAAGCACACACGTTTTCAAAATTGGACCAACTTTTACGAAGAAAGAACATTTATTTCAAAGGACAACGCTCAAAAGTCATCAGCCTCAAACTGCTGGCGATCGCGCTTCCCGATCAACGACGATGGGTTTCTGTTTGTCTTTTTTTACCTTTCAATGTTTTACCTCTGGGCCACACAAATGACAACGAGTAGAGTCGTTTCATGTTTTAGTTTACAATTGATGAACCACGGTATTGAGCCAAAACGTCATTACTACTTGTACAAATAGAGGAAGAAGAAAATCTTCGTTCGTTTGTTTTGTCTCGCATTGGTTCAAATATTTGCTTGTATATACGTATATATTTATTTGCCTGAACAGGTCCCGACCTCCGTCTACTTAAATGCGCTTTCTAACGAAATGCCCGAGTGCAACCGCAAGACCGACATGTCCTTGCTCTCTGATGGGAAACATGCCGAAATGTGCTACGTGTACTGCGCACAACGTTCGTGTCATGCAGCGGAGGAGTTCATGAAAGAACACGAGAGTCAACTTCGAGCGAAGTGCTCTATGATCACATATCTGCAGGACGGAGCATTTGAAATGAACGCTGATGATCTGGTCGACGGAGCGCTCTGTCACAAAAATATTAAACAGTACAACGACAGTAAGAAGGCTTGTTTGACGTGTGAAGAGAACCACAAGAGCCCAATTACAGTGACGGTAGACGGGACACCAACACAGGCGCATTTAGTTACAACGTCAGGAGAGGTTCCCGAGTGGTACCAAGAACGAGGTATTCTCGCATCTCTTCCTTCACAATTTTCGTGCGACAAGCGGTACCATCCCCCACAACCACATCAACGCTCGAACGCATCCTCTACATTCGAGGTCGACATATCGCGCACGGATCTGTCTTCCGACGCCATACTTGGATATTGGGCGTCACGAACGAGCAACGAGGTATTGACGGCATCTGACGCGTACGGTGATTTTGAAAACAGCGGAATCGTTCAATGTGAGGAAGCAAAGTGTATTTTGCGTTTAGACTTTCCGGGACGCTACACTGCGAGTGGGAACACGTACACACCGCACATACACTTCACAGAGTGGAAAGGTGATCGTTGGAACAGAGTCGCAAAGACAATCGAATTATGAGCAGTGTTTCAAAAGGTTGTCTCAGAAGCTGGAGGAAGGTCAAAGATCGGCCATCCGAGATCGAGACACATCTTTCGAAAGATATTGTCATTAGCTTCGAGCTTGTCGCGACCTTTGAGCAACGTGATCCCCGAAAGCATGTGGTGGAGTCCTAAAATCTGGAAGCATCGATACAGAACGTACGTGTACGACAAAAAGTTTGTCCTTGACTTAGGTGCATTCTTTTGAAATGCGGGTTGCATCTGAAGAAACATGTTTTTCAGTTGCTCTTCGGTCTCTGCTGAAATGCGGGGAGGTTTTACACCCGAGATGCGTGATGTGATCTGTGCCACGTGATCATACGCTTTTCGCAGTCGGAGACGACGAAGAGACTCACGCACACGCTTCTGCGTGACATCCGTCGCACTGCGCACTTGTTGATGGCTGTAGAGATCCTCCATCACCATCTGCAGAATGTCGTCAGGAACGCGATGCGGTTCCTTACCTTGCACCAGTGCCAACCACATGACATAGTGATTTACTCTCTTGTAGGAGTACTGGCTAAACTCAACGACTTCGTCGAAGGGAGTTGATGAGCTTGTTGTGTCTAAATAAGCAACGGAGTACCCACACTCGGGGCACGACATTATCGATTTGGAGGAGCAGAGCAACAATTTTGTACCCTTGCAATACGGACATTCGTCACGCAGAGCCATCGCAACTTTCGGAGGTGCTTTGTGCATTTCGGTGAGATACTCATCCAATATGACGGAACGGTGACTCGTAATGACGTCGTTGTGACGCACGTAAGCTTCTATGGTGTCTGTCTTTCGGCACTTGCTTTGCACTTCAGAAATATCTGGTTGTTGATGGTACATTTTCGAATAAGTAACTACCTTTTTTTCGAAGTCGTGTTCCCATATCATAGAGTCTCGCACATCAGCTTCCCTTTCTAGTTTTTGGGCTTTCGAATAAAGATCCATTTTTTTGCGCTGTTCGTACCGTCGAACGAGTTTGTCCGCGTTACCTCGCATGATTTCGGCTTGTTTCCTCAGTGACGGAGCTTGCATTCGCAAATGCACTAATTCATTGCGCTGTTTAACAATATGTTCATCAAGTGAAAGCTCACTGAATACATCACGCACACGTTTCGTTCGCTTTGATTCTGTCATCTGTTACAAGTAATACACATTTTTCAATCTGACATGATTAATAATCACAATTTCCTGTTAAGTACATCACCGAACTAATAAGAATCAATGGTAGACCTACAAAAGGATACAAGAAGAATATGAAGTAACTCAAGAAGATGGCATAAAATGCAGACTTCTTGTCTACCTTCATGCAACGTTCGACAAGAAAGGCTTGTGCTCCGACGCCCGCAACAGTATAAGCAAGCGACAGGAACATGAAGATCAGTACTCCAATACTAAATCCAGTAATTGGCATGCCTAGGTAAACGAGCGCGTAAACGATGGTAAAGGATCCTACAATCAAGCCTAAACCCTGACCAATGGCATTGATCAATGGTGTCGTTGGGACTTCAACTGGTATCCCCATAGGAACTGGTGATCCCATTGTATCGTTGTTTCTGATACTTTGGATAAATGAAAAACATTTTTTTTTTTGATGGTGCAAAAAATAAAAGCGCGAAAATGAACTCGCCCCATTGTCAATCATTAGAGGAGATGCGAATGTTGCGCTCTCCTTGTGCAACTTGTCCGGTACAGTGTGCTCCTACAACGACCATCACGAGCACCACCACAGTCACAACAACAATTGTCGATCCTTGCAATGGATGCATTTTTTCCCCACAAAAATGCGCCGACGGACGTCCACTTTCTATGTGGTGTGCTTACTGTCTTCGTCAACGTTTGTATCCCGAGTATGCAAGAGAAGCAATGTGCCCACGCGTACAACAGCCGTCTTTGTGCGTTCGTGCATCATCACTACCACCACAATGCGCATTTAACGATGAGTACGGCGCCAGAGATGTTCTTCTTCAGTCTCTGTGATGACGAAGGAATACACGCTAACCTGCTCAGTTTGACCGTGGCGGACACAACGTGCGATTGCCTGCTCTTCCAAACGTTCCACCTGCCGTCGGTCACCGACGATGGCGTGAGCAAACACGATTTGTCGCACGTGGGGAAGGTGCAACCCCGAAAAAGACTCTTCCAAACAGAGCAGCAGAACACCGGCGGAGAGAAATTCGTTGAGTGTTGCCATGCGTTGCGCTGTGTTGCCATCGAGAAGAAGCACGCGACTTCCGAGCGACAACAAGAAAGACCGAGTCGAACGAACCATACTCTTCCACTGAACAAAAAGTATAACCGGTTCCTGAAGCGCAACTATGAGCTGACCGATCTCCGTGAGTTTTGAGTGCACACCGTTCATGTTAGGTACATTTACAATAAGATCGTCCGACAAGGTAGCCTTACAGTGTGGACACACCAAGTGTCTCACCACGCATTTTTTGCAAAACATGTGCGAACAACAAGTCACCAAAGAGTCGCACTTGTGGGTTTCACAGAGCTCACAGACGATTGCGCTCGATGTCGCAATGTGCGTCAGACGTTCTTGCAACAGACGATCCGAGGTCTCCGCATTGTGCAGACGCCGTCGTTCCGCATCTCGGCATGTACGTGCGGTCTGAAGATCTTTTTCGTGCAAGTCACACGCTCTTCGAGCCTGTTCCACTCTATCGGTGTTGTCACCACCTGTCAACCGTTCGAGCTCATTCTCAAGCTCATGCGCCACGTGCTCCATAATTCGAACGGAACGTTCGTACCCTTCAAGCTTTGCTTGAAGACTCGCACGTCGCAACACATCGACTTCCTCTACTTTCGCACCCACTGTGCAACGGCGCACAATGTCCGCCACATTGGCAGTTTCTCCAAGCTTGAGAATGAACCGTTCCTCCGCCGACAAATGAACGAGCTTTAATGAGATAACGGGACTGGGCACCACGCTCGTCGACGGAGAGTGACGATGCACACCGTGCTGGATGATCTGTGCGAGTAAGTTTGGATGGTGTGCCTTCTCACGCGCGAGGAGAAGATAAAGATGTTGTGCACGCTCTGTCTCAAGACTCGGGGTCGCAGTCAAACCCCATACACAGTCCCATGTGAACATTTTGAGATGTCTCAAATCTCTGGGACTCTCGAACAATTCATGTAGCTCGTCAACGACAACCCTTTTCCAATGTACCGCTTCCAGAACCGGTTCAATGTGGTTTGGTGTTCGAGCCCACGACGACAACACCGGTCGCGTGCGATGTTTTCCTTGTAGCGCTGTCTCAACCACCTCAGCATACGCTTTGGACGCTCTCAAAAAGTGAAAAGTCGTTACGATTAGGTCGGCCTCACAAATTTGTTGCATCGTAAGGTGACGTATTTCTTTGCCAACCAGGAAATGAACGGTCAGGCCAGCTGGATGCACAAACTTTTTCAATTCTGTCTGCCATTGTGAAATCAAGTTGAGGGGGACGATGACGAGGGTCGCGTTCGTCCAGTATGGGCGTGTCGGCTTCGGTTGAAATGACGTTCGAGCGACCACGTTCAACATCGTTGCCGTCTTACCAGAACCAGTTCCGTCAGCACATATCCCTCCGTGCAGTTGAGCTTCTCGAAGAGACGGTGTTTGTGTAAAGCACTCGCCTTCAGTGTCGACGAACCATTGATCTGAAATTTTAAGGTTCCCGGCGTACGTAAAGGTAAGAGGCATTTTGGATTCGAGGGACAAGATCCAAGCGACAGTCTTTTGTTGATGTTGAAAAAGAGGATACTCAGGATTCCAAATCTGCAGTTCCTCAAGTTTCATGTGTGGGAAATCGTCTGTCTGATCATCGACTGTTGGAAAGTGAGCATCTCGCCAAACCTGACGTGCGAGGTTGATCACATGTTCTTCTGCTCGGAGAGCTCCACGCTGTAACACGTCGTCGACGTGTGATGTATCCACCATCAAATGAAATTGGACGCAGCGCAGGGATTCATTGTAGTCGCATTCGATACAGACCATGTCGCCCCCGTCACGTACGATTCCGCAAAGAGCTTCCGAGCAGTCCCGTGGGTCGACGGCAACACAGATCCCTGACGCAACGCACACTTCAAAGATGGTCACGTCCACGTGTGTTACTTTTCCTCGTGTGATGTGTGCAGCGTCGGATGGTTGATGTGCGAACGAAAACACTTCCGTCAACATAACTTCTTAATTCAATAAAAATGTAATAGTAAATGGTCTGTCTAAACACATTGAATTTTACACGCCTTACCATTACGCACCGAAGGACTACACTCAAGAGTCATCACCATTGCGCTTCGAAGATAAAGCCCTGAGAACATCTTGTGCCTTTTTCTTTTGAGTGAGAGGAAGGTTTTTGATCCAGGTGTGCAGCAAGCGGTATCTTCGGTCGCTATTCGTGTCAGCCAATGTACGACACACGCCGAGAACGAATTCGGTATCAATCTGAATATCCTTGGATACGAAGTTAAGTGCAACCTCTCCAGATTGCACAGCGGCGAAAACCACCCTCCTTATCCGCCTTCAGTTTTTCAGACGCATATTAGAGTGCGGACGCCTTCTGTTTCACAGCGGTGAGCACCACCTCCTCATTTGATAAATGTTGGATTGCAATCAAAGAAAAGCAAAATGTACTCCTTAAAGACTGTTTCGAAATTATTTTTTTGCTTACAAAAAATGAATTCTATATTCAAGAATAAGATATTAATTGGTATAACTCAACACGAGGCAAGTCGACTCAAGCGTCGCCCACTCTCACTTGATCCATCGGAGGCGATCGACTGCCTCTTCAAGCTCTCGAGTATCGTTTTACGAGCGATGCATACGATGGTAAGTATCAACATTACAATAGATTTGTGAATCATCTCCCTCATTCAAATTGCTTTCACGTGTGGGTTCAAAAGAAGGGGCAAAAAAAGAATAAGAAATGAAAATACTTGGGTGTGTACACATTTGGTTTATCCATAGATGTTGCACACACAACGATCAAGAAAGGGAAACTTCATCACACCAACAAAGTCCGTATTGGAACACGGGTTGTTTGATCTACTTTTTTGAGTTTTTACCCTTGCGACAAAAAGAGCGTTTTGAGCCTGAAGCCCACTTGCACGGAGATATACAGTCTGATCTCGAGTTTGCGGGGCATCCAGTTTTGCTCTTTCGTGGACGATTTATATAAACACCTTCATCGTTTTTCTTTCTGTTATACTTTGTGCGACAGTAGGAGTGTTTTGAGCCTGAAGCCCACTTGCACGGAGATATACAGTCTGATCTCGAGTTTGCGGGGCATCCAGTCTTCTTCCTCGTCTTTTGCTTAGGCTTAGCAGACTTTTTTGCTCGTGCTTCTGCTAGACGCTTTAACAAGCTTGTTTTAAACTTTTTGCTCTTGAAGGATTTTTGTAGACGTGCTGCAGCGGCATTCAGAGTCTTTGCACGCCCCGGTCCATCTTCGTAACATTCTTGAACACATGGTTGTTTGTTTTTGTATGGACCAATATTGGAACGTGAGCAACTATTTACACGATCGAATGTTGCAGCAGTATTTCGGTTGTAAGGACGTGTACAGGAATATGGCATTTTTGTGTTTATACCTGAATAATATTTTTTTTTAGGTTCGGCGACTTCACTTGTTTCACTCCGATACTTACACTTGAGTCTCTAGATGAAGCAGATTTCACAACAACCATATCGTCATGTGATGGATCGTCTTCAAAGCTTGGAGAAAAGTCGTGACGACTTACAACAGATTCCGACGTGTCATGTGTTTTCACTGGAGTTGGAGAAGGAACCCATGCTTTGGATACTACAGATGGGGTTTTAACTGGTGAGGGTGGATTACGTGGTGTTGGGGGAGCACTTTGAGGCACGAACACTTCTTCCTCATTCTGTTGAACGCTCCCAACTTGAGATATGGAATCATCGGGACGGATTTCTTCTATTTCTGGAATAGGTGCTTGATGTGTTGAAGTACCACGATGTACAGAAGATGTAGTCGAACGTGCAACGGATCCAACTTCTGATGCTAGTTCTATACGAACATTCTCGTTTGTGACTCCTTGTCATCCTTCAGTTCTTTAGACGCATAGTTGAGTGTATCTGCATTCTGTTGCAGAGCAATGAGTACCATGTTTTTGTCCGCCTTCAGTTTGTCAGACGCATATTGACTTGTCTGTCATGTGTCGTGGAGGAGTGCTTGTCTTTGTTTTAGTTTGGTACACAAGCGAGTACTTTCGTACCAAAGCGACTACTTTCGTACCAAAGCGACTACTTTCGTACTAAAGCGACTACTTTCGTACTAAAGCGACTACTTTCGTACCAAACCAAAAAAGCGCGCTCTTACCAAACACACGTTCACCGTTGCAATGGCATGCAGCGATGAGACAAACGAGGCTCTCCGGAAGGTGCAAGAAGATGGACTTGAGCTAGAGTTTGTTTCTTCGGACGTGCGTTCGGACAAGAATGCGGTACTTGCAGCTGTGCGACAAAATGGGCGCGCCATTGTCCACGCATCGGAGGAGCTTCAGTGCGACAAGGAGGTGTTACTTGCTGCCGTTCAGCAGAATGATTTTGCAATGTCCCTCCTCTCTTCGAAGCTGCGTGCCGATTTCAATTTTGTGCATGACGCGGTGCAATTGAGTCCTTGGTCAATCAAATACGTTTCTCCTGAACTTCGTTTGAACAAAGAAATTGTGCTCGCCGCCGTGCGCAATAAGGGGTGCATTATCAAAGTAGTTCCAGCAGAGATTCGTTCGGACAGAGAGGTGGTGAAAGAGGCTGTTCAACAACACGGATGGGCTATAGCGTACGTTCCCAGCTATTATTGGTCAGACAAGGAGATAATGCTTGCGGCGGTAAGACAAAGCTGTGGAGTACTCACAGTGTTTGCGTCTGAGGAATTGAAGTCGGACAAGATGTTGGTCCTCGCCGCCGTGCAATCAAACGGACTCGAACTTAGTCAAGTGTCGGATGCTTTGCGGCAAGACAGAGACATCGTACTTGCTGCAGTGCGACAACATGGTCTTGCTCTCCGATATGCTCCTTCTAAATTTTATTCAGACAAGGAGGTGGTTTTAACCGCTGTACAGTGTAATCCGGAGATGCTCGAATTTGCGTCTCCGGACCTTTTGATGGACAGAGATGTGATACTTGCTGCAGTATCAGGAAATGGAATGATGATTAAGCTTGCGTCTTTCGAGGTGCAAGCAGACAAAGAGGTAGTGCTTGCCGCAGTGCAGTCGTGTGATGAGGCCTTGAAACATGCGTCTTTTGATCTTCGGTCGGACAAAGAAGTGGTGGTGTCCGCACTTCGTCAAAACATGGACGACAAAGTCCTCAACAATGTCCCACACGTTCTTTTGCGCAACCCAGAGTTTGTCTTTGATGTATGCAAGATCTTTAAAGGTCGTTCCTTGTACGACTACCCACGTGTGGAGACATGTATCAATTTGCTGAGTGATTTCGCAAATTCTCTTGCGCGTTCTTTCTTTGCCAATGAGGAGTCAGTGGCCGAACTTATGGTAAAGGAAACGTCTCGGCATAGTTTAGTTGTGGATGCTTTGTCTCTTATGGCACGCACTAGTTCAGATCCTGCGGTGCTCGACCAAATTGATACCTTTGTCGGTGCCCTCTCTGGTCCATCCACACTGCTCGGAAAGCGCGACCGTTTTGATTTTGAGGCCGATTTCAACTAAAGGGCTACCTTTCTTATGCTGCATGATTGGAAGCAAGATATCCCACTGCGTAAGCTGTGATGCCAGCACATGCACCCAACAAGGTCGTTCGTAGTAGTCCCTTTAAGATAGGTTCTCGTGTCAATTGCGTCTGACCCGCGCCCAAAATCATGAGTTCCACGAGTGCAATACACGCACATGCGAGTAGTTTTTGTTTGGCGACTAAGAACACTAACAAAGGAATACCACCGAAAATCACGAATGACGAAAAACAGACCACCCCGAGCCAAAACGGGTCTCCGACGCGACTAGTGATTGCACGTTCGGAGGACGAGCTCAGATACTCTGAGATACCCATGGACAATCCATCTGCTACAACGGACGAAAACCCAACAACAACTACTGTTGATGTGGCTTCCTTCATGAGACTCGCTGCAGCTGCGACTGCGAAACTCGTGATCACACCATCAACACCACCCAAGACAAACGCCTTCAAGTAAGACATGTTTTTATGGAGCAAACGATAAAAAAATATATATATATTACAAACCAACCACAAAATGAGGTTGTCAGATAAAGATGAAACACGGATAAATCACAAAATAGAAGATGAACTGGTGAGAGATCTAGCAGAATACATAAACCTTCTTCAAAATGACGAGAATGGCTTCAAAACACGTGACCCAGAACTACTTAGCATCGCATACAATATTGTTAGGTCCAACGACGACTTTTTATTAGAACGCAAATACGAAAGAGACAAAAGGTGGAAACAACACAAAAACACACGCGGCTCTGTTGCTGAAGTTCAACGGATCCTAACAAATAGAGGAAAAGGGTTATTCCGTCTCGAAAGACTGCTTGCAGAACAGCATAACCGTATTGGTCCGTTTTACATAACAGATTCTGTACATGATGATAAAAATATTGGGTTAGGCATTTTTTCTATGATTCCTATTAAGAGAGGACAGTGTCTTTTTCAATTTACGGGTAGAATAAGTAGATCAACGCAAAAATATTTAAGCACAAATGACGGACGACAAGATTACAGTATACAAGTCAAATATAATGGATATGATTATGTAATCAACCCACTACGCGAAAATGACACTGAGATGAATCCACTCCACTATGCCGGGTACATCAACGAACCGTCTGCTCCTAATTGGTTTAATGCAAAAAAAGGCAAGAATGAAGTATGGGCCAAGTACAAAGGGGAGCAAGTACTTGTCAAAAACGTGAACCAAATAAAACCAAAAATCGAAATTATGTTTCAAGATGGATCTGAAGCACAAATATCTGTAGATGAAGCTGCATACAACATTGATGACATACAGCCCGATTTCAAAAAAAGAAGGGCAAACGTGATGTGGTACGATTTTCCGGTACCAGTCACAGATCTTTATGAACCGTACGGACGTTATCATGACTTATATGTATATGCTCGAACAAACACAGACATATGTAACGTACGGTGTACTCAAGAAAAAATAAAAGATGTATTTCAACCGTCCTCTATCAAGGATCAAGACGTTGTTTGGAACCAATTAAACTCTTTACCAAAAGTGGGCCAGCTCATTATTTTGAGAGACGACGTATTCGAAGGTTTGGAGCGATGTGGTCTTGTTCTCACGGTCAAGAAAACATTTATCATTGTCCGTTACACCGTCTTCGTGAATGTTTCATGGAGATTACCACCCAGCATTTTTGTTGCAAAATACTCATTGTGTGACAACTGCAAACAAAATGACAACCTATCGTGTCTAAAATGCAAAATCGTTCCTTTCCCCATGATTTATGCGTGCTCAGACATAAAAACAGAAGATGAGCTTCTTTGTCTTTACGAATGTAGGACATGGACTCGCGGTCTGCCATGCAAATTGCTTTCAAGAGACTGCATACGTCCCAGATGGAGCAGCATAAATGACATGCAACCGCGTTGACAGCACACACTGAGAGAATCTGTAAAATAAGACAACAAATGGAGGTGATCGATCTCTTTTGTGGCGCAGGTGGGTTTTCCTTAGGTGCGACTCTCGCCGGGGCGACAATTGTCTTGAGTGTGGAAGCAGATCCAAAAATTGCCGAGGTGTACCGTCGCAACTTTGATCATGACACAATTGTGGAAACCTTGAGCGACGCAGACGTGGACCGCTATGTCGACATCGTGCGCCGTCATCCGGACGCACATCTCCACGGTTCTCCTCCTTGCCAAAAGTTATCGCAAGCCAACAAGACCACACGCGACGTCACCCAAGGTTTGCATCTTGTTCGCTTCTTCCTCGACGTCGTAAACAAGGCCCAACCGAAGACCTGGTCCATGGAAGAAGTAAACGATCCGTCGCTGCGAGCCTACCTCTCCGAGTGCGGTGTTCCATTCGTTGTTGTCAACACGGTCGATTTTGGAGTTCCCCAAAAACGAAAGCGTGTCATTGCCGGAAGTGAGGTCATTGTTCAAGGACTTGCGAGCCGGTCCGGTACGGGTCCGTCAGTGGTACCAAAAGACGTTTTGCCAAACTTGTCACCTCCGGAACGTTACAAGCTTGTGAACGGGACAGACAACGTTCCTGTACGGGAGAAAAGAAATGGCCATCTTGTGACGATTGGTCACCGCCCGAAAGACCACGACGAAGGCGCACGTGATCTGACCATTCCCGCACATACCGTGTGGAGAAAACCAGGCAAAGTGTATGATACGCACACGAAGCGGATCATTCGTTTGCTCACCTCTCGAGAGTGTGCGTCTCTGCAGGGATTCCCGTCTGAATTTGTTCTGGACGGAAGCAGCCAGACACGCTCCTACCAGGTAATCGGAAACGCGGTACCACCCCCTCTCGCAAAGGAAGTGATCCAACTGGCAATGGAATGTCATGCTACAAAAACAACGTAGCGAAATGTGCCTTAATTTTTTTTCTTTTCGTCAGGTATAAACTAAAACATGTCATTTTCTGGTACACTAAATCGTGAGCTTGGGAACTTTATATCATTGTCAAATTATCCAGACGCTTTGCGTTATGCATTAGGAATCGCAGTTTTCGCCATTATCGATTATTCTCTTCGTTTAATGGAAGTTGATGAGCTTTGGTGTAACTTTGTGCGCACACTTTTATACTTTATAGGTTTATTTTTAATAATTCAGAATAAATTGACAACAGCCTCGACTCCATATCGCCTTCTATCCATTATTGGATTGATGGTAGTTCTTTGTGCTTTTTTGTCTTTTATATCTGAAATGGAGTTATATATGAACATGGTGTTTATTATTAAATTTGTAGCATTGATTATCATGTTCTTTTCCAAAGTCGTGAAATGAGTTCTCAGTTGTGTTTCGCATGTTTGTAATGTGATGCACAAAGAACTATGTAGCATCGTTGGGAGTACGGGTTTGCCAAAATCAGATGTGAAGACGGATTTTCACAGAGAGAACATATCCTTTTGAATCCCGCATTGATCTCTAAGTGTGTATACACAAGTTGTTGCCTATTAACATTTTTAACAACGTCGACGCTTGTCGTTTCGAGGATTTGACTTTCTTCCTCTTCATCGTCGGGCTCGTGTACCAACCAACTGGTGCATGCGTCAATAAAATTGCCTCGTTCCAATGGAGTCTGTGGTGTGGACCACTCTCGCCACGTCGGGGTGTCTATCTTGTTCTTCAAAGGCATCAATACGATGCTGTCAAGTCGTTGTCCAAGATTCTGACAAGAATGTCTTCAGCATGATCACCTCGCATGTCACATATTTTGATCATGAGACCTCCGCACGTGTAGATGAGATGATCATTTCGTGTAACTAGTAAAACACTTTTCATCAACATACCATCTGGTGCCTCTTCTGCGACAAATTTAGAGTACTCGACGGATAGCTTCATTGATGGAGTCACAAACTCGGCGATGTCTGGAACGTCAACGAACCCCCCACACTCAGTCGGTATCCGCTTCATTGTTGCGTCTCGTAGTTGTTGTTTGCTTTTTTACTCTGATCAGATTTCATTTTCTTTTTTTTTGTGACACAGATGAAAACGTCACAAAAGTGTGACCTTTGCAGTGCGTTATTCAAGTCGAACAAAAATCTTAGAGATCACAAAGCGTATGTTCACAATGTGGACGTCACATGGCACATATGTAACCTTTGCAGTGCGTCATTCAAAACGGCCAGAGATCTCAAAAGACACAAAGCGTATGTTCACAATGTGGACGTCACATGGCACAAATGTGACCTTTGCAGTGCGTCATTCAAAACGACCAGAGATCTCAAACAACACAAAGCATTTGCTCATGATGTGGATGTCACATGGCACAAATGTGACCTTTGCAGTGCGTCATTCAAAACGGCCAGAGATCTCAAAAGACACAAAACGTATGTTCACGATCTAGATGTCACTTGGTTGAAGTGCGTGCTATGTGATACGATGTTCAAGAAAAACCGAGACTTGACGAGACACATGCAAGCAAGACATGTCACGGAGTTTGTTGCACGACAAAAAAAGCAAGAAAATTGTGTGGCGGAACTCTTGGTCAGTCAAGGATGGACGCAAATTTTTTCAAGTGACACGTTGCCATCCATTGGTCATTTCAAGCGAGAACATAGAATTGATTTCGAATGCGCTCAAGCGTCTGTCGACCGAAAATACTGTCGCGTGGATTTCGTACTCGGCTATCAAAATGGGTACGTCTTTCTGGAAGTAGATGAGAATCAACATCGTTTTGGATACAATCACGGAGACAACAAAGCAATATCATGCGACTCAAAGCGAATGGCAAACGTACACACATCGATTACTATGGAATGCAGTTCACAAGATATCAATGTACCATACGTGTACTGGTTGCGATACAACCCAGATGCGTGGCATATTGATGAGACGCTGGTCCATCAACAAAGAGCAGATCGTGAGTTGTTTCTTCTGTCGTTCTTGTCAAACCTTGAATTAACACGAGATGTAGAGATAGGCTATTTATTTTACGACTACAGCACCCAAATGGGATTGGACGTTCTTCTTGCCGAGGAGTTTCCAGATGCGCTTCGCGATGTTGTCATGAATCTTGCAGACTAAACTAAAAGCAAAAGACATACCAAACTAAAGACCAAACTGAAGACCAAACTGAAGACCAAACTAAAGACCAAACTAAAGACCAAACTAAAGACCAAACTAAAGACCAAACTAAAGATTAAACTAAAGACCACACTAAAGACCAAACTAAAAGGACATCACACATGAACCGTCAGAGCATTGTCGCCATTGAAGCACGCAAGTCTGCGTCTCGTATTCGTCAAACCGAACGACAAAAGGCTGAGCGTATTTTGAAAACAGAGTCCAAGTACAGAGTCACGCGTAAGCAGAAGAATGACTACTGGGACAAGTATAAGCAATTTGAGCAAGAACATCCATATGAGCATAAACCATGCCGTATATCGGGATGCGAAGGGGTGGCGCTCAATTTGTTCGACCTCCACACCGATGTGGCAAGCATCATCCTGAAGTATTGTATGGTGACGGGTGACACAAATAACGATATGCACGCTTTGTGCAAGAATTGCTTTCCCAGCTTCGTATCCTGTCCTTCCGGCAAGTTTCTGCGTGAGACGGAAGATTATCAAAAATAAATTACTGGTTTGTCATCGATGTAGGACTTCTCAGTCGCACATTTGTATTCGATGCACAGAGTATTTGTTTGACAGTGTGTCAGATTGATTTTTTTTCTTCACGCATGTGTGTAATCTTGATGCGACCCACAGAATTGGTCTCAACTATAGCCTACTATCGTGCAAACAAAGAAAAATGTGAATTGGAGTTGCGTCTAGGTTCGTATGACAAATCTAAATTTCATCCTGGTGTTTTAAAAGAAGTGTTTGAACAACTTGAACGAGACTTCTTAGACGCACCGACATTAGTGACGAACAATAAGTGGACAGAACTGGTTGACTACTATTACTTGAATCAAAGAGACGATCCCTCACGAACACGCGTGGCTTACGACACGGAAAACATGACGCTCAAGACAACGCACGTCACGAAGCAGACTCGTGAGAACTACATTTTTTGTCGAACGGACGAAGGAGACGACGACGCATGTAGGCTAAGTTGCGCCACAGAGGAACCTCTTGTGAATCCTCCCGGAACGTGTATTCCGACGCTTGTACGGATCAAACAACTCAAAGTGTTCCAAGACATTCGACAAAACAGCGTGATATGGTCTTACGAGCTGTCAAAGACGTGGTCATCGAACAACAGAAGCAGTGTGGAGCATTTGCAGCACATGATGGAACCACGCTATGAGGTTGAGGTAGAGCTGATTGACGAACATGGAACGTACATGCAGGGTCTCACAGATCAAGAGGTCGCTGACTCTTTGTTGATGAAAGCAACGATGCTGCTCGGAGAGACCCCGGACAAATGTCTCACATTAGAAAAGTTAGACTCCCACAAAAAAAAAGTGAAGCGCAAACGCTTGTCATCGACATAAAAAACTCAGTTTTCGTTCGATTCGATGAGCAACACGTCTGGATGTGTTTGCACTCCTTGCATTGCAGAATTGATGTTGAATTGCTTCATTCGAGCTCTGCAGACTTCTTCTTGTGTGTAAGCGTATTGCTTCGACAACTTCCAAAACACAGGTTTGCACATCCGAAACGGCGGTATCGTTGTGGAAGCTTTGTACCACATCACTGAGTCGATTGGAGAGTTGCCGGATTTCGTACCGTCCAATACCAGAGTCTTAAAGTCTTGTGTACACGCCGTCATTACCTTGTCGAACTCGTCAAATTTGGAGAATTGGCCGAAAAAGTTTTTGTGCATCTTGATGCGATTCGTTAGGATGTTCTCACGCATCGAAAAAATGTAGTCTATGTTCGTACGTAGTGAAATTTCAATTTCCATCAGGTACTGCGCAGCGCAGATGAGTGAGATGTTGTCGTGTCGTCCGTTAAAAAAGATAGATCTCATGCACGTAGACTTGAGAACTCCTTTTTGATACATGCAATCGTCCAGAATGATGAGAACCTGTCGTTTCTTCCCGCGGTTCACGAGCTCTCTTTGAATGGTCACGAGTCGTTCCAGTTTGTCTTGAGAGAAGTGATCAAATATGCAACATCCCGGCAAAAACTCTCTGAACATGCGTAACGTATCTTCTGTAGGAGCCATCGCAAGACAGTAGTCCGGTTTAGGCATGTTAAATAACAAGTCTCGCATTAAAACACTCTTCCCTGTGTTTCGCTTTCCTATTATGAAAAGGATGCGTGACGCTTGAATTGTACTCGGATCGAACCTTTTGACGCGTATGGATGTCATTTTAAATACACGCTCGAAAAAAGCGTATCAGTATCTGATACGTGTTTCAGTTGTAGTTGATGTTGCGGTTAAGCGTGAGCAAGTCGATTTTGCCCTCTTTTTCAAGAGTGGATACACAAGTGGAAACAGATTTTTTTCGAAAAAAGTTTTTGAAGTTGTGGGGTTTGAGAGTCACAAGCGGATTTCCAGGGTGCAATCCTAAGAGTATCGGGCGTCACGATCTCAACCGGCTGCGCTCTGAGAACTACTTTGTCTCACTTAAGTCTGATGGTGTGCGCTATGCACTTTTTTTGACGACACGATCTTGCGAGGGTGGACCAGTCGCTCTCATGATAGATCGTACGTGGACCATGTACGAGGTCGAGGTTGTCGCACCAGAAGAGTACTTTGAAAAAGGCACGATTTTCGAGGGTGAACTTGTGTGGAAACAGCCAACCGAATGCAACCTCATCTACTTGGTCTTCGACACCTTAGTTATAAAAGGCACGAGGGTCTCACACTGTCCTTTTAAAGAACGTCTCGACTTGGCAACACGTGCCACTCGTCTGTCTCAAGAGCTTGCGACTGAGTCTTCAACAGAAGTTCTTGAAAAAAGCGTGCTTGAGACGGATTCGGTAGTCATGACACACTTTCGACCAAATGTCACGATGCGTCCAAAGTCATTTGTGGATCTTGTTCACGCACGTCGCCTGTGGAACGAACGTATTGACGTCGATCACCGAGTCGACGGTCTCATTATGAACGTGGCCAACTGTAAGTATGTCGTTGGCACCGCTTCGAATGGCGAAATCCTAAAATGGAAACCTCAACCCACCGTCGATCTCAAGGTCGAGGGCGACGCCGTTTCTTTTTTGGAGGGACCGCTTTCGAGTAAGATTCATGGAAAATCCGTTAAGATACTCACATCGCGCGTTCAAACAACGTCTACGACTAATGTATTCGAGTTTTTGATACGATTGCGTGATGACGTCGTAGAGTTTTTCCCGCTTCGTTTGCGTTCAGACAAAACTCATGCAAACAGCGAGCGAGTCGTGTTGGCAACCGTACAGGACGTAATCGACGACGTGAAAATCGAAGAGGTTGGATCGTCAGTTTGATGTGACGCAGCATATCATGTGTAGCAATGTGCATTCGACAGAATGCTCTGCGACTTCTTTGTAGTGTGAAAGACGACATTTATTTGTGTCGAGATATTGAGGCGCATTGTCATTCTGTGTCGTCCACGATTCGAGAATATCAAAGTCACGTTGTTCGATCCGCATTCAACTTGCGAGAGAACAATCAATTGGGGGTGGAAGTTGTGTATGAACCGGACAGTCGTCTTGCGGAAGGTTTGATTGTCGGACACATCGAGCACGAACGGAAGGCACGACTGATGCGCTTCGAACAAATGTTGCAAGAGAAGTATGAAGCTTTGGATGACGAACAATTTCAAGCCATCGTTCGGTGTCGACGATGTGGAAGCAAAGAAGTGTCGTGGGAAGAGAAGCAGACGCGAAGTGCCGACGAAGGAGCTACAGTCTTCTGCGTATGCACCATCTGTAAAAATCGTTGGGTTTTGCGTTGATCATTTTTTATGTTCATGCTTAAAACATCAAATAAAATGTTACGGCAGTGCTCCGCGGTTACATGTTTATTGCTCGTATTATCGATCATTTCAAAACTTACGGTGGACACCGGTGATTTGAGGCACGTTAATGTAGTCAAGCAGTTGATTGAAAAAGCGTTGTACTGGTACGACGTCGCGTTGAACGATACCGAGCCACTCAACGTCTATCATCATTTTGTCATGTGCCTTGCTACTCTGCATTCCACAAGAGAAGTCATGTCCGATCCGGAGGTAATGCGCACAACAGGAGTAAACATATCGACGTTCATACGACGAGTTGAAAAAAAGATCCACACGGTGCGTCAGAATGAACTGGAACGTGCTCAAAGACACGAGCGTACTAAACAAAAGAATAAAACGTGATGTCCATTGTCTCTCGTGTTCGTAAGACGGCGAGTGTGTCTCCTTTAAAGAAAAACGAAGAGCCTATCATCGTCTTTGAAAGCGTGCGAGACCTTCTCGAGAACCATCCCATCGTGCACGCCCTCAATGTAGATGTCCAAGAAGTTCATAGCGCACTGCTTGAATATCACAAGAGAATGTGTACTAATCCGAAGGACAAGGTGGACACAAGTTTGACAAAAAAGCCGAACTGTCAAGAATGTGGAAAGGGCTACCTTCTTCTTGATCACGTAGATGGTTGTGAACTTTGCGACTACTGTGGTTTGGTGTCGTCCATGAATCTCAATTTTATTCCAGACTACGACAATGCGAAGAACGACCGATTACATAAGCAAGGAGACGTTGTCGGAGTGTCACCATGGATGCTTTTCAAGGAAAACGATTACAACGACGACGTTTTTATCATGAAGCGTGAGCTTGAGCATTGGAATCACTACTCCAATCTTTCGGACGACGAACTGGAGTTAGTTGCGTGCAATTTGAAGGACTGGTGCAACATGAGCATAGTACACTCACAAAATGCAAAGATGGCCGCAGTCTTGCTTTACAACACAGTCAAGGACAAAGTTCCCGAATCGACGACAGTTCGATCGCACGTGCGGCATGCATCTTATCGGCATGTGCTTGGTAAACGTGCGAACCTTGAAATTGTCGAAACTGCTGTGAAACCCCAGTTTTTTTGCGCAACATGCAATGCGGGTTTGTACGACAAAAAATCAGCCGTTTGGCATTGTCGAAAGACCCTGGGACGTCGAAACAAACAAGCACGACGACAGTAATAATATTTGATTCTTTTACAGTTGAGACTGGCGTTATGAACGATTGATGAAAATAGCAGCAAGATACCACCGTGGATTTTGTTCAATAGCACGCCAATCTACTTTTGTGTGACATTCCAGTATTTTATACATTAAAAGTGTTCCAGCAATATCTTCATCTATGGGAGTTATTACAGATCGTAAACATGTATCGTCTTTTGTTCTGTACACTTGTGATAGCGCTCGTAGTTTGTTATCATGATAGATTCCAAAACACATTTTTGTGTGATTTGTAGCTAAATACCAACCTATCATTTCAAAACTGCTCTTGTAATCTACAGATGATGAATCGTAATTTTGTCTCCACAGTGATAACGTGGATTTCATAGTATCGAAACGTACAGGGCGAACATACAACTGAGGAACGAGTAAACTGAGTGCGAATAAAATTGTCGATGTCATTTACTCAAAATAAATATTTTTTCAGAGGACTTTCAGTCATTTTGTAAGAAAAGGCGAAAAAAAATATATAATACATCACGTCTAGTCATTATCGTTTCCGTCGACACGAAAGCTTTTTCTCTTCTTCGTCGTCGTCTTCGTCGTCTTCGTCATCGTCTTCGTCATCGTCTTCGTCATCGTCTTCGTCATCGTTATCGTTTTTTTCTTTTTCGTTGGAAGTGTTGCTTTCTGTTTCCGAATCACTATAGTCGGAATACGACGAGCTAGTTTCACTTTCTTCGAAAGCTTGAAAGTTTTCGCTCTCTTTTGCAGTCTTGATACGCAAAGCGGAAACTGTGTCGTACAAAGATGTCACGTCTACCGGACTACCAAGCAGAAACGACGACCAAAGTTTTTGCATTTCAGTTGCATTTGACATGCAGTCATACTGAGCAATCATTTCGACCAACATGCCGAGACAATCGGCATGACGTTCCGCAGCAGCACGTGTCTTACTCGCTTCGATTTCTCGATCTCTACGGGAGATGATACGTGCGTGATCGCCTTGAGACATCAGCAAAAGCGTAAGCACGTCGTCACACAGTTCAAGAATTTTATTGCTGCGCTCGAGCTCGCGAAGTTTTGACTGAAAAGGATGATCCATCTTGAAACACCTCTTTCACAAATTTCCTTCTTACCCTACATACGCACTGAATTGTCAAAACTCAAAACGCACAGCTATGTTCATGCACTGCAACTCCTGCAAAAGAAGACGGAACGCAAAGGGTGACTGCATGTCTTTCACATGCGTTCCCACTCCGCAATTTTTGCAAAAAGCTTTTTTGTTGCGCACGTGAGTCCCCATAGCGGTGGGTTGAGCAAGAAGTCCGCATTTTCCGCAGAGTGTAAGCGACGACGGATCCGAGTTGTCCAAAAGACGATCTTTCAAAAACTCTGCAGCACCATGTGAGATGACACAATCACGTTCCATTTCGCCAAAACGAAGACCGCCGTCTCGAGCGCGACCTTCTGTGGGTTGACGAGAGAGCATGTGCAGCGGTCCACGGGAACGCGCGTGGTCCTTGTCGGCAGCCATGTGACGTAGTCGCTGATAATAAGTTGGTCCCATGAACACAAGAGAATCGTACGCTTCTCCTGTGAAACCATTGTGCATCTTGACTCGTCCATACCGGTCGTACCCATTTTGTTCGAGCTGTTCGCAGAGGTACTCAAGTGAGGTGCCGCGAAACATGGTACCATCTCCTCGTGTTCCGGTTAGGACGCAAAGTATCGAGAGCAGGCACTCGTTGAGTTGACCAATCGTCATTCGGGAAGGAATGGCGTGTGGGTTGACAATGATGTCCGGAACGATTCCATCCTCGGTGTACGGCATGTCTTCTTGAGGCAGTGTGATTCCAATGACACCCTTTTGTCCCATGCGAGAACTTAGTTTGTCGCCTACGATGGGAGTTCGTGTTTGACGAATCTTGACTTTGACCATGCTCGTTCCGTCGAAGTTGGTGACTCGCAAAATGGTGTCAACGATTCCTTTGTCGTGTTTGAGGACGGTGCTTTTGTCCCGTTTCACAGCCCGACGGGATCCCTCGCCGAGTTCAGTAGTTGTGACTGTCTTCGATATGACGACGTCGTTAGGTGCGACTTTCTGTCCGAGAGCGACAATGCCATCGTTTTCAAGTAAGTCGTAGTTGGCGTCCCTTTTTCCTGCCACGTTTGCGAGTTTACCAATGTGTTCAAAGCGCTCGGCGTCAGTCCCTCCGTTTTGGCGTTCCTCGTCGCGATACGTCTGGAACTTGACACTGCGAAACATTCCGCGATCGAGTGCCGCTTGGTTGACAATCACGCTGTCTTCTTGGTTTTGACCGGTGTAACACATGATGACGACGATGGCGTTCACACCGGCTGGAGCTTCCGATACTCCTACGAGACTGTCTATGCGTGTCGTCACAATTGGGCGTTGTGGAGACACCATGGTATGTGCGATTGTGTCCATGCGCAGATGGTGATTCAAGGTGTACACACCGAGTGCCTGTTTCATCATCGCCGATTGGTATGTGTTTCGCGGCGACTGATTGAATTCCGGAAAGGGAATGCACGAGCCACACAAACCAGCTATCATGGATGGATCGATCTCACAGTGTGTGAATGCGTCCCAGCCTTCTGGGGGTTCCGTGGAGGGTGTCAGCGCTACCCGCAAGTTGGTCTCTTCTTGTTTGTCGATGTACTCGATCGCTCCGTGTTCCAGAAGGTGGTCGATGAGTGTGTAGTGGTCCAACGATTCCTGGACAAGTCGTGGCACCTCGTGGAGCATGTCGACTCGAAAGAGAGGACGAAGAAGGCAACCTGGATCGGTATCGATGACGACGAAACCGTCGATCTTAGCAACGGTCGTGTCAAAGGGTATCATGTTGTGACGTCGGAGTTGTCGCAGCTTCTTGAGCAATACATCGCATTTGTTGACATTGACAAGATACATGTACAGGCAGCCATTTACGAGAATGGGACATCCTCGACGACGATCTTCTGCAGATGTAGTAAGACAGCAGTGCATCTCTATGTCTCCCTCGTTGGCCAGACGGTCAAGTTGATCACAAATGGCATGTGAGAACGTGCCTACTCTTATGTGTGCCATCATCGCAAGGGACTTGGTCAAACCACACGCCGATCCCTCTGGCGTATCCATGGGACACACCAAACCCCATGCTGTTGAATGGAGCTGGCGTGGTTTTGGATTCTTTGTCTCCCGTGCGACCGGCGTAGATATCTTGCGAAGCAAAGACAGAGTAGTGGGAACAGTCATTCGTGCTAGCTGCTGCGCGACTCCGTGTTGTGCCGTGTTTCCCTTTGTCGAAAGAATACCCCAGTTTCCTGTTGCCAATGCATACCGAAACGCCTGTGTTAGTTTTTTGCCAGCCACTAAGTTTCCGACGTTGAGGAACGTTAATTTCTTCGTCTCAGCGGCACGAAACACATGCAGTCCAATCGACTTGTAAACACTCCGAAAGACTTGGCGGAAGAGAAGACCAAACTGAGTACCTGAGCAGTCGATTCGCTTGGCTGCAAAGTGGTCTCGATCGTCACACTGCAGTTTGCCTCGGTAAACAAGGACGAGTTTCCGGATCATCAAGCCGAGATAAAACGTTTTGGCTCGCAACACCTCTGGCGTTCGCGTCAATCCTTGATGTGGAAGAACTTCGCAATTGATGATGTGCTCAATATACTTTAGACGCTTTTCATGTGTCGTCTCTCGAGTACCCTCTTTTCCAATATGTTCGTACAGATCATCCAATGTCATGTCCGCAGTCCTGTCGTTGTCGAGAATGGAGCAAAGAAGACGATACTCGTGCGCTTCATCGTCACCAAAGATGCCTTCTACTACCTCGTGACGTGACGTCACCTCCATGAGTCGAAACAAGGCGAGTATTGGTATGTTCATGTTCACAAATGGGAGTGTGACGAGTATCTCCGGCGTGGCACCGCGTTTCGTATTTGTGATGTATATGTAGAGCGACGACGTAGAGCGAAGTTTCCTCTCGTGGCAACTTCGCACCTCGCACTGCAGTTGGAATCGAGAGGGCTGTTTGACCGGGAACACGTACGGAGTGTTTTGGTGCAGTTTTTCTTGCGCAATGACCACTTTTTCGCATCCGGACACAATGAAGTAGCCACCCTGGTCCAGACGGCATTCGTGAGTGTTTTCGGTGTACTGCGTGTGACACGCTCGGCAACCGAGCATGATAGGAATACGACAAAGACAGGTCTCTCGAAACACGCGTCGCTCCACCCTCTCTCCGTTTCTGAATATGTCGTGGACGACATCCACGAGCACCGCAGACGAGTACGTGAGATTTTTGAGTCGTGCGACTAATGGAGAAAGATCGCATTCATTCCCGTCCACTCTTGTCATGGTGGGGCGCAAAATGCTGAGATTGCAAAGGGACACAATGTGTTCCTCGTCTTCACCCTGTTTCACTTTTATCTCACTGGCTTCTTTGACAATTTGCGGCAGAAGAGTGTACAAAAAGTAGTTGAAACTTTCGATTTGATGCCTTACGAACCCATACTTTTCAAAGTACGTGTAAATAATGTACCACACTTCTGTTTCAGTTGGAAGTCGCCGCATACCTCAGGTCGTATTCGTATCCGAAACCAATTCTGACGTCGTCAAAGTGAGCAGCTCATGTATAAGAGACGCAGGAATCTTATAGCGAGACGCCTTTGACGAGCCAGAACCTGTTCCTTTTTGGGTCTTGCATCCACCCGTCGCACAAAAAAGGTGTTGATTACGGCTTGTGTCGAACGCGCCGCATTTTTTGTCACACAAACGAGGCACAAATGTGGAGAGATTGGTCCAAATGCGAGTCCTCTTGCGTGCGGAGTGGGAGTACATGCAGTAGTCTACGTCGTGATACGGACGGTCCGTCAAATAGTCCTTCATGCGCCCTGTTTGAGGATTCTCAATGAAGTAGTACGACGGTTTGAGGCGATCGATGATTTCCTGTGTCCTCCACAAAATTGGAAGGCCCTTCATGATGATGTCGTCCTCGATGGACTTGTGAGTGATGCCATATCGACCAATGTTGCTTCGACGTGCACAACTGAAGAACTGACACGGTGGGCTCGCCCAAATCACGTCGAAATATCCTTCTGCATAGTTTGAGTAGTCCCATTTCAGAATGTCAATGCATATGTCGGCGTTGATAAGGTCAAGCGTCGTCACTTCGTACTCAAGCGTGGTCGCTACCTGCGCCACGCTTCCTGTTCCGGTAAAGAGGTCGAGCAGACGCATCCTTGAACATGGTTGGTTGAAATACATTTTTCAAAATTGAGCGCACCAATCGTGTGTCAGTGTCTTACGCTGTGTGTACGTCGTGTCGTCTATGGAAGGATACAGTTCAGTTTGGCAATCTTGGGAATTTGTGCGGCGAACACATGCGTCCGAAGAAGAGACGACATGTTCAACAAGCAAGTCTTCTTCTTCATTGAAAGAGAATGGAACCATGCGACAAAATGTTCAACAAACACGCATCGCAAGAAGGCTGTCGATTCCTTGTCTCGCCTCGCTCATCAAATGTGATGTTGCGGTACTTGCCGCTTTCGAACGTGGCGATGACATCTTACCAGACGACGTGCAATCGCGTCTTGTCAAACAGCTCAACCTCTGATTCCATGCACATTGAAAAAAAAAATCAAAATTAATATTAATGCCTCGCTCAAGATCGTCGTCACCTTGTGTCGGTTACCAACCACAAAATTGTACAAAGCAAGGCAAATTTTTGAAATGTCAATACGCTATTGGACCCAAACGTCAATTCTGTAGAAAAATTAGTAAGAAACAATTGGAACACCGAAAAAGAAACATTTCCTTAAAGGTTGTCTCACAATTTCGTAAAAACGTACAAGCAAAGCACCTTGAAAGAAAGCTGAACAAGTTATCACAGAACCGATCAAAACGCATTATTTCAAATGTCATCTCACAACGACGTAAAAGTAAAGAAGCGAAAGCGAGACAGCAAGAAATTCAGAATCACAAATATGTATCAAAAAGGCGTCTCATTTGGCGTGAGGATGTGTTTTCAAAAACAGATCTGAACTCGCTTCTCCGAACAAAGTTGGATATAGGAAGGAAAAGACGAGGGCAAACATCTTTTAGTTTACTTGATATCTGCAATATAGCCGAAGAAGGAAGTCCTAAAGGTAATGCCTCTATTTTTATTGTTACCGAATCAGGTGGGGTGACACCAAGAGAAAGGAATACAAGATGGGATATTAAGCTCACTGACACATGGGCAGAAAAAATGCGAGAAACGAATAATGCAATGCGTACCGCACACGACGTAGCCACAAATGTGAGAACCATGGATACTAGATGCAAAAATGCCAAAATAGATTGGCATGTCACAATTGTGCATCCTGAAAGTCCTGATCAGGATGTACATATCGATGATATTGAACGACGAGGTTCAAGATGCTACTATACACTCATTGTTCCGCTAACCTCGGACTCACGTGCTGGTGGTACATATTTTCCTGATTTGAACCGCACTTTTACATATTACGGTGGGTACGTATTATTTGATGGTGCTATTGAACATTTCGGCATCGGAAACAAAAGCAACAAGGATCGAGTGTTCATATATGCTGCAATTTATACAGGTGCTGACAAAAATTAAACTATTTGTACTAAAACAAATGCCTCGCTCAAGATCGTCGTCACTGTCGGTTACCAACCACAAAATTGTACAAACGAAGACAGACTATTAAAATGTCAGTACGCCAATCATAAACCAGGTCCTATATACAATTTGATGTAAAAAAAATATAATACAGTGCTGTGGAGATGACTTCACTTTCCATCATTGTTCACTACTTGTGTTTCTTCTTTGTCTTGCTTTACTCCTTCTGTGTCGTCGTTTGTTTTTTCTTGACTCTTTTTCTCTTCTTCTTCCTGACTTTTTTTCCAATCTTTGTAGCTCTGCACCATTTCTGGATTGCGATCTGCCGCATCCATAATGCGTTGCAGTTCGTTGTTTCTATAGTGGTTCGATCCTTGTTGCTTTTTCTCGCCGTTTGGAAAGGTCCACTCACATGTCGACGTGACAAAAATGTCGTCCTCCACAATCTTACGTGATGCAACGTTTTGCACCCACCGGTCTGCTTCAAGGTTGTTCTCAAAGCACCCAAGAACTTTGAACAAACATTCTCCGTCGGCGTCGGTAACAACGCACAGTGCGACCACCGCTTGACCGCGAACTTCTCCTCCTGTTCGAAGGCGTTTTGGAGGGTGATAGACAAGGCGCTCCGCTTCCTCTAGTTCTTTCTTCCATTCGTGATCCTCGTCACAACGTGACGACGGTGGGCCAATGTCTACCTGATCATTGACGCGCCTATAGAATTTGTCTCGTGCCTCTTCTTGTTTCTGACGATGCACAGCGAGTTTTTGTTCGCACCGTTCACGATTGGCGTTGACGTCCTTCAACAAATGTTCCTCTTGTGGCATGAGGACCCATTCGCCTTGCTTCACGATCACAAGAGAGCACGTTTGATCCAAAACTCTTATTACTTGTGAGTGCTCAATCGCCTCGTCTCGACTCCCGAAAGCTCCATAAATACGAAGTGCGGGTCTCGTGGTGTCCTCAGGACGTGGAGCAAGAATTGAGGTTCCCATACTGACCAATACAAACTGTTGCTCCGTTCCGAGAAAGGGAACGCTGACGGAATCTGTCGAATGCGGAAAGTAAGAGGTGTGTGTGTCTGTATATGACTGTGCCACTCCAGAACGCCGAGAGATTTCTTCGAACGCCGGACGGAATGCGGCTTCGACACTGTTCGTTTTTGGCGGTTCCATTATTCCTTTTTTATAAAAGAGGGCAAAGTATTAGCTTCCGCTTGAACACACATAACTTCTCACTTTTTTTACCTCATTATCACAACAAACAAAAATATAAGACATGAGCATTGTGTACCGTTCCGCTGTTTGGTCACTTTCAGCACAACTCATTCTCGGAGCATTCACGACGGTAGGTTTATTTATTGTGGTGCCAAAAGAAAAAACACACAATGATTTGTTACCCATCTTTGCACTCGAGTTGTCGTCGCAAGTGGTCGAGTTTGCGTGGTACTGCGTGGTTGTGTGTAAGTATCGTGAGATAACAACATGGACAAGATACATCGACTGGTTTTTGAGCACTCCTGTAATGTTGCTGTCTGCAGTTCTGTTCTTTCTGCACAGGTCGGGTACGAGCTATGATGTCTTTTGGCATTCAGGTCGACTGTACGTGATTGTCATGTTCAACTGGCTCATGCTCTCCTTTGGGTTTGCGATGGAACTCAGTACGATTCCAAGGCTCGTCGGTCTCTCTTTCGGTATCGCTATGTTAATCGCAAGCTTCTCTGTCATGGCGTCTTTCCTACATGGTGACCAATTGAGCAATGGTCTCTTTGTATTTATGTTTTTGGTGTGGGTGCTTTATGGAGTGGCTGCAGCGTTTCCGTATACAGAAAAGAATGTTGCCTACAATGCACTCGACGTTGTGTCCAAAAATTTTTACGGCGTCTTTCTGACCGTGTATTCAATAGTTTTGTGAGACGGCTGCATTCGCACGTGCCTCGGAATCGTACAAAAATGAATCATTTGTGGTGGTCTTGATGTTTTGTTGCTGGTCTCCACCGGCTCTTCCAGCTACTAGAGGTTTTATACCCAACATATTCGAGTATGTCGTTTCTAGAGGCATTTGTGGAATTATATTCTTCATAGCGTGTGAAATTTGTGTCGGAGTCATCTTTGTCTTTGTCTGTGCTCCAGACTTTTGCATGCTCTCTTCTCCCTCCGCACTCAGTCCAAAAAGACCATCAAATGCCCCACCACTACTCTTCACTTCTTCCGTGGAAGCGGCACGTGCCGAAATTCCTTGAATTGATTCGTTTACTGTACCTACACGTGCGCTGCACTCCGTAGGATACATTTGAACAAATTGTTGACTCTTAGAGTGTGCTACATAAATTGCACCGGCTGTGGCGATACCTGCCAAAACACACGCTGCCTCGGTCGATTCAAACATGTTTGCAGAACAGTTTTTTAAAAAAGCAAGATAAAAAAAAACAAGCCCATCGTGACACATGACGTCTACATGGGCGTGTCGTCGTCGTCCAATTCGACCGCCCGAGTGTTCAACATTTCGTCATCGTCGTCCCGCACACGCTTGCGTGTAGTGAATTCGAAAGGTGTGTCTTTGTTACAAAACTCTGAAAAAAGAGGACGAGGAGCACCAGGCTTCACAACCATTTTCTCCGCCTGGATGGTCACACCGAAGCTTAAGCCACCTCCCATGAACCAAAGACCGTATGCTGTCAAAATCGGTGCCACGCTGGCCCCATACTGAGAAATATGCTCTAACGATCCTCCACGATGTTCGAGCGTCTTGTCGTCATGTAAAAGATGCAACTCTGTTGGCCAGTCTTTGCACTTCACTTTGAACTTGGTGCAAAAAAACTCGTCTTGGTCTTGTGCTTTGAAGACGAGAGGTCTGTATCGCTGACGAACGTCCGTTTCCGTCATGTTCTGCTTCTTGAAGAAATCCTTGCAATTCTTGAGAGCGTACGCCATCACGTGATCGTCCAGAGCTTGAAGAGCAGCGAGCGCTATCGGATCTTCAAGTTTCACAATGAGTCCACGGCGAGAGCCATCTTGGTCTTCACGCACGGTGTCCAGTTTGTACCGGCACGCAAATGGTTCTCGCGGATCCGCACAAAGGTTAAAGACGAGTTTGTTGCTCGTCTTCGTCGACGAGTTATCTTTGTACATTTCAACCTTCTGGCGAGAACCCTCCATCAAAAGAGGACTGAAATGCACTTTGGAAACATCGATCTCTGCAATGAAGGGATACGGCATGGTGCACTAGAGGGTTCCTCCAGACACGAAAATCTGACACGAGCCGTGTGTGTGGTGGGTGTGTGGAGAAGTTGTTTTGTTTTGTTTGGTCTGAAGTATTCTCTTTTGTTTAGTCTACGACAACGTAAAAAGTGTTCTCTCTTTTGTTTAGTCTACGACAACGTAAAAAGTGTTCTCTCTTTTGTTTAGTCTACGACAACGTAAAAAGTGTTCTCTCTTTTGTTTAGTCTACGACAACGTAAAAAGTGTTCTCTCTTTTGTTTAGTCTACGACAACGTAAAAAGTGTTCTCTCTTTTGTTTAGTCTACGACAACGTAAAAAGTGTTCTCTCTTTTGTTTAACCGTGACCTCGTAGGCAATACGTGAAGACCCCATTATGACCATAAATATCCTGAAAGAATCGATTGTTAGTGCCATCTAATGCATCGTACAAGTCATTCAATATGGCATTAGGGTCTGCTTTGCCTTTGGAATCGTTCAATAGTCCCTCTTTTTTGCCTTTGGACGCATGATAAAAACAATTGTATAAATGTGCTTGTTTGTCTAAAGGCAAAAAGCGCAACTGGGGCTTGCGCATTAAAACCCCAGCTGCAGAGTCCTCGAAATTTCCTCGTATGTTAGCCGAGCATGTTATTGATGAGTTTCTACTTTCTATTGTTTCACCAGGTAATAATTTTACATTTGCGTTAGTGAAACTAATATCCGCCGTATTTTCACACTTGCCGTTCCTGTACTCCGTGCCCATGCCACACACAGATGCGGGATCGATGTTGTCCATCGTGATGTCCAGTGTCGAGACACACTTGCCGTTCCTGTACTCCGTGTCCGTGCCACACACAGATGCGGGATCGATGTTGTCCATCGTGATGTCCAGTGTCGAGACACACTTGCCGTTCCTGTACTCCGTGTCCGTGCCACACACAGATGCGGGATCGATGTTGTCCATCGTGATGTCCAGTGTCGAGACACACTTGCCGTTCCTGTACTCCGTGTCCGTGCCACACACAGATGCAGGATCGATATTGTCCATCGTGATGTCCAGTGTCGAGACACACTTGCCTTTCTTGTACTCCGTGTCCGTGCCACACACTGTTGAAAATGGTTTCGTATCCACGCTCCACCAACCACACCGCGATATGTACTCGTCCGTCATTTGAGTATTTAGTTGACGTATTACAAAAAAAAAATTGAAAACGCCTTTGTTTCCACATTCCTAACTTTTTTTCTTGACACCACAGCAACGCAAACGATGTCGCCATCGAACGTATCACTTCTAGTCGTCGCTTTTGTCGTGCTCACATTTGTCCATAACGCACATCTTGCAGTCGTGCGAATAGAACAGGATGCATGATTTTTTTCGTTTCTGGTAGACTTGTACTTTTTCAAGCAAGCTCTTTCAATTATAATGAAAAAGGTCGTAGTTGTAATAAATCATTGGGGTGGAGTACCACGCACACTGCACGGAAATGTGGTCTTCATGCAATCGTCGTGGTGCAAAGAGGCTTACGACAATGTCTCACTGAGTTCAACTGATGGACTGCAAGAATACATTGCGTCTACGGCAGAAATATGGCGTGTTCTTAACAACGAGGGTGTTTACACCGTCGCGCTAGGCGCCACCGGGTACACCCAAGATTTACCATCCACCCACCACCAAAATACCATTCCAGATCCACGATTTCGACATGTAGAAACGCACAGTGTGTGGCAAACGTCGGTTCACGACGGGGCGTTCTTCCCCGGACCTGCGCTTTTGCATGACACGATTGTCCTACAAGAAGCCATTCAAGTGATGAAAGACTACGACAAGGAAACACCCATGGTGTTGTGTGTCAACCTGCTGTCGTGTCGTGATACCTTGCGAAGTCGTTTTGGCAACGTGCGCTCTGACGTCGATTGTTGCGTCGTGACACCAGTGACTTCTTTCGACACACGCCTGATTCCTCGATCGCTCAATGCATCTGTCGTGAGCATCAGCGCTCGATTCGCAGAGTCGAATGCTCGGCGCTATGGAGAAGAACCTACCAACCGGACACGTCCAGAAGAGTTTGTCGCACTGCTCAACAAGTCTTTGGAAGCTCTTCACTTGCTGCAGACACACATTGACATGTTTTTAGAAAGCGTCTTTGCACACGAGTGTCACGTCGCAATGATGACGACACGCTCTTTTTCAATGGGAGAACATCGCTGTCGCGACGACAATACACCCCTCGTGTCGTGCGTGCGCTCCTTTTGGTGCTCTACTTGCGACCCAATGCCAAATTACGAGTCTTTAACACTTGTTGATCTGTTGAAGCGATTTGTTCACGAAACGTGTGGTATTGAGACACAGTATTCGTTCCATTACAGACCGACAGCTTGTGTCACACGTTTGAACGGAGAGATGTATACGCGTGTGGAGTGCAGGCTCAACGACCATCGTTACGTGTGTCTTGGGAGTGGGGACACGCTGCTGTGTATTTTCGACGCTGACGACGACCCATGTGAACTCAACAACATCTATTCCAGTCTCTCCCATCTGCACGCTGCTTTGTCAAGTGTGTATTTGTCGTGTGTTCCATCCCGTGTCGTCCCACTTGCGCGACTACGGGACACGGCCGACCTGACGGACAACAAGTTGTCGCTTCCACCATCAACTGTACCAGCGCCGACGGTAGGTCGCAACAAAGAAGATGACTTTTCCGACTCCACGTCCATGTTCTCCGAACGGGATCGACCACCCAGCAAGCGATCAGTGACAACGACACTGCGAGCAAAGGAATCACGACTTAGTAAGATGCACCGATGATTTTGGTCATCAGTCTTACGCGGCATAGCTTTCGCAAGGACTATGAAGGTCTGGAGATGCGTGCGTTCATGTCGGTATCTATCCGAAAGGGCACGAGAATGGAGCAGACGTACTCGCTGCCAGTCACCAGTTTAACCGCCGAAGAGCTCGAAGATGAGAAAAAACGCCTCACTCTCCAAGCACGCACGTCCTTTGGTGTGCCACCTCCAGCGTTCGACGCCTGGTTTGTAGAGAATAACCGATTGCATGTACCGCGCTTTTACGGCATCGAACGTTTCGGTCCCGCTGAGTCGGACGAACGCGTGCTCGGCAATGCCATCGACATATCTTTTCAAGGACAGCTTACAGACGTACAGCAACGTGCTACGGACACAGTCTTCGAACGACACTTCTCATCGGAAGGCGACGGTGGGGTGATGATTTGTCTTCCCTGTGGTTACGGGAAAACAGTGTGGGCGGTAAGTACCATTTGCAAGTTGAAACGAAAAGCGTGCATCTTTGTTCACAAATCCTTTTTACGCGACCAGTGGGAAAATGCGTTTCAGACTTTTTGTCCAGGCATACGTGTTGGCTTCATACAGGGAAAAGTGTGGCAGGTCGACGACTACGACGTTGTGATCGCCATGGTGATGACGATGGCGAAGCGCAAGTACTCTCCTCACTACATGGACTCATTTGGAACTATCTGTTTCGACGAATGTCATCACATGGCGGCACCGGTAATGAATATGGCGACGCGCTGTTTCCGGGCACGTTACGTACTCGGTTTGACGGCGACAAAGGATCGCCCGGACGGTCTTACACCGTTGCTGCATTGGTCGTTGGGACCGGAAGGGTTTCGAGTGGAGCGCGACACCGAAGCAGTTCGAGTGAGTGTGGTACTCTTTCCTCAAGGTACGAACGATGTGCTCACCCGCGATGGGAAACCAATGATGAGCATCATGATCAACCGTCTGGCTGTCAACGAAAAGCGCAACCAGTTCATCGCGGACCACATCGTGCGTCTCTTCGCAAAAGGACGTACAATTCTCGTCCTTTCAGACCGCATCGTACAACTGAATATACTGTACAACATGGTGATTGTGGGTGGAGTGGCCGACGAGAACGTTGGTATCTTTACTGGAACGACAAAAGAGTCGGAACGGCATGTGCAGCTGAAGCGTCCTATCGTGATGTGCAGTTATGGAATGGCGAACGAAGGACTCGACAAACGTGAAGCAGACACATGCGTGATGGCGACACCCAAAGGACGAGTCACTCAATGCATCGGTCGTATTCAACGTCCCTGCGTGACAAAGAAAACACCTCTCGTTGTCGACATTGCCGACGATGCCTCTGTGTTTGTCCATCTACGCTGGAAGCGACAAAAACTCTATTCTAAAGAGCGTTACCAGGTCCAGGTCTTGAAGGCAGACAACGACGTCGTCGACTGGTTTGTTTAAGAACTCATCAGTCTTCCTGTGTAATGAGTGATACCGATCACACCGATGTCTGAGTGCATTGTTTGTCTTCAACCGGGAGGAAACAAACGGTGTCGATGTAATACCACAGTACACGACACGTGCCTCAATCGAATAATGCAAAGTGTACCTTCTCACAACGGAACTTGTGCCGTATGCAAGCAAGCGTACTCGAACGTCGAACTGCGACACTATTCTAAATATACATGTACAACACTACGGGCACTGCTGGTATTTGTCGTGCTCTACGCCGGTGTCTGTTTACAGGTCTTCTCTCTTCTCGTGTGGGTTGTTCAGATTGACCGTGTTTACGCTCAGATACTTGTTCTCATTTGTACCGCAAGCTTGATATCTTACATGACAATTGTCGTATTTGTCCACGTGCATCATGCAAGAGAAATGAGGTTTGCGTGTTGCTGCGCACGTGTCCATCAGTCGCACTTTGTGTCGACATTGAACATAGTTTAAAGGTTAGTTTGAAAAATTAGTTAGCAAACAATTTTAAAATTTGTACAAACTTGACAATGTTCAAAAGTCATCAGCCTCAAACTGCTCGCGATCGCGTTTCCCAATCAACGACGTCGGAGCCGACAGACACCCAACAAAAGAGTCGATCTTTGCCAACGTCGTTTGATCCGTTATTTCCTTGCTCAATGAAGTAAGAGCGTCCACCATTTTCATGTGACGGTTCGTTTCCTCCTCCATGAGCTCGTCCAAACCAACAGTGGCATCCGTGAAAAGAGACAGTGTTAGTTTACCATCGAAAGAAGGAAGATCTTGGATCCAAGAGTGCACCAAAGGGTACTTTTGGATCTTCTTACCAGTCAACAAGCGACACACGCCAAGAACAAAGTCGGTATCGATGTGAATATCCTTGGATACGTCCTGAAGCGCACTCTCTTCAGATTGCACAGCGGCGAGCACCACTTCCTTGTCCGTCTTCAGTTCCGCAGACGCATGTTGAAGTACCAACCAATTCTTTCGCACAGCGGCGAGTACCTTCTCTTTGTCTGTCATGTGTTTCATGCGTTGATACGCTTTAGTTTTGGTAAGTGTGTTTTAGTACAAAAGCGAGCACTTTCCGTTGGAAGTCAAAAAGCGAGCACTTTCCGTTGGAAGTCAAAAAGCGAGCACTTTCCGTTGGAAGTCAAAAAGCGAGCACTTTCCGTTGGAAGTCAAAAAGCGAGCACTTCCGTTGGAAGTCCGTTGGAAGTCCGTTGGAAGTCACAAAGCAAGCCCTCGAAAACCTAACCACACCGAACCCACGCACACATCGCCGCCATGAAGCGCTCGTTCGGAAAGATGGCGCAGTCCTCGAAACGCCCAGAGATCATTTCCCTCGACGACAGCGACGATGACGACTTCGCCTCGCCGCCCTCGCCGTCGTATCAACCGTCGGTCCGGCCCGGGGATTCGCGCGCGCTTTTGCTCGACGCCATTCGTTTGATCGAGGAGGAGCGAGAGGCGCACAAGAAGACACTTGAGAAGAAGGACGAGGAGAATCGTCGTCTGAAGGAGATGATTGGCGGTGGTGACAATCGTTGGGTAGCAGAGGTGGCGCAAGTTCAAAACTCGATCCTGGACAAAATGCGGGATCACCTCCTCGAGACACGCAAACAGGTGCAACAAGCTGCTGACTTGTCGACATGGGTCGTCTCTCTGGACGACGGAGCATCGATCATCCTTCCTCCAAACGCTCAATATGCTGTTGATCAAGCCGTAGAAATTGTGTGGAAACTCGACCCGGACGAGGTTGTGAAGAACGCGTTCACCGCGATTCACCATGGGCGCAGTGTCAAGTACGACCTGCGTTACGATGCCGACACCGAGCATATATATCAGATGAACTCGGAGACGAAGAAAGAACGCCGAGTGTTGAGCACAATTTTAAGCACAACGTGCAATGAGCACATGAAGATGAACTACGCGATCATGCGACTGTGCGACGAGGATGGCAAGTTCGTCTTTCAGGAGGAGTACGAGCGAGTGATGACGTTTCCCTTCACGGACAAGATGATTCGATGGCAGTCGAATAGCTTCGAAGAGATCGTGAATGTATTCCTGTCGCCATTTGTTGAGGAACGCTGTGCTCCCGGCCGCGGAGACATGTGGTGTCGTCCATCCTGGCTTTTTCACTTCCTTTCCATGGCGAAGTACAAGTCGACGCAAGATTCGTGTTGCTTCATGTGGACTCATGGAACGACGAGTGCAGATTTCATTCGTAAGGATCCTCTTGGCATGAACGTTCAGTACTCGAAGATCGGAAATGCCAAGGGAGACGGCGTCTACGTTGCATGCAATCCGTACGTGCCGATGCAATGGGTGAAACAGAACATGATGAAGAACAAGGTCAAGAACGGACAACTCGTCTTCGGTCTGGCACTCACGGACATGAGCGTGGAGCACTACAGGATCAAACTGGCTGCAAACGTGAAGATTGAGAAGGAACCCTCCTTCTGGGAGAGTATGAAGCTGTGCAATGCAGTGGTGCTGAAGAACCCGCAGCAGAGTGCAGTGTTTCCCTTCGGATGCATCACGTACCCTCAGCTGTAAAAGATGGTCGTAGGTTTGCTTAGACAACCGTTAAGAAAATAAAGAAGGTATAAAAAATGGAGACCCACGCCGTTTACGCGAAATCCGCACCCATCCTCCGTTCGCGATACGCGTCTCCGCCCGTCGCAAGCGGGACTGAACCTCAAAGAGAGCACGACGAACTTCGTTGGAACCAGTCTGTATGCATCACGTTGACAATCCTCCTTTCTCTTTCGGGAGCCCTGGTTGGACTTTTGTATGCGCTACAGGAACAAGTGTAGCGAGCTCTGCAAATTCGTCTGACGTGCGTCGTAGTCCGTACACACAGCGGTCCGTCGGAACGTGACAAAAAGCTGGAAAGTAGTCCACTTTGTGACACACGTCGACATTCGTCGCTTTATCACACATGACGACTCCCTGAAGGGGAGGTTTGGAGACTCGACACACCTCTAGTTGACGCCGGCACACGTCCTCGTTTTCATCGAGCACAAGGATCCAGTCCTCCATTTTAAACTACCAACCGCCAAAAAAAAGATGGCAAGACTTTACAAGAACATGAGGTCGGAGTGCACGGGACAGCGACGAAACGTGTGTTCAGTCGAGCCACATCCAATGCATATAAATTTCCCTCCTTGTTTAACGACACGCACACAACGTGATTTCCAAGGCGTGCGTAACTCGTCCGTGCCATGTGCGAAGGAACAGTTTGGATCGACGCAGAGACCCCGTTCGTAGTGCCAGCATGGTCGTACCTTAAAGGTAAGACATTGGTAACGAACGTGGCCTTTCTGCCCGCATCTGAAACAAATCATTTCCGAACGATCCGACTCAACAAATGAAGAGATAGTCTTCGCGTGTGTGACGACGTGCACCTCCTCGGCTAACATAGTACTTCTTTTGATTCTGTCATTATATTTTTTTGCTCTTGTAAAAACACACATCGAATTATTTTTTTACCGTCCTCCGTCACAATCAACCATGGAACACTGCGGTACCATCCACACATTATTCCCAGTACTGCCACCGGATCCCACTCCTGTCATGACCGACAATCCTGCCTCCATTGTTTTACAAGGCCTTCCAATAATGATCGTAACTTTCCTGTTACTTGTCGCTGAGTGCATCGGCAAACAAAGATGCAGCACACGCTTCTTCAAATCATTGGCCGCTTTCGTTCTGATCACTTTTATTGCTGTACAGTCCATTCTCATCTGGCATACTTTCCAGATCATCGAGTGTGAAGCCATCGTAGAAAGCGTTTCTGACTGGGGTATCGTGGTAGTCTTGGTGAACGCAGTCGGTCTCATGCTCATTGTATACGTATTGATGCTCTCCTTGCACAGACACACTAGGTGCACAAGACTTCCCACCATCGTTCTCCTCTTGTTGGCGGGAAGTGCTCTCTTTGTCGACTGGTGTCTTAGAGGAGGGATTGTCACTAGCAAGGGTTCGCATCTTCTCGCGGCGATCCAACATACGTACGCGATACAGGCAGTCGCGTCGTTTGTCTTTGTCGACTGCTGCCATGGTGTTCGATTTGTAACTGCGCCTGGGACGCGTCAAGTGCGATCACCATCTCGATCTCGAACGAGCGGTTCACTCTCTCCTATTGACGCGCTTGCTCGACGTGCCGGAAGTGACGAAGGTGCACTCCCGTGCGACGGACGCGATCGCTCTTGGATGGCGGTCTGACTTGATCGTTCTTAAAAGTGGGGAAGGATAGAGAAAGTACACGCAAAGTCTTTGTCGCGGTCTGCGACGAAGCCATTCTGTCCAGCGTTGTAGACGGCCACCTTTCGCGCATCCTCCATAAGTTGTGGCATCACATCGTCGCTCACGTCGCACACAGCCAGATTGGACAGGAATCGCTTGTTCGTATTCTTGATGCGCTCACCGTCGGACGTCGTCATTTCGTACTGATTTGTACACTCGGCTCGGATGGTGTGCGTGGCGTGGTTTGGATCGTTTCCTGCTCTGTAACAGTTGGACGCCATCCCGAGAGATGCGAGCTTTGCACCTGAGTACTCCATGTCTTGAGCACCCACGAGGATGGTCCGAAACGACATCTTCATGTCGGTTGGGTCGCAACCCTTCTCAATGAGCGCTTGTGTTCCTTTCTCTCTCATGCTCGCCGCCGTCTTCTCGTCCGGTTTTTCGAAAGCTTCTTTTTGACAGGAAAAGGTGGAGGGTACGGTTACACGACAGGTGTCCGTTCCCGGAACGTACGCCTCAGCGTCTACAAGTACACTCAACGTGTCGGTATAAGCGGAGCAGTTGGGGGATCGCGCAATGGAAGCCGACATTTACGCGCTTCCGTTTGGTTGGTAGGGTACATTCGCAAAAAAAAATCCACTATACTCGAAGGCACGACTCATTCGCCATGAAGGCGTTTGCGGCTATTGATTTTCTCCAGGTACTCCTTTTGGTTTTGCGCAAAGGACAGGCGGTAATACTCGGCGCTCTTCATCGGCGATATCTCTTGCGTCTCCTTGTGTGGGAAAAGATGAATCGTGTGGTTGCGAAACACCATGCGGGACACCGACTGATATTGTTTGCACGTGCAGACGCCATTGTACACCACTTCCTTCTTCGAGTGACACTTCATGTAGCTCAGAACGGAGGACGCTGTCTTGTAGACCTCCATGTAGACGTGTTCCTGGTTGTGAAAACCCTTCTTGTTGAGACAGTAGTGAGCACCATCTCCCGTAAGGAACACCCTGTACTTACTCTTGCCGTCGAACATGATGCGCATCTTCGAGTCCTTGTACATCTCGCTGTGTTGCACAAGCAGCTGCCGCATGGTATCGACAACTTGCGGACTTGTAATCTGGAGAAAGTTGACGATCAGCCTACCGTTCACTTTTTCCGACTCTCCTTTCATCACCTGCCCTTTTTTTCTGCGTCCATCCTGCGGCAGGTTGTTTTTCAGCGTCTCGTCGTAGAGAACGAAACCAGGGGTCTCCGGTTTGGCGTCGTCTGCTCGTACGCTCGTAGCGCGAAACATACGTGCAAGACACTTGGTGAGCGAACGCAAGAGTTCGGGATTCGGCGCATCATTGACCACTGCGTCAGTCAGCGCATATACGTTGTCGTCGACGATGTGTCGCTCATTCTTCAGTTCGCACACGGTACACATCGGGTGTTTGTCGTGCTCCGTCCTCGACGGACAGTAGGTGCACTTCTTTGCTTTGGGTGCACCGACTAAACGTAGACCACCGCTGCGCTCATGACGATCGTGCGGACGATAGACTGCCGCATCGACGATCTCCGTCCACGGCGGTTCGTTGATTCCCAAGTGGGCAGTGAAGTCGACTCGATTGAGACCTCGAATGATCGCACCGCGAATGATGAGCGCCTTCTCGACGACGACGACAAGGTCCGGCCAGTGAAAGTGAATACCTTGCTTGTACAGACCGTTTTGTCCCTTCGCAGTGGCAGGAACTCCACCCCTTACCTTTGTACAGATAAGGAGACGCAGACGGTTCTGCGTCGGAAAGAGCTTCTGCACCTGCGAGTTCATAATGAAAGCTATTTGTTGGATGGCGTCTTGAGACACGTGTTGCATCGGGGTAATCATGTCCATGTCCAGATACATTGGAAACTTGAGGGTGTGGATCTCTTGAATCGCAGGCATCGTCCCAGACTGGTAAGCACGTACGAGCTGCTGCTCAAAGACATCGCGTTCCACTTCCGGCACGAACAGCGACTTTCCCGTGAAGAGTGTGTGACTCAGTCGTGCCGTGTCTTTGGAGGAAGGCACGAATCTATTCAGATAGCGAGCAATCTCGGAGTGGAGCACATTTATGTCGACGACACGTCGCGGTGCTTCTTCTTGAAGCAGTTCGGATTGTGCCTCCTCACTCTCCATTTGCGTGTGCTTTTTAGTTTTGTTGTTTTCTTTCGTACCAAAATAAAAAAGAGACTAAACTAAAAACAAACCAAATGAAAACAAATAGAACATTGGATGAACAAACATGCCTCCCCGAAAACAAAGCACATGCGGAAAACCACACAAATGTTTCACCCTGCCTCTTCCTTTCACGCAGGTGACTGGAATCTCAAATGAAGAAGGCAACAAACCACCACCACCCCCTGTGGATTCGGAACCACCACCACGACCCCTCCCCAATGTCGTTCCTATGGATACGGAACCACCACCACGACCCCTCCCCAATGTCGTTCCTATGGATACGTACGATCCGAAACCACCGCCGAAGTTTTCTCTTCGCATTCTCACGACGCTACCAAAGGGTTTGCGTGATCTAGGCAACCAGAAACAATGGACCTTTGTACTCAATCATTTGCAGGATCCCCGTCGTCGGTGTCGACCACTTGTACTTTGGGGGCCCACCGGTTGTGGCAAGACCTACGGCGTGCGAGAACTCCTGAGCGCCATCGGATACCACGTTGTGGAGCTTGACGGAACGGACGGTGAAGACGCACGACAACTCGTCTCATGGGTGAAGCGTGTTCGCGACATCCAGGTACTGCGGGGTCCCACAGCCGTCGTTCTGGACGATTTTGAGAGCCTCACAGACGAAGGACGAAAAGCAATGGGGACCATGCTAAAAAAGACGACCGACGATGTCGGTCTGGCTCCTTTCTTCATCACGTGCACTCAGTGGAAGGAGCCACGAATGCGCACGCTTCAAGGACTCGCAAACGTGCGCCTCTTCGCTCCCAACGAACACGTGTGCAAAGAATGGTTCGACACGTATGGTTTCCTTCTGCTGACGAACGACACCGGATCGTTTAAGTGCGTTCGCTGCTACCCTAAACCCGGTTGGACCGTACGTCATCAGCAACACCTGGTGTCTGGAGACCTTCGTCGAGTCACAATAGCACTTCAATGGGAGGCGCTGACCAAGCGGGTCCTCACCGCTAAAGTTGCGACGGTGGTCGCATTTCAAAATTCATTCCACGCAACACAACAGCTCCTGCTCCGCAAGACGAGCGCGACACGATGGGCGAGCGCCGCCAAACCGCATGACGCGGACCTCTTGCGGGAGCACCTCCCAAAATACGTTGGCGAGGATATCGACTTGCTCTCCGATGCACTCGACTACTTATCGATGTGTGACGTTCTCGCTCCGTCACGATTTGAATGTTCGTCGGCGCAGATTCCTTTCACGATGGAGGTTCTCGGACGAGCGACCCGACGTTTCTCGAGAGCTCGAGATGTTGGAGCACTCTTTCCGCCCGCTCGACCGACGCCAACGTGGGGTCACACTCGAGGTAGCCCGTCGGAGATGGATCGCCGACGCCCATGGACGACACGAGAGAAGATAGACGTTCCAACGCCTCTTCACGATCGTCAGTAATGAAAAGAGGACGAAACTCTTCAAAGGCTAGCCAGCCTTGCACCTGGTCGAGTGTCTCGTACGACACATAGTCGTGGTTGAAGTTGTGTCGTGACGTGGAACGAGACGTCCAACCACGCTTGGTAGGGGAAAGGACGATAATGAGAGGAGCATTTCGTTCGCACGATCCAAACACATAGGAGGATTGACGCTCGATAAACAAAATCTCCTCCAGATCCTCGGAGTCCGCGACCGTACTTGTCATGTTGCCACTTTTTTTCGTGCGTTGCAAAAAAATGTCAGGGTTAAAGTTAGTCTCTTCATTTATTCTGATCGACAGGAGGGGGGAGGGGAGGGGGGGAATAAAACTAACATCAGATTCGTAGAAGAAAATCTGCTCTTCCCTCTTTTTTGCAACGCAAAGACGTCCGACATGTTTGTAGCAAATCGCGACCAGCTCTCGCGACGGGAATCTCTTTTGCTCGACAAACTGGAACGAGAATTCACCGCAGAGCTTCTGAAAAACGTCCTTTTTCCTATCGTCACACAGACGAGTCCCGTGTCGCTTCGCGCGTTGGACTGGGCCGTCGTCAACTGGAGCAAGCGACATAACATCATATGCTCGTCGATGTCACCGGGACACATGACGAACATACACCACTCGTACCGCAAGACTCTTTCCTTTTGGAAGCGCCGACTTTTTGATCCTTTTCGACGTCGCAGACGCATACACGTGCGCATCGACGGAAAGCTCCATGAGACCACCCTTGGACAAGCCAACTTTTCCCTCTGGTCGTACAAGACGGGCGTCCTCTCCTACGTCCTTGGACACATTGATGCGATCGAGGCAGACATGAACCACGTGTCGAAGCGGAACAAGAAGGAACGCGGTGATGCCGCACGACGAGGGGTGCGCCACAAACGAACAGAGCTGATTCACGCACCCGGAGCCGTCTGTGTGGCGTACGTCGCTCCCTCCACCGTCCACTTTGGGTGAGTGCGTGCGTTTCGGACGACTTAATTTTTTTTGTCTGGATGGTACTCAACCACTCTCACTCCCCCACTTTCAGTTTTTTTGTCGATTGAACGACAAATGTCCACCATCCCAAAAACGCTTCCACTCAACTCCGAAAAGTTTTTGCCACCGGCATCGTGCAAGCACAAGAACAAAGACGCCGACGTTCTCAAAAAGGAGAACCAAGACCGCGAGCGCATCGTGTGTGCCATCGGCCTTGACATCCACTTTGAGCTTAACGTTGCCGACAACAATCTCGGTCTGCGCGAACCCCGCCTCAAACCCTTCAACATGAGAATGATGAGTGCGGCGTGTCCGGAAACGTATACGGGAAAAATCGCGTCTGAAAAAACGTACGAGAAGTACAAGGATGACCCTATCCTTTTGGGTAAAGCCATCGAGGAGCTGACACCGTACGACTCGAAGCTCTACGAAATTCACGATCCTCGTCTTGTTTCCAAGACGGTCGTTGTGCGGGACTACGGCTGCAAGATCCCCATCGATTTGCACGACACGGCGAAGATTGCTACGGCGGTGCTCAACGAATACCCCGAACGGTACATCATCTTCCTTCGAGAGTTTGTCTCCAACCTGTTTGGCGAATCAATGCGACGTTTCTTGGAGAAGCAACGGTCTGGACTGCAAAAACTCCTCGACGAACCGGAAATGCTCAACCGGACCGCGTGGGGTGCTTACATGGCGGTCCAGGGCGGCATCGACACAAAAATATCGGGCGATACTTCCCAACTCTCCAGAGAAAAGAAATATGAGTTTGAAAACCAGAAGCTCCAAGCGGACTGCACCCTTCCGTGGACGAACGAGATGGCAACTGCACTCGGACAGTTCACGCGCGAGGGTCGGTCCATGACCGGACAGTGCACGAGCAACGACGTCTACAACTTTGAACGATGTTTGAGGCAGCACATCGACACCCTGCAGATGATGATCGACGATTTCTGTCGTGGATTTGGCACCAAAGAGGCACACGTGCTTGCCATGCTGTGGTACGCAAACGAACAGGGACAAAAGTTGTGTCACGATTATCTTCTCATGTCCGACAGCAAGACGCCGTCCTACGAAAAGGTGAAGATGCATGTACCAGTCAATCTTTTTTACACGAACGCAACACCAGACAAAACACAAAGTGTGGAGCCGTTGAAAAACTCGTCGATTAAGTCTGGTCTTTATGAGGAGGCGCGAGATGTGTACCACACTCCCACGGTCTTGTACCCAGTCGGCAACTGGTCTGGAAATGCAAACTCTGTAAACGTCTTCCTCCGGACAGCACCACAAGCACCTTATCAATGGGGCTGGGGACACGCTTCAAATGTCTGCATGACGTGGTCGTTCGATACAAAAATAGAAACAAGCTATGATAGTTTAGGTAATATTGTCGACGATTGGAAGCTTAGAGGATCAGATGATCCTCCCGCCGCTGCTCCCGCCGCTTTTCCCGCCGATGCTTCCAACTCTTTTCCCGCTTTTCCCGCCACTTTTCCCGCCGCTGCTCCCGCCGCTGCTCCCGCCGCTGCTCCCGCCGATGATGACTCCGATAATGATGCCGCTGCTCCCGCCGCTGCTCCCGACGGTTTTGCCATTGTTCCCGCCGCTGCTCCCGCCGATGATGACTCCGATGATGATGCCGCTGCTCCCGCCGATGCTGACGCCGCTGCTCCCGCCGCTGCTCCCGCCGCTGCTCCCGCCAAGGATGTCGCCGAGGATGTCGCCGAGGATGTCGCCGAGGCTTCCGCCGAGGCTTTCGATGCTAAAGATATGGTCGCTAGAATGTTCGAAGATGCTATTGCTGCCAATGATTATTCAAATATGGCGAAAGAAATTGATCCAATTAAACGATTAATTGAGATTGATATAAGGTTATTAGACAATGAACTAGCAAAATTTTATCATATGATAAATACTTTGGAAACAAACACCTATCAAGAACACGAAAGGTTTTCGAAGTTCGTTCTTTCATATGATTGTCTTCAACACCTTAACAAATTAAGTGCTATCTTCAGGAATGCTGCTAATTTGAATGATGAGTACTTAACGTGGATTGATAGGTTGCGACTTGAGTATGTTTCAAAATTACAACGTTTTTTCAGCAGTGACTTTGAAGTGGTGTCAAGTAAACATATTCATTTGAAAAAATTTGAAAGCCTAATACATTTTTCTTTTCTTAACGACGTAAAGAAAATAGAAAAAACCATAGATGGTGCAGACATTCACCCATTATATGTGGAACATGCATTAGAACTATTGCATGTATACAGAGATGAAATAAACGACACAATTAATAACCTTAAAATAAATGTGACTGTAAATACGCAAAATTATATTGAAGACGAGCTAAAAACAATAACTTATGACATGAAACGAAAGACAACACGTTTTAGAGAGGAACTGCATGAAATCATGAGCACTTACTTTGAGTTAGACAACCATATAAATAATGAAAGATGGTCTCGCCATTTCAATATGGACTATGATTATTCGGATCATAAAACATTTGTGTCTTTTAGGGATGAAAGTACTCAACATGGTTTAGATCTGGCTTTTAAAGCTTATCATTCATTTGAAAATTTTAAAGACTTTAACTTTGATATCGCTTGGGTGCCACACATTTTAATAATTTATATTGCACAATATTTCATTACCTTCAAAAGATTCAAGTATGAACTTATTACACGTATAACCCAAAGGAAAATGAATTACAATACTGAGCGAACACGAGATGATCTTGATCGTGAACAGCGACGTGATATATCTATTGATCAGCGTCGTAATAACTACTTGGAAAACAATATTGAAGAAGGCATGGTGCACAATATCGAAAAAAAACTAGAAGATTATTTTAAAATAATAGCAATGCTTCCTTTGAAAATGGTAGAAAGATATCCTGAAATGCGATACCTTCACCGCATGTTACTTAAGAATTTGACGGTATATTTGTCGAAAAGCAAGTTTGATGTAACAAAAACAATTAAAAAGCTGAAAAAAGATAAAGAGAAACGTAATGAAAAGAAATTCGTGCAAAACATGAAATCACAATACACTAAACGCAAGCAACGAATTTCGAATTGTCTGGTAGTTCCGCATCTACGCTACACATTTAACAAAAATCTTTGTGTCCTTTCTGTTACCGACAATGTTACAATTGGTTGCGAATATATAGATAGAACGCGGTGGGGAAATGTATATCGTCTGCAATCACAACCAATCGACAATAAAATAGCACCTAGCTCAGATGAACATGAGTTGAGCATGCGAGACACACTTGCGAACGAACAAACATACAAAGGAACGAATAAAAAACAGAGTTCAACGTTTCGAGCTGTTTTAGACACAGATGTACAACCTAACACTGCGCCAAATGATTTTTGGGATTGTCCAAAAGAGAAATCTTTTGCGTTCACATCAAAAAAACCAACAATATGTCCCAAAGACGGCGAATATCCAGTGTTCAATTCTCATTTTGGCGAACCTGAATATGATTCTATGGAACCCTTCTTTAAGTCAAAATACGACTGCATTCCTTTGAAAAAAGGAAATCCTGCTCTCGAATTCAAAGCAGTGGGACATTATGACATGGACTCAATACTTAACACAACAGCATGCCAAAATTTCTTAAAAGACAACAATACTGTTGTCAGCGTGAACATTTCAGACCGTCTTAGCGTTTTTAACACATGTTTTATGGATAGTCGTGCAAATATTATTAATTTTATAAATGCATGTCGGAACACTCACACAATTTATGATAATGACATTTTTAAACATGCATATAAGTGTGTAGAAGATGATTTCCTTCCTTCCATTGTGAATGCCTTCGGAAGAAGAGTAAAAGGAAGAGTGCATTTTAGTACATCTTCAGTGTTCAAGGTACTCGGTATATCAGATAACATGTTAACAACAACCGTCTGTTCGCAGCTATGTCGTGAATCTTATTGGGATCAAAACAACATCAAGACTATTAATAATGCGTTTCATACGCCGCAAAAGACAAAAGAATTTGTTTTGTTAAACATGATGGTGAAATTATTTATTTCTCATTTAAAGGTAATAGATTATTCCATATTTGAGAATCCATTGATTCAATGTCTCATTTACGATAACTCCATACCGACAATTGAGTACACTTCATCAGAAATACTTAACTCTTACAATCGAGCAATGTTGAAGAAATCGTGGAAGATACGCACAATCTTTGGAGTAGTATTACGCGATTCGCAAAACACTTTACATGAAATTCCTGGTAACATTATTCCATGTTTGAACTTTGTAAAGGATTATGATACGTGGCGTCACAATTTACCAACTTACATGATAGATCTGTCTGACGTTGAAGATATGGGTGACATCGAAATCGATCTTAGCACTAAAAAAATAGAAAAAAATAACTCAAAATATCCTGTCGCATTACAACTTGTGGCACTACGATTGCTGTTGGCAAAGACACTGGGTATGGTACTTACTACAATACTCTTTGATATGCCCTTTGAACGATGCGATTTTCCAAATTTGAATCACGATTACCGATATTCTTCAGATGCTGCAAGTGCAGTACATGATTTAAATAACAATGAACCTACACGAACTTCTAGATATTCATTTAACTATAATGAGTCTTTTAGGTTAACGTTGCAAACCAAATCTGGAGAATTGTTGACCAAAAAGGAAGCAACGGAAGCAATAATGATATTAGCACGCAATAAAATCATTCAGAACCTAAACATTATGTTGGGAGATAACAAAGTAAATAAAGACCAATTGGTGAATTTGGCAAAAGGGAGACTTGATATGTTACATGAAGCGTCGTTAGAGGACAGAACAGAATTTGATTTAGATTTTCCAACAGATTTGATGCTACAGAAACCTACCAAAAACAATCCTTATTTGCATGCTGGCACTTTTGCTCGGTATAAGAAACAACACAAAGCATTTGTAGAAAATTATGATACAGCAATATATAATGGCCCATATATCATCAAAGAGTTTAACACTCACAAGTCAAACATCGAAGCTTTGATGAGAGCAGGAGACATAAACGACCATCCTGTATTTAAGGGTACATATCGTAGTGCGGCGACACCTAATGGTAATGGTGCGTCACGTTGGCTCATTAACTCGAGAAAAGACGATAATGTCGAGCCAATAGATGGGCGGTATGATACCGCAAGCTGTGACGCAAATCGAGCAAAAGGCAGATATAAAGGCAAAAACAGTAGTTATATTAGTATTATTACAAATCCTAAAAACAGCAGGCCTACTTTTTATCCAAGTACCGGTAATTACAAGGTGACCCCTCATGAGATATACGGACGCTTAGTGCGCGGTGCCATTCGACCCAACGACCAAGTAAATAATAATGAAAAAGCCATGACTATCTTGAAGGTATCACAAGCAAAGTACGAGAAGTTTACGACAGAAAGTCAGTCCAACCAAAGTCAGTACAATTTCAATATGGTCCGGCCTCAGTTCTTTGCGGTGCTCGACGCGTCAGCACTCCTGTGGCACGCCCGCGAGTTCAAGAACCCCGCCGATTCGAATCGTCCCAAGCACTTTGAGACAGGTCAATCGTCGGACATGCATCCATGGTGTGTTGGTCTGTGCGAGACATTTTTGTATGCCAGAGAGAGCTTTCTTAAGAAGTACTCAGAGGACCTGTGGGAGACGGACGTGAAGGTAAATCCAGGCAGGGCGCTGCCGTGCACGTACATTGGTCGCATGTGTGAGGAGTCGTGGACTCGACACTTCCCCTTGCTCCCCGTGGATCACGATCTGCGCAGGAACATTGGCAAGATACGCGCGCTCGACTACATGTGGGGTATTCTCACCGCGTACACTCCAGGATCTGGGAATGGGTACGGACTGTCCGGAATGCCAAACGAGGCGTGGATGCCACTCTCGATGGCGCATCAGGTGCAACTTTTGGACTCGGTGGGACTGTTCGATCGCAAGTACAACGTACCGTGCAACCCGTGGCTCGCACACGAGGGACAGGGCATCTCGTTCGTCTTTAACCAGTCGTACCACACGGTCTACAGCATGGACAACCATGAGAATAAGAGGTTTTCATCGTGGCTCAAGGAGGCATGTCGGTATCAACCTCCGAGTGCACGGTACCATCCATTTACACAATACGGAGGCACGCCGGTACTCGCGGATTTCACACCTCATCGTCTGGAGACGCCGGATGACGGACACGAGTGTCGTCATAAGCAGCTCATGTACCATCGGTTTGGATTCACGGGTCCGCTCCGTCTCGGAGCACAGTTTGACGACGGGGGTCTGTTGCAGGACCTGTACTCCTTCAAGTACCGTCCGTATGCAAACCTTTCGCCGGAGCAGCGCGAGATGCAAACCGCAAAAGCAGTGTACCCGAGCAACTTCATGGCTTACGCGCGCAATCATGCGATAATCGCCATCGCGAGCTGCAATCATGGCACGGAAAGAGAGTCGAAGTCCAGAATCGTCCGCAATTTGTACAGATTGTACGTCGACACCTACGAGTGCATGGGTGCCGATCCGGACGACGATGGTGTGCCGTGTATTATGGGATGGCTTGCGAATCCTCTCAAGACGAAGGAAGACCGACCGATCACGTTGTATGCTGGATCGCTGATGTGTTTGAACACGAAGCTCGAGCTATTCTGCAACTCACCCGGAAACAAGGACGAGAGGGTGTGCGAGATCTACAAGCAGGTGTATCTCAACGAGGCGGCGCTTCTCTTCTCACGTTTGCTTCGCGCGGAGCGTCGCAAGGAGTTGCACAAGAAGAACTATCAGCGTGCGAACGCAAAGCGCCGAGGAAGGTACCCAATAGACGAGTTTTGCAGGGATCTCATTGAGTTGCAGGACGCATACATCGAGTTCCTGCAAACGTCGCTTCTCGGCTTGCTCCTCGAGAGTGGTGCCGATTTGAGTCACATTCCTCTTCACCTACTCGAACCGCGCGAACTGGAGGTCTCCATGCTCGAGGAGGACGACAACATCATTGGCAACGACTACATGACGCCGGCCACGAGCGAGATCATTAAGGGTATGGACTTTAACGGCGACCACCTGAACCGAACGCAGCTCGCCATCCTGTCGCTTCTTCCTCCGAATCATCGCATTTTGGGAACGCTTCGTCTCAATCAAAAGACCGAGACCATTGATTTGGAGCACGTCAAGAAGCAGATTCAGAAGGAGACAATGGCGTCCAACAAGAAGGTGTGGCAGAAGTACGCAGAATCGCTTATGTTAGCCGCCTTTGGTCAGAAGCTCTTGGAAGTAGAGGGTCCGATCGATTTTGGGTTCGACCCCACCTTGAATACAGACCCAAAGGACGTCAAGTTTGAAATGTCGGACATTAAGGATCCTCTGCGTGAGTCGGAAAACCTCATGAAGAGGTATACCACGACGCAGGCACAGGATTCGTCCCACTTGTCGCAGATTATGCGAAACCAGACGTTACGCGCCAAAACGGGGGGGACGAGTGTCCTTGGCATGACGACCCAGGAATTCCAGTATGTGTTGGACAAAGTGAGACAGGACGTTGAGCAAGAGTACACCAAGCACAACGGAACAAAAACAAAGCTACAGTGTCTTCTAAAACAGCAGATTCCTCCACATATCAAGAACATGCTCAAACCATTGTTTGAAGGAGAGCAATAAGAAGTGTTACATCATTGCGGAGAACAAGTAATTTTTTTTTGATTTCTAAAGACAAATAAGGATGCAAGCGGAGCAAGAAAAATTGTGGGACCCGCAGCGTCTCATGAATGTGTCTTCCATACTGGAACGGTACACGACGCATTTACAAGAAGGACATCGCGTCCGCTTAGGGATAGAAGGAGATCCTTGCAATGTGTATCGAAACGCTGACGAGGCACCAAAAGGAACGGTCGTCAACATTCAACGTCCCTCAAACAAGGGAGCGATGACACGATTTGCCGTCCGTCTTGACGCGGACGACACGCTAATCGAGCTCGACAACCGTAACATTGACCCCACAAAGGTCTGGGAGATCGACCCCGTTTTTTTGCCGGAGTACCAAAACAGTATTGTGCCTGACGTTCCTTCAAACGAAAAGAGTGCGTTCGATGTAGAGTACCGCGGTGAAACAGAGGCGCGCTTCACGGACTTGTCCGGGGAGTTGAGTCGCATAGAAAAAGACAACAGAGATTTTCAAGCGACCACCGCCTCCATGCTTCGACACATTGCAGCAGATCTTCTCAACATTTCAGAAGGTCAAAAATTAGAGTTTTCAAAGCACTACGCAGATAAGTACGATCACGCTATGCGTGGAGCGAACAACGTGTCCTCCTCACTGCGAGAGAGCAGCGATGATAGTTACACCAGGAGGCACGACAGGGAAGACGACGACGGCGTAAGACCACTCGAGAAATGTCCCAGCATAACGGAGTGTTCGAAGCTGACCGATTAACATCGATACGACCGAACGCCACCGTCGCATAGGTCCAAAAATATGTTGAGGTTGGGAGGCATGGACACCTTATTCGTTTTGAGAAGCGTTCCGTCCTCTCGTTTCACGACTGCGTCAAGTTTTCCCAAACTGAGTTCCAAGGCGGCGACGTACATCATGTCATGTTGCAGCGCTTCGTTCTGAATGTGTACGTTTGGTGTAGCACCCTGAGAAAGATGGAGAGCTCGCAGACCCACCACACGCGTCGCCTCGTATCTGGAGAGCATGTTCCTTTATTTTTTTAAAAAAAGGACGCGCTCATTTTGATGACGATTTCTCATTTTCTCATTCCTCATTCGTCCTTTTCCTCTTCTTCTCTGTTTTCTTCGTCTTTTTCTCGTTCTTCCTCATCATTATCTTCATACCAAAGATCATCCTGTTTTTCATCTTCTTCCTCGAACTCATCGACGTCGTCTTCCTCACCAAGATCGTCGTCGTGAAAGTCTTCTCCTTCTTCGTCCTCTCCTCCGTTGTCTGGAAAGGTCGACTCCACCTGATCGTGTACCGTCAAGTGATTGATTCTGGTGGACAAGAGCTTTTTCCGCTGTGCTTCAATTCGATGTTGTTCCTGTATGATGACACTCTGGAGATCAGTTGTTAAAGTCGTCTCCTTGCCTTCCATGTGAAAGGTAGCGTCGTCGGGATAAAGATATGTTCCTAAAAACCCCGGAAGAACTCGTTGCAAAGGTGTGACCGTAAGCATGTCGGAAATGGAATGCGAACTCGTTATGATCCAACCATTTCGTTTTGCGTGCACGTGTGCGTGTCTGTACGCACCTTCAGACATGTCTCGCAGTGCGACACCGCACATCATAACTCGCTTTGAAGGTACTTGAGAATACGAAACTGATCGTCGGATGAAAAATAAAAACCATAGCATACAGATCAAACGACGGTCTATGACACCGGACTACTCGCTCTCACACTTCCCAAACGTTTATGCGAGTGATCTAGTCATGTGTGGACAACGGTACGTGTGTCGGACCAACGACGATGGGAAGACCTTTCGATGGGAGCAGGACAACAACAGACAAACCGGTGGAGTAGCAGGATGCCGAACAGACTCTCTCATTGCCGCGGGCGCCGCCAACCACTGTTCCTTGTCTGTGGAAAACGCAAACGGTTCAGAGCATTGCAGGCGCAGCGAATCTTGTTTGTCGACTGATGGTACCACGGACCGTTTGCAATGTTTTAAGACAAATGACGGATCAGAAGGCTCGACTGGCATGCCACTTGTGCTCGACGCATCTTTGCAGTGCGTCGACGTAAAACCCACCAGCTCCGAGTGGGAAGAACATCACAAAGAATGGATGCCCGGTGCCACGGACCAAGGCGGTCTTATGACGCTCATTCTTGACCGCAAGAATCCACCACACCAGACGAGCCCCCAGGAACAGACGAGTCCCCCAGAACAGACGAGTCCCCCGGAACAGACGAGTCCCCCGGAACAGACGAGTCCCCCGGAACAGACGACAACTCGTTCGATGAACAGTCGTTGCGACTGGTTCCAGCAGGGACGCACTGAGTTTGCTTGCGTGAAAGACATCGACTGTCCAAGTGAGCAGTCGTTCCACACGTGGTTCGATGTCACGATGTCCTTGGTCAACAAAGAAAGCGTCCCGATGACCGCGGAAGAGTTTTTGACATCGGCAAGGGACAAGGCGTCGTATCGGGTCGCGCTCGACTGGTCAAACCACTCGCTCAACGAGGTGCGTCTCACACCCCACGTCATGAGTAGGCGCCTTGCAGATATGCACAGATCCGACGGCGTTTTTCGAGACTCTGTAAAGGCGACGGTCGTGAGCGATGACAAGTATCTTGCGAGGTACGAGGAGACGATGAGAGGTGCGTGTCGCACCGGACGTTGCACAGAAAACGACAGACAACGTCCAACACCAACCGTCCAGCTCTTCGACGGAGGCCACGACATCACTCTCTTCGATACGGACGGCGGTGTCAACTTCACCATCGGGAAAGGGAGACCAAGCTCAATCGAAATACAGTCGTGCGAGGCAGAAAACGCACCACGTGAATGTCGAGAGAACAGTTCTCAGGTACACGTGCTTACAGAGCCGCGTCTCTCTCGGTCCACTCCGGTCGCACCATACTACCGTTTCCGTTTTTCAGAAGATGGCACAGAGTATCTTCTACAAAACACAGTAAGCGTGCGTGGAACGGACCTCTCACAGATGAAGGAACGATGTGCGACCACGCTCTGTGAGGTGAACTCTCGCGACTGTCCGGCGCCACACTGCCGACGAGACGGTATCGGTCGGTGTCTTCCATCCAAGACGCACATACATGCGGTGCAGCTGTCAGACTTGTAAATAAAATCATCAGTGTGCATAGAAGACAAAGCGGTGAATGTGTCAACGATGGCAGGTCTAATTTACTGTTTCAACACCTTGGGAGACACAAAAATCTACAAGGCGGGTCACACACAGAACGCTTTGAGCATGCGACTCAAAGGTTATCTCGGTCCAAGCAAGCCACGAACTATTATCTTCTCACGAGCGGTGGACGATTCCGTGCATGCTGAGAAGATGATGTTGGTCTTGTTTCGACAGTGCGTGTCTTTGAAATCGTGCCGGGAGTTCGGTGATGAGTGGTTCGAAGACGTCTCGGACTGTACGCAGGTGCTCTACCGTCATTTGCAGAATATTGCGGACATTGTGCAACTGGCCTCGTCGCACAACGTGATGGAACGACTACCGTTGACACCGACTCAACCTGTCGTAGTGGCAGAGAAACTGAGAGGAATGGAACAGTACTTCACCGCGTTGGACAAGTTTGTGCACGCTTATGCGTTACAAAACGAACTCGAAACTACCGAAAACTTAATGAACGCATTTGAGACATCGGAGTCTTGCCCGGGTGTTTGCAAATTATTTGCCGTCGGAAAGATCCCAACGCGCGAGGGCGATCGCTTGTCGGTATCCTCATCTTTTTGAGACACGAGCACAACTTGAAATTGTAAAAAAAAAAATATATAATTAAGAGTGAATTTAACGAATGCTAACACTTGCCTCATTCGTATTTACAAGAGGACGTACTCTTAATTTCAATGGCTTAGGGATCTCTGTTACGTTTAATGTTTCATCGAAATCGAAACCGCCGTTTGGGAAAAATCTCTTAAACAAAATGAATAGGTTTTGGTCATCTTTAATCTGGTTCCCGTTGAGATCGAGGCGAGTCAGATTGCCCAGCAACCCCATGGGGTTTTCAGAGGTGGGCTTGATCGCTATTTTTATATAACTTTTTTTAAAAAAAATCTTGAGCCCACTTTGGAGTGGCTACACATGGGAGAGTTTGCGGTAATGGCATGTACTGGAAAGTTTCAAACGGGGAAGTCATTTTTGCTCAATCGCTTTACTCAATGCAAGCCAGGACTTGGATTTGGTGTTGGAGAAACAGTTCAAGCTTGTACGAGAGGTATCTGGAAATATTCAACAACTTTTGCCCTCCAAAACAAATTACTAAATATTGACGGTATTTCCATTGTCATGAGAATGGTGGAATTCCATTCTCAGACATACGCTTGCGCCAGGACACGCAGTCTCCTCGAACAATCTCCACAACCTCAAGTACCTCTTTCACACGCGCCTCGAACTCGGTTCGTAGCTCGTGTGCCGGAGTGAACGGTCGAGACTTTATGACAGCTGCCTTCTCCATCGCGACATTTCCGGACTCGTACAGAAACACTGCGTCTACGGCTGGTGCGCCAGTCAGTGAACACCGGAAGCGCAGATCCTCCTCCGCCACCTTCCGGCGCGCTCGAACAAGAGCAAAACGTGTTTGCATAATGTACTCCACCTCGGCCTTGAGGTAGGGCACGGACGTCGTGAACGGTTGATCCGGATGCAAGGACAAGAGAACCCTCTCGCCAATGGAAAGACCATAGTCTCTCTCCAAAATGTATTGGTAGAGGGAGAGCTGGAGTGCGTACGCGGCACCCTTGCAGTCGTCAAGATGCGTCAGAGGCGCCTTCATCTTCCCGTATCCGCGCAAGTCCTTCTTCAACTTGTCGGTGCGCTTGTGATCAACGATGTGGTACAGATGTGCTACCGGATCGTACACGATCGCGTCGATGCTCCCGGCGACGTCGGCGTCCACGCACACAATCTCTTTTTCCGTCGCGTGTGTTACGATGCCTTTGGGCACCAAGTGATTTTGTGCAAAGTCGATCAGCACTCTTGACTCTGCTTCCCAGTGACGAAAGGGAAGTCCGTTAAACATGAGCTCGGCTTGGTAATGAGCTTCGGTTCCCATGTGACTCGACAACAATCCTTTACGAGTCCATTGACAAGTGATCTCTTTCGCCGATAGTTCCCGTGCGAACGAATGGAGTTCCACATCGTCACGGGTGCCATCGTACCCTTTTATAACGGCTGCGACAAGGAGTTTCTTAACGGTTTCTTGTGACGCGTTGTGTGTGCTGTGGGGATGCACGACCGCGATTGTCTTTCCGTCGGCCACCATGAGCGCTCCTCGAGAAAGACACCATTCGGAGAGCGGCTTCTTGTCCACCACGTACTCGACACGTGGCCACGCTTGTGAGCGGGAGCATTTCATGAGTTGGATCGCTTCGTCTGCGACAAACGGTTTCTCGTACGCGTGCGCGAGGGCGGTCACTGAAGCGGAGGTGGGAACGTCATTCCACGTGTAGATGTGCGGAATTTCGTAAAACATCAAGTGGTCGTCGAGTGAATGACGATGCAACGTTTGTAAGGGCTTTTCGTAGTGGTGAGGAAGACGATAGCCTTCCTCAAAAGTGTCTGGGGCGGGGGGCGGTTCCCCTTCTTGAAGAGAGATTCCGACAGGAAGAATCGCTTCGCAAGTGCTGCGTGTAGCGTCGTCCATCATAGTGTAAAAAAGAGTTAGAAGAACACAAGCAAATATCATGTGAATTCTGACAGCGTTTATTTGTTCTTCTTTGGAGTCAATATTTTCTTGAGTGATTAAAACGTTCAGGGTGGGTCGAAGTGACCACTGTGTAAGTGTGCTGAAGTAACACAAGTTTTTGGAGACTTTGTTTGATGTCTTTGAGAAATGAAATCCTAACATGACACGATGATCATTATCCTTGTTGTTGGCTGCGACACGATGAAAAGTGGTGGAACCACGCAGCATGTAACATTGTCCGGTTTGGAGGTCGATGTTCTTGATTTTCCCGTGCTCATCCTTGTACTGAACGTTTCCGGCAGTGGGTGTTCTGCGTACACAACACAGCACTCTGTAGTCCTCCATATCTTCGGAGTCATAATGCCACGAAAACGATCCTTCCTTTCCGAAATAGTTCAGAACGAAAATGTTCCACATTGAGTGTTTGAAAGGGTACAATTTGGTACGAACTTTGTCTTCGGCAAACATTTTCGCAAACGCTTGTACCCTGGATGCGCTCTTGCGGAGAGACGCATTTTTGTCCAACCTGTCTTTCATCTGATGCCAATAAATTGCACCGCCTCGTAAATTGGAGTCAAATGCGTTGTACATTTTCGTCACCCATGACGTCCGTAGGTGACAGCACAGCGACGTGATCATTACCGCGTCGTCTTGTAATTTTTGTGAGAGCAAGGGTCCATTTTCAATGAACGGAAGTTTGCTCTTGTTGTATCTGTTTCTTGTCACCTGATGAATGTACAGTCTATACCATACGTTTTCATTCCACAGTCTTATATTCAGTGTTCCAAAAATGAAAATTCCGAAAACAACAACAACGAAGGTCCTCATTTGGTTTTTTAACACGATAAAAAGATTGCAACACGCACTATGCAGCGTTGAACTCTGAAACGTGCACTACGCAATGTGTTCTGCACAGTCAGCCTCAAATTGCGCATGGTCACGCTTTCCCAGTAAGGACGATGGAGCGGACAACGAATTGACAAAGGAGTCAATGTCCTCCTGTACTTCCACGTTCGTCGTACCTTTGTAGAAGAGGGTGAGACCGTCGATCATTGCGGCGTGAGATTTCGCTTGCTCGTCCATGATATCCTTCAAGGTCGAGCCGTCCATGAAGAGAGACAGTGCCAACTTAGCGTGAAAAGGAGGGATCTGTTCAATGACCCACGCCACCAGTGGATAGTCGTCGATTTTCCTACCTGAAAACAAACGACACAGATCGAAAACAAACTCGGAGTCGAAAAAGAAAGTGAACTCAGAGTAATAGAGAAGATCCTCGTTCAGATTCTGCCCTACGGCAGCGAGCACCATCTTTTTGTCAACGCAGGAAGACAGTGCATATTGAAGTGCTTCTCCGTTTTGCGATACAGCTGCAAGCACCACCTCCTTGTCTTTCTTGAGTTCTTGCGATGCGTATCGGAGAGCATGTCCACGATTCTGTACTGCGGCGAGTACCACCTCTTTGTCCCCCTGAAGGTTTGATGAGGCGTACCTGAGCGCTTTCCCATTTTGCTGAACAGCGGCGATCATCACCTCCTTGTCCCCGCGAACATCAGTTTGAGTATACAAGATCACGAAAGCATCGGAGCGTACGGCGGAAATCACCACGTCTCTGTCGATTTGGAGCTCGTCAGAAGCGTGACGGATTGCGTAACCAAAATTCTCCACAGCAGTCATCACAACGTTCTTGTCTCCCTGGAGTTCTTCTGACGCGTACTTGAGCGCGTAACCACGGTTCCGTACGGCGGCAAGAACCACGTCCTTGTCCATTCGGAAGCAGGGTGCCATGGTTTTGAGACGCATACCATCGATGGTGACGTCGGCGAGCATGTTGTTGTACTGCATCATCATCTCGTGGGTTGTCGAGTTTTCGTTTTGGTCCGTACAAAAGCGACCACTTTCCGTTGGAAGTCAACAAGCGAGCACTTTCCGTTGGAAGTCAAAAAGCGAGCACTTTCCATCAGACCAAACCAAAAAATACACACACCGTCGTCATGTACCACAACCGGAGCGCCGTGATCAGGACTGTCGCTTGTGATGGTATGCGTCTCCAATTTGTGGCGCCGTACCTCAAGATGGACAAGGAAGTCGTTTGCACTGCCGTAAAGCAGCATGGACGCACGCTTCAGTACGCGTCACACGAACTCCAAGAAGATGAGGATGTGGTGCTGACTGCTGTGATGCAGAATGGACTCGCACTCGAGTTTGCATCGCCAAACCTTCAGAACGACAAGGATGTGGTTCTTGTCGCCGTACGGAACCGTGGTTGCGCGCTCAAGTACGCGTCACAAGAACTTCAAGATGACACAGAGGTGGTGATGACTGCTGTGACGCAGAATGGGTTCGCACTCGAACACGCATCGCCGAAACTCTTGGCGGATAAGACGATTGTGATTGCAGCTGTGCAGCAGTGTGGATACGCATTCGACAAGGCATCGTGGGAACTTCAAAACAACAAAGATGTGATTCTTGCCGCTGTGCGGCAGTGTGGAACCGTACTCGCCAATGTATCGCCGAAATTCCAGGCCGACGAAGAGGTAGTGCGTATCGCTCTGCAAGAGAACGGATTTGCACTCGAACACGCATCGCCGAAACTCTTGGCGGATAAGACGATTGTGATTGCAGCTGTGCAGCAGTGTGGATACGCATTCGACAAGGCATCGTGGGAACTTCAAAACAACAAAGATGTGATTCTTGCCGCTGTGCGGCAGTGTGGAACCGTACTCGCCAATGTATCGCCGAAATTCCAGGCCGACGAAGAGGTAGTGCGTATCGCTCTGCAAGAGAACGGATTTGCACTCGAGTTTGCGTCGCCGAATCTCCGAGAGAACAAGGATGTGGTGAATGTTGCCATGCAAGATAACGTGTATGCCTTCTTGTATGCATCGCCAAAGATACAGGCAGACAAGGACATGGTGTTGAAAGCAGTGCGCCAGAGCAACAGCGAATGCTTTCTCTACAACGTACCAACACATGTTTTGACCGACTCTGCGTTTGTCTTGGACCTGTGCCGTATCTTTGCGGGAAAGAAGCTGTTAGAGAACTGTCCCACGGTGCATTCGTGTGTCACTGAGCTTCCTCAGGATGCACAAGATTTGGCTCGTTCTTTCTTCGAGAATGATGACAACAATATCTTCTTTCTTCGATAAAACATTTGGAACCAGAGAGATTACTAAACCTGGGGTTGCTTCATGTGTATGTATAATGCGATTTTTAGTTTAGTCTGCTACTTGTTTTAGTTTAGTCTGGAATAAAATATAATGCGATTTTGGCGCTACGCTGGAATACCCCAAAATCGCTGGAGAGTCGTCACTAGCTACATACTCACTGTCATTTTCATCTACCTCTTCTAGTGCTGTTTGCTTTGCACGTATCATATGCTTTGGTACGAGAACTTTGACGTACAATGGTGGGTTCACAATTTATATATCGGTCGTAGACACAACATATTGTTTTAGACGAATCCCTCAAACTGTATGAACACCGATTAGAATTTTTTCCCTCTGTGCATAATAAATTCCATGAGAGACTATCGAGCGACATTTCATGTGTCCAAATTCAATCTTACCTTGCCTGGTGATGTTTCCCTAAGCCTGGTACAAGTATGTCCCAGATGCATTTATTAATCCTGGAATCTCACCATAATTCCAAGCCACCTAACATATATTTTTTGGGACGTTTCTATAAGACTCGACATTTACAATGCGTTGAAGTGATGAAATTAATTACGTTTATGAAATATGTAAAAGAGAAAATGCAAAAAATTATAACCCAAGCTGGTGCACTGCTGGGAGTTGGTACCACAGTGTTTCTAGTGCGGAAACTGTGGCGTCGTGAGCTTCATCCGGTGGTGAGTGCACATTGCCAACTCGTGACCAAGGAGCCGGCGCTGGCGGAAGTACTTTCCGAACTTGCAGCCGTGGGTGTTAACGAACAATTCGAGTTAATTCTTGAAATCACCGACGAGGTCATTCGGCTTGCGAACGACAAAATCAAGAACAAGTCAAATCAATGGCACATCGCACGTTTAAACGGTGACATTATCCGCCGAGCGAAAGACATGTGCAAGATCAAGGGTCGAATGGATGAAGCGAGTTTTCAAACTGTGATTTACGCCAAAGAAGAGCACATTCCACAATTGGAAAGTCTACTTGACAACGTGCTGCACAACCATTTGCTTGACAGTTGACGGGAGGGAGTCACTTTCGAAATCGTCAAAATCGGACCCATCAAATCTGAAGTTATGACACACAAAAAAATTAAGTGGAAATTGTTTGTTGATGATCAGATGAGTGATTGATAGTGTGTAGTTGCAAGTGGCTGCAATCCTCGTTCAACACGACACGCTCGTGCCACCTTCACGGTTTCGGAAACTAAGAAAGTTTCACTGACCTTGGGAAGATATCGCTTTAATTCAGCATCGTGAGGTACTGGAAGCAATTCGGTGAGCAAGGTGCATAGTTCGAGGAACTCTGCGACTCGCCGCAGGTCAAGTGCGCTAATTGCAAATATCACGAGAGTGTCGGCAATCATAACGTCGTCGACAACGGCACCGTGAAAGATGCAGCGATTCATCAGCTCATCGTATGAAATCGAGGTCTTGCGAAGCGATTTGTTGATCTCGTCCTTCAAACAGTACAACCAAAAGAGCATTCCTTTCGTATCAATCGGGATCTTTCCTGCGCGTCTGTTTACTTTGGTCCTGTTTGCGGCAAAGTGTCGACGGCACTTGTCGCAGGGTAATAGCTCACCAATGCACTCAACGAGGCGAATCAGACGTGCCATCTGATGTGGTGGTGCATTCCAAGTACACATGAAGAGCATTTGCCATGTGGATGGACCCCACAGTGTAGGTTCAACCATTCTCGTCGTTTTTGCTGGTGTTTACTTTTAAAAGATTTGAAGATTAAACGACCATGGAAGAAAAACGAAAAATTTATGAGACATTTTTGAGCTTCAACGCTCACAAAGCTTCTGTCACAGACGTTCCTACGGTTCACGCATTCTTTTATCATAGCGGGACAATGTCACCCGCCATTCGGCTCATCACAATGTCCCCTGACGATGTCAAAGAAGAACTCGACATGGGGTGCGAATTAGTTAGGTGGCTCATGCACCAGTTACACACGTACGATTGTCACACACAGCGCATCGTTGCACTGATTTTTGATCGTCAAACGGTGCTATCGGACGTGTTTGATATACATGCGGCGCAATCAGATTTGCTCAGCAAACACAATTTGGACACAATCAATGTTAGCGGACGTCGACCATAACAGTGCACCGGAGTTATCGTCGCCTGACGCTAAGAAAGAATCGAAGGTCAAAGACTGGGACCGCATTGCACGAGAGTTGTCTTCACCAGACAGCAGCGACGCTGAAGATGGACTCAATGTAATAAGCGTTCAAAAAAATGCAAGACGAGTTTCCGAGATCTTGCACAGTGTTCTGCCTGAATCACCATTTGTCTCTCCCGATGCGTCTCCTCCCATGGGAATGAACAGGTTCAGCGCACTACGCGACCAATTGACCAAAGCCTACGTCGAGTCTCAGCACTTATCGAAACACCCTTCCACGCACGAGCCGTCGACAAAGTTTCCGCACCGCCCCAAGAAAGCGCCTTCGGACGGGGTCGTTCGGCAAGGAGTGGCAATAACTTCAGCCGCTCTTGTGCCTTCAACCGAGTCGTCTCATCCGTAGTTGTACATTTGTTGCAGGGCATACTTAATTTTTTAAAATAATACCAATATAAAATAATATAAGATGAACTGCACCGAACTCGACGATGCTTTTAACATCGTTGCACAATTCGTGGTCGACGAAGACGTCGGTTTCATTGTGACATTGTCACTGTCTCTCGTGACGTCGACCGTACTGCTGATTTGGGGTGAACACCTTGTGAAGCCGCTGAGTGCGTTGGTGAGCGGTATGGGTGGATGTGTTGCTGTTTTTGTCGTATCGGATCTTTTTGCTTGGACATGTATACCACGACTCGCAGTTTCCGTGGCAACAGGTATATGTCTGGCTCTTCTTGCTCTTTGTCTGTTTAAAACCGGACTTGTCTTAGTGGGAGCAGCTGGGTTTGGAACAATCGCTCATTTCTTGTACACGTCTCTCCCGCTGGACGGGATAAAGCCTCCTTTTACACTTGCTGGACTCTCAGCGTACTACTATCTAGCGTTGATAACAGCAACTGTACTGGGAGGTATCGTCGCATTCTTTCAGAAGAAGAATTTGATACGAGTGAGCAGTTCTTTGATAGGTGGTGCCGGAATCGCGACAATCGTACATTTTGTCAGTCACCGTACTGGGAACACGCTCTCGCCCATTCCACTTCTTGTCGTGTTTGTCATAAGCTCGTCGGTAGGAATTGTGTCTCAAAGATTTTTGTCACAACGACGACGCAAACAAAAGCATACAAAACATATGCGCAACGATTTAATCCGAGCGTGACGTACCAAACTAAAATGTAGCACATACCAAACTAAACAAAAGTTGTCATGCACGGTCGCATCTGGTCGGTCAACGATGACGTCTTACTTTGTGACGCCGTCGAGAAAGAAGGCGACGCAAAGAAGAATTGGAAACGTATCGCTGAGAGTGTTCCCGGTAAGACCTACAAGCAGTGCTACACTCGTTGGTACGACCACGTAAAACCTGGAATACGACACGACGTTTGGTCGGAGGATGAGACGTCGCTGCTCATGCTTCTTGTCGCACTTCATGGTCGACGTTGGGTGTTCATTTCCAATTACTTGACCGGCCGCACCGCGAACAGCGCCAAGAACAAGTATGTATCTCGCATGTGCCAAGGACACCTTTATCCACCATCCCTCACCACCAAGAAGGTCAAGAAGAAGATGAAGAAGAATACAACAGGCGGAATAAAATTTGTTCTTGGAGGACACGAAAGAGTGTCGCTCACATCGACATGGTGGTCCTGACTTTGTTTGGTACAGACCAAAATACACACACACACACACACACACACACACACACACACACACACACACACACACACACACATGCCACGAAACTCTGCAACGAAGACGTTGTCGGTCTTTAACAATGGTCTTCCTTTGGAAGCGGTTCTGCTCCCCTCACAGTCTGAAGAGGGTGAGCCTCACGTCGGTATACTTTCAAGAGACGCGGGTTATGGTAAGGTATGGATTGAATACGACATGACATGGAGTCAGGTTGCGTGTCGTGACGTGCAGTGTATCAAGCTGCCCAAGATTCCGGAGCACTATGGAAAATGGATAAAGACTTCAATTGGAGGAGTGAGTTCTACAATACGGCGGATAGACGTCATTCGCGCACTCCACTCTGAACACCGACCTCTCGTCGTATTTGCAGTCAACGCCATTTCTCCCACAATAGTCCAAGATACATTTCGTACCATGGAGTGTGATGTTACGGTGGGTGACACGGAACACGATGACATTTATGGTTACGTCACGGAGATCGTGGTCCACCACTCTGAAGATGTGTCTTTCGTTGCCGCAATGATTGCGCGAGTGGGTGCCGTTCCAATGCTCGAAGACTCTTCCTTCAATGCACGGCGGTGTTTGGGAATCGAACGACTCGACCGCATATCTGCAAAGGTTGTCACTGACGACACAATGGTGGATTGTGATGATGACACTCTGTTTGGTCTTCGTCGCGGGTGCGAAAATTGGAAGTTTTCGTGGATGCCTCCGTTTTGGAAGGAGGTGCCTATTACGTGGGACCACATGGTGCGCAACGTCATCTCTCAACCACTCATGGATCTTCCTCAACCTCTACGCCAGCATGTTGCACGAACTCGCCTTGATCAAGGAGATTTTCCACCCGTGGGGTCACAGTGGGAACCTTGCACGACTGCGCCTTCAGAACATGTTCTCGAGTGGAATCGGAGTCTGTCGGCAGAAGTACCTCTCGAGCACATGTACAAGCGTGTGGTGCAGCTTGACGAAGAAGACGAGATCAAAGTGCTACTCGGGGACCGTGACGTCGCATCCCGTGTGCCTCTCAACTGTATCACGCTCATTGACGGTGTGTGGTATCAACCGGTAAACACACGAGGATTTCTTGAAAAATGCATTCCAGGACGAGACAAACGGTGGGTAACACCTCATCTCACACACGTTCAGTCGAAACAACTCATTGAGGCATTCTACCTTCTCACTGTCGAACGCATCGCAACTTCTCTGGAACGAAAGGTGTGCAAGCTCATTCTCTTTCGATACATGGTGGAACGAGGTTATACGGCTCGGTGGATTGGAAAATACGATCAGGACGGCAACCACGTCGGAAATGGTGATACGTTTCGAAAGTTTCGACATCTCTCACAGTACGCTCCTGATCGATTGCCATCCGACATACTGAGCAAGTTGTGCGGACGAGACGGGAGATTGAACAACAAAGGCTCAAAAGGAACTCGCTCCAAGTATAAACAAAAGACGGAGACGAAGCGATATGTTCCGAAGAGACGTTTAAAGCGGACCAAAAACGACGAGCGCCAAATGATGTGATGTGCTATTTTTTTTCTACATCAAGATAACAAAATGTCCGGCGTCCGAGGAAATTGCCCTAGTTCGGCTCCCTTGTCGGAACCCTCTAATATTGTGAAGTCCGTCGAAAAAAAATGTGAGAAAGGAATGTCCGTTGTAGATTTTAAGACAAATGAAACCCAGAGTCCATGCGCATCCGCCAGTCAAACAATTGAGGAAAGTCATTCGTCGAAGACAAGGTGTTTTCCTCAATGTTAAGGACCTCAAACCAACACACGTCTGCGAGTGATGGTCGGTCAAGTGCCATCCATGCACATCCAAGAAGCTGCTCTTCAATATTGCCTAGTAGTGTACGAAACCTTTGTGCTTTGTCGTCACATTCTAAAACCCTATCACCGTCAGACAAATCAAAAGTCGTTATGCACGTTTGCAGACGTTCCAACGAGGCGTCGACTGCCAGACGCTCTTTTGAAGTGGTCACACGCAATGATGTGAAGGCATTAAGGTAACGACAAATGGTAAAAAGTCCATGAGTACCAAATGCCTGATCGTTGATCCACATGACGGGTGTGTCATCTCCTTTTGTTTCTGAAATCCCAACCACGTGGATACGAGTCGCTGTATCGTCGCACAAATCCACCACTCTTTTGATAATTCTGTGCGGAAGCGAACCCGGTGGTCCCATGAAAAGTTCAATGTCGTTTATGGCAAACAGAAACGAACACACCAACATACACCACGTATTTATCATCTTTAATACGAGTTGCAGATATCCTCGAATCATTGCACGCATTTAATACACACAGACATGTTTTGATATCAGCAAGGGTGAACGCGCTTTGCACGTGAGAGTGCATTGTGTAGATGGTAGATTTGGTTGCGTGCCAGATCATCCAGAAGAACCTTCATTTCTGTCATCCATTCGTCCGAGACGACTACGTTTTCCAAGGCACCAGGTTCAAAGTACGAGTTACTGCAGCGTCTACCTTGAAACTTGCGTGCAACTAAATATCGTTCTGAATTCGTAGGACGACTTGTGGTAGGCTTTATTATACTGACTTGATCAAAACATTGTGTGAGACATGCAATGAACATGAGTGTTTGCTTCTCGGCTCCTTCAAAAAACTTTAATAAGTAACATCCTCCTTGTGCCAATGCATGAAAAGCGAGACGTGTCTGCGCAACAAGAAGAGGAAAGTGGTCACGCTCCACAGACTCATGACACACGCAATACGCTCCATCTGCAGTCACCAGATCTGCTCCGCCTTGTTCAATCAAAACACTACACAACTCGAAGTCCATCACATCTCCATCAAAAAAAGATCCGCAGTGCATTGGTAAGATGTTGTGCAGAGGTTTAGGAGAATCTGGCGTATTCAGCGAAATCGCGCTCCACTTCCAGTTGTCCACAGCGTCGTCCTCCGTCGCCTGGATGAAACCTCCCGGAGATTCGCAGAGGTGAACACTCACTAGAGATGGGTTTAAAACGCACGTGGCCATGATTTCTTTCATCTTGAAGTATGCGCGACTGGCGAGTGTCCTTGTGCATGAAGGTCGCATCGTATCCACGATGCGCTTCCATGTTTGCCCCCCGTCATGAGACTGTATCAATGGAACCTTTTTCTTTGTCGTTTTCAGCTTTTCCATTGTTGCCGTTGTCTGAAAAGGTGTTTCCGTCTCCGTCTCATGTCGCAACCGAACGGAACCTCTCAAGACTGGATATTCAACGGAATGCATTGTTGGAAACATGGACCAGGAGTGCACATTCTGATACTCTCCTCAAGAGAAAACGTGAAAAGGAAATACATAGTATATATGATAGGAAACGGGAAAGGGATTGATTGTGAGCACCTCGTCAAACTCCACGTATGTGTGCAGAGTCAAACGAACCGCACAAGACTGTTCACTGTAGCACTTGGTGATGGTAGCTTTAATTATTTCATCGTTTAGTACTACAGGAGCACATGTCTTCCGAAATCGAGACCACGAGTAATCGGCCAATGGTTCGAACTTCGTGTTCCTTGCAAACGATGTCCAATTGGCGACCACGACCGTTCCAAACACGTTGTTACACAGCGACGAAGGGTACAATGTGATGAGATGAGATCGAAAGGCGCTCAATACCACGTCTGCAATCCAGTGTCTTCGAATTTGAATCGGAACGGCAAAAGCGTCTTGGCGCTTTTCAATGTTCGGTCGAAATCCTAGAATGGCGTGGACAAAGTTTTGAAGATCAACGTCATACAGCTGAAAAACGATGAGCTCAAGTATGTCGTTCGGAAGCGAATACAGAGGAAGGCGGTATGATTTCCACCGTGCAAACCGCTCGAGACGAGACCACCTGTCGTTTTCAATTAGAATGATTGCTGTTTTTTGTCTACTTCTTTGAGTACACAATTATTTCAACTGCAAAATGAACTCTCTCAGACTGCAGTCAGGAATGGTGTCGACACAAGACGAGTTTGAAACGATCGTTCATGGATTCTCCTATCGTTTGCGAGAGAGGCATATACCGTAGCCGAACAGTACACCCAAGGCAAAGGACGTAAAATAATAAGAGCAGTAGACATGAAATATGCACTCATGTATTGTGCCCGGACATACTTTTCAAAAGACGACCACGATCTTCATGAACGATTGCAAACGGAGTTAAGGCATATGGAAGAAGACGAGTGCTAGTCGGATGATGAGGAAGAAGTTGAGTGCGATGAAGAGGGAAAAAACCATGACACATGCGACGAGGAGAGTGCACGCGTGGTACGAAATGTGGACCGTGTTGTCGAGGTGAGGAATTTTTGGCATCCGGAAGATCCGGTGCATCAAATGCTCAAACGAGCGATTGACAACACTCCATGTCAGTGATTTTTTATGTGAAAATGTCAGGTATTCCACGGGCAGAAACTGCATATTGTTCAATTGATAATTTTTTTTTTGAGGAATAAATAGCAAACAGATGCAGATTTTTGTGAAAACACTGACTGGGAAAACGATTACTCTGGAGGTTGAAGCAAGCGACAGTATCGAAAACGTGAAAGCAAAGATACAGGACAAGGAGGGGATTCCTCCGGACCAGCAACGCTTGATTTTTGCGGGGAAGCAACTTGAGGACACACGAACGCTGCAGGATTACAACATACAAAAAGAGTCAACAATTCATCTTGTCTTGAGACTTAGAGGCGGAAACGAAACGCTGTGCACCACTTTAACTACCAATATGGTTCGGTAAAAATTAAATGTTTTAAAAGCTGTTTCAATTTTTAAGTGCATCATCTTGCTCTGCGCTAAAATCACGTAATTCTCGGAGAAGCTGTTTGAGCCTTAAAGGAATCCCATCTTCACTACTTCGAACTTGAAAAAGTTCCAACAGTTTTTCCCACGGGACAACCGCGTACGTTGGAGACCGATTTCTAGAAAATACAAGACACGGAGTCGCTCCGGAAGGAGCATTAGACTGCGCTTGTTCAATGCATTGCCATACGTTCAAACGCTCGACGCACTTACACTCTATTGACAAGGGGAGTGCATTACGCGCAGCTGTAGAGAGCTGAATGTCTTCTCCGGGTGCACCCATGGATGTGCTGTGTACGTCATCCTCTTCCAAATGAGGGAACGCATCTAAAATAGATCGAGCTACTTTCTGTTGAAGCCTTCGACCTTTGCTCTTGCACGATTGAGGTCGCATACTGTCAGTTGGTCGTCCAAATGCCTATGCACTCTGATGCATTCTGCTCCCATGTACCAATGCTAATGTCTTCGACTGTGGACCCAAACATAGGTGTCTTCGTGCGACGCACAAGTGGAGGAGCATTGCAGTTCTTGCCATACTCTTCGAATACAACGTCAGTGATTATGTCGACACTTGCTGGTCCACTCTTGCCCAGGTACAGCTGATCAGCTTTATTTAACATTCCTGATTGTTCAAGTGGAACAAGGCGTTTCATGCTAGCTTTGATAATGTCCTTGCTTGCCTCGCACTTGCTACGAAACTCGTCTGGTTCCGTGTTCTCTCCACGCATCACTCTGCGTCGATAAAACATCTTCATCTGTAACTCGACATTGCCGGGATACAAGAGCTGAATCACTTGGCGCAGTGTTTCCATGGGAGTCAACATGTGTGCTTGCCTTGTTTTGATTTAGTTCGTACAAAATTCTAATTGAGTGCTGTAGACCAAACATCGTACCAAACCAAACATCGTACCAAACCAAACATCGTACCAAACCAAACATCGTACCAAACCAAACATCGTACCAAACCAAACACCAGACCTAAAACCCACTCCGAACACACACACACACACACACATCTTTGGTACGAGACGTGTGTCGAAAAGCGAGCACATGGAACCGAACGTTTTCGGCGAATATCACAAAGCGAGCACTTCCGTTGGAAGTCAACAAGCGAGCACTTCCGTTGGAAGTCAAAAAGCGAGCACTTCCGTTGGAAGTCACAATACGAACACTTTCGACACGCAAATGGACACGCCCCACGCACACGACGACATGCCGATCAACAAGGCGACGCAACGACGGTTCTACGTTGCAGCGCAGTGCAGTCCACAGGACTGGAAAGGACCATACGACGTGAATGACTTTCATCTTCTCCAAGCGTATATCACAATAGACTTTGATACCAATCCCGTCAATCTTAGACTTGCACCTGTTCCATTTTCCGAGTCCGACTTCGAATGCATGGACACTTATCTTCTCTTCGACAAGGAACCTCTGGAAACGATCGTACCGGATGTTCCGGCAGAAAAGAACTCAAATGACGCGCCTGCTGTTCTGTCTGCACCACCACCATCACCACCACCACAGGGTTCTGACGATGCTCACGGAGAGGAGAAACGCAATACATTCATCGCAGAGCACGGATTGAAGAGTGAACTTGTATTTCCGGATGGCTTCTTTGTATGGTGGACGGTAGTGGAGCAGCGTCTGTTTGTCAAGATTGTGCTTGAAAATCCCGAGTTGCCTTCCAACTTGATCTGGCCTTTTGGTTTCTTTCTTGACAATGTACACAATGGCGATGTGTGGTGCGACTATCAGAGAGACAGAAGCATTTCACGATACAAGAACACACTCATGCTTGTGAATACTGGAATGGACATGAATGGACATCATAACTTGAAATACCTCCACTCGCAGATAAGTTGTGTGCAACTGAGAAAGGAAACGGCGATGGCTCACAAGGAATATTGCAAACGCATGCCGCCGAGACGCCGACAGCAGAGAGTAAAGCCACAACAGCAACATTCGACGGCAACATCTTCAAACCGCAAGTCATCGAGAGTCGATGAGTTCAGACGCCGACAACAGGAAGTGGAGCCACAACAGGAAGTGGAGCCACAACAGGAAGTGGAGCCACAACAGCAACATTCGACGGCAACATCTTCAAAACGCAAGCGCAACAACAAATTGGAACTATTTCAGGAAAAGAATAAGAGACAGAAAGAGAGCGAGGAGATGACGTTTCTTGAAACGACACCATGGGGTCAAACTGATCTCGAGGTGCCTATCTCCATGATTGAAGAAGAAGCACCTCAAGTCCTCATCGACCTTTTGCAGCCAATCATTGACATATTGGCGAAACCGAAGAACAGCACCGGATATCGTACCATTTACTACCAGAGCGGCGTTCATAACAATAGAGAAAAGGGATATTCAATCTTTATTGCTCCTACACGCTTCTTTCACTCGAAGAGCCTGACGACGTGCACAGTGGCTGCGGCTGCGGTTCAAGTAGACAAACGAATCAACTCACAGATGAGCGCCTCTTTGTGGTTTCGGTGGATAATATGTCACCCACAGGGAGTGAATATCGCTATTTCGGAATGGCTTGCAGATGACAGTGTGCGATACAACATTGAGAACGGCAATGCTATTCGCTTGATTAGTAAGAGGCAACGACCGATTCCTCATGTCGACCATGACATAGAGCTGCCTCCGTTGACCATTGACCTACCGAATGAGAACAACATAGACGCTTTTTTGGCAGAGGACGATTTGCTCAAATTACTTGCAGTCTGAGACATGCTGCTCTCACAGGGAGAATGTTTTTTTGTCAGGGATACTGCAACACATATCATGACCATCGTGTATCCCATTTACGAACCATGGACTGTCTCGACTTTAGCAGTCTTAGTTGCATGGACCGTGACAACTCTTGTTTATTCGTTCCTGTGAACATGTAGTTCCAACGTTTTTTTTTTTTGGAAACCTCTCTACAAAGTATGACGCTTGAAGATCTAAGTTCTGCCAATGCCCGTCGCAACGAAGCACGCATGACAGACGACGTCTCAAAAACAAAGCACACAGCGCATCCTCCTCGGGTCATGCCCCCAATATCGTCACGAGAGTCGCTTAACAAGGACTATATGAAAGATGACACAGACGAATATTTCATTTCAGCAGGAGTTTCAGGCTTCAACACAAGTACTTCAGAACCTAGACTATCCAAAAATTCAGAGACAAGTGATTCCACGCCTGTCGAAATGACAAGAAGTATTCTCACAGATCTACAAACGTTGAAAGGAACTTTTTATGACAACACATCTTCAGAGGAACGTGCATTTGTACGTCGAGCAACATATCCAACCGATTCATTCAGAAGCGACCTTTATGCCAATTCTGAGCAAATTCTAGTTGTGGGCATGACTTTGTCTTTTGTACTAGGAATCTTTCTTTCCAAGATACTGGATACATCCAAACTGTCCAAACTGTTCACATCTTTCAGAGGCTCTTCTTCTCCTTCTGCTTCATCGTCGTGTGGAAGAGTAGTAGACAACATGCTTCGTTATCTCTAACGTCCATTTTATTCGTCATCTGTCTTCGGTGCCACAAGGAAACGGATATAAGAGGAGTCTCCATTGCTTTCGCCTGTACCAAGGTCGTATGTAAGCATGAGTGGCATAGTTGTGTCGACCTTCGCTGTCAACATCCGTACGTGCATGTTCTTCACAAAAGCGTCAATCTTGTCGATCGGATATGTTCCGTCGAATGCACTCTCATCCCCCACTTCTAACACATCGGTGAATGGACCGTCCACAGCTGCCCTCACGATGAAACTTCCGTCTTCGTGTTGTGTCATCTCATTGCAAAATTTCTGATCGTGTGTCGTGTCACCAACAACTGTAAAGAGAACACACGAATGTTGTTTTACTCCTTTCGTAATCGTGAAAATGCGTATGCGCAAGAACTCGGCATGAGCTTTGCGTGCCTTCTTGATGATGTCACGAAGCTTGGTCAGGTCAACTTCCAATATCATTTTAAATTTGAGCGGAAACAAAGACTGTGGTGTTTCGCCGTTAATGAAGGTACTCAAGGTCGATCTGTCCTCTATGTTTTGTTGTTCAGGATCGAGCATGACAAGATGTATCGTTGCGTCGCTTGTGTGACCTTCAATCTGCAAAGACGCACGGGAGCATGATGGTCCCTCGATGGAGTACAGGAGCTGCTTGCAGTCAACACAAAACGTAAACTCCGACGTCTCGCACTCTGAATTGACAAAGGTGACATTGTCGATTTGAAGACGAGCGGAAACGCAACACATAAAACCTACGTCCGCACCGTCAACCATCAAAAAGTAAACGCCGTCCACCTTCTGCACTTTGAAGATAACGCGTGTCATGACAGCCGCCGTACTTTCCACAATGCACCGAAGTGACATCGTGTCGTCAAAGGTGATGATCCAGTCCGGACTAGATCGTGCCCGCTTGCGTGTCTCTACATGGGATGTCATCATTCGTCCGTAATTTTTTTATTTCGTACAAAACTGATTTTTAGTTTAGTCTGGCTTGTTACTTCTTAACAAACTTGGCCATCGGTCCTTTGTTTTCTTTAATGTTTTGTTGTGTGCGTGAATCTCTCGAACGCTTTGTTGAGTGGTGACTGGGAGCAGGCAATGTCGTGTGTTGCTTTTGCTCATTCACAAACTCGTGATACAAACCAGGTGGTGGTGGTTCCTCAAAAGTGTCTGCCTCCTCGAGATTGCTGATGCTAGAACACAGGAGCAATTGTGATTCATCCTCTTTAGCTGCGTGTTCCTGAGCGAGCATGCAGTATGAAACAAACGGTGGCTCAACGACTGTGATTTCAGTGCAAACTTTTTGCGTCGCATCCACGAAACCTCCAAATTGAACGAGAGTTGGACGAGGAGGGGTGGCGATTATTGGAGTCTGTATGCCATAGACCTCGTGCATCATTCTAGTAAGAACATTCAGGGTTTGTCCTCTTTCGAATGATGTGTGTTCGATTATGTAAGCTTTGGCACAGTTAGGAGAACACGTCGCTCCATACACATAGTACACACCTTCAGTCCCATCGTGGAAACGAGGGATAGGAAAACATTTCTCTACCTTTTCGCAACAGTGCCAACAGTTTACCGCTCGAGTATAGACATCGGGTAAAACATGGAACACGTTTGCTTGATCGTGTTTGACAATTCCACCCATACACTTTACCTCTCGAATAACAACCCCCTTTGACGGGAGAAAAAGCTGTGTGCGCCCATATGCAGACTTTCGTATGATACGAGTGGGTTCCGGAGGTAAGTCGTTCATTTTCTGGTTTTTAATGTCAGCAAGTCGCATTCTGATACCAAAACTAAAAAAGACCAAAATGACACAGAACGGCATTGTGCGGGACACACTTGGACGACGTGTTGTGCTGCTGTATGATCGTGACGCACAACGTAAGACGTTGGTGAAGACTGTTTTACAAGCTTTCCAAGAAATGGGAGCGTCTGACGATGAGATTGTCACCGAACGGATGCGGTTCAACACGGACAACAACCACTTTACGAAATGGGTGGTCTCACTCCCTGACTGGCACGACGCAGCTGTGTACATCACAGATTGAGAAACGTCAGAATATTATTACAAGGTAAAGCACGTGCTCAGAAAATGTTTCCAGTTCGATGTTACACATGCAATGCAGTAATTGGAAACAAACATGTACAGTACGAGACACTAAAACGTCATAAGAATGACGCAGATGTGTTGGCCTTACTCAATGTCCACAGAATGTGTTGTCGACGTATGTTTTTGGGGCACACGAACCTCATTGACGAGCAAGTCCAGTATGGAAATCATGATACGATCATCGCGGATGGCATCGTTCTGAAACGGCATGTGCAGATTGAACGTAAAGTTTCTTGTGATTAAGTGCGGTCACATCTTTTTTCCAACTTTAAAGATGTAGAGATATAAAATGACAGACGATAACTTTTCTGAAGTCTCATGGAATGCTCTTTCGGAGACAGATCAAGTATTGTTTTCGGTTTTGACAAATTCAGAACGTACTGATATGAAGCGTGTTCCCAATGTGTCTTTTGGAAAGATATCGACAATCGTGGAGGAAGAGGACGAACCACGAATTACAGAAGTTGTGACACAAAACAATTCACGCGGCAGAGAAACATCACTCGACTTTGAGTCAGACTACCGCGCCGAAAAAGAAGAGCGCAGGTCGTCGGTTCACCGCGACGACGAAGACGAGCGTAGATCGTCGGTTCACCACGACGACCAAGACGAGCGTAGATCGTCGATTTATCGCGACGACCAAGACGAGCGTAGGTCGTCGGTTCACCGCGACGACCAAGACGAGCGTAAGTCGGTTCACCAAGACGAGCGTAGGTCGTCGGTTCACTGCGACGACCAAGACGAGCGTAGGTCGATTCACCAAGACGAGCGTAGGTCGTCGGTTCACTGCGACGACCAAGACGAGCGTAAGTCGGTTCACCAAGACGAGCGTAGGTCGTCGGTTCACCGCGACGAACAAGACGAGCGTAGGTCGATTCACCAAGACGAGCGTAGGTCGTCGGATCACCACGATGATGAGAACTACAGTGTGAAAGAAAGTTTGTCCAGTAATAAAGAAAGCACGGAGCTTAAGAAGACTTCATTTCAATACAGCACGAGTGAGGAAGATGAACTCCAAAAACGAAGTGTATTGCAGGATTTGCAACATATCAAAGCAAATGGAGGTATTTTGACAAAGGAGTGGACACTGGATGATTGTCTTGAAGACATGTTGTTAGAGATACGAAAGCAAACATTGGTGCAGGACGAAAAGTCGAATGTGAATATGATGCGGGACGGAATGCGTTTGCTTATTACTGGTATGGAGATGGTGAACAGTAAAATTGGTCTTCTTGATTTGGATGGATGGTCAACGGAAGTGTGTCGTGATCTTCACAAACATGATGCCGATCTTTCACGTGTTTACAGAAAGTATTGGAGACGAGGACATAATACATCGCCAGAAATGAGTATTGCAATGTCTCTATTTGGAAGTATGGGAATGTATCATTTTCGGAGAAGTATGTCCAAACATCTAATTAATAAGGTGCACAAGGGCAACTCCTTTGCAAACAATCGCAAGAAAACACGAATGCAGCACAATGACAGCGACTCGTCAGAAGACGATGAAGAAGCTCCACCAAAAAAGTAGAGTGCGTTTGTTGCAAACTCTACAAAATCTACACTTGCTTCATCAACAATGAACACGTCTCTTCCAATATCTTTGATTCCTGACACGTTTTCTACTCCTCCACGCCGACGTAAGGTATGCGATGATATTTCGGAAAAATCCGAATCCGATTCTACAGAAAAAAAAGAGTATGAAGCCGATGAAGTAGATCGACCAATGGATCAAGAAAAAACACCTCACGTAGAGTGTAAGGTAGTGGATCTACCTGAACATTCAAAGATGAATTCGGAGGCGAATGAGATACTTGAAGACACAGAGGAAGATGTCGTAGTGACATTAGACGTAAAGTCATTGGAACAAGGTCTTTCTCTTCGTGAATTAAAGCAGCGTTGTTCGGACATGGGACTCAACACAACTGGCAAGAAGAGTGACCTTGTGAGTCGCTTGGCGGCAAATAAGGAATGAGATCGCCAACGTTCATAGATACGTAACTATTTTGTTTCATTCTTAAGAAAAGCAAACGCAAACAAAAAAATGTCAATGTCTTTGGGATTCAATACACAAAGGCAACCCCGAAAAACAAACTTGCCTGGTAGTGTGCTTATAAGTATGCCACGACCTCAGGCGCGAGCAAATACAACTCCGTCGACTCCAATAATAAAGCCCTTGTCATTGCCCCTTTCCAAATCAAACAATGTGGATGATGGAGAGTTCCATGGAGTGTACGCTACTGTGTGCAATACTTTGACAGACGTTGATACCTCGGAAGAAGTATCTTCGGACTCGGCAAGAGTGTACGTGGTGTATCCCATGAGAATTGAAAAGGATGAGCGTGTAAGCATGAGACTCAAGATTGTCCACAGAATTACTGGACAAATTTCTTATCATTGGGTCGTCATTTTTAATCCTTCAACAGAGGAGCGTTTTCTGACGGATTTCTCGCTCATTCCTTGACGATTGCGCGCACATGACCAGCTCCACGACGAGGCATTCCATTGACTGTTTGGTCTGCTGGGTTTGGATTACTGGATGTACAGATCCAGTGTGATCTACTGTCACCCGATACGACACATCGTGTCGGATGATCACAAGGACAGTCTTCGTGCTTCTCAAAAATACCATGTTCTTTTAAGCAGCTGTTTGAAAGAATATTGCATTCAAGGCGAGCACGATGAAACGCAGAACTGCAAGATTGCATCTTGCATTTTAAAGACTCATTTTTTTTTGTGTATGTTGAGCGTTCGTATCGATCTCACATTTAATAGTCAACACAGGAAACAACAATGAAAGATATTTTTGCAAAAAGAGCGAAGGAACGCTTTGGGAATACTCTCAACGACTTTTTGGAGTCGCTGACGAATGACTTTCCAGAGTGCGACAATTTGGTAAAATGGAAAAACAAATATAACAATGAACGGGATTTGTGCTTAAGCGATTGGGTGCAGGCGCTGGATACGCCATTGAAAAAAAAGAGCGCAAAGTATGCACGTGCTGTAAAAAGTATCACATCACATAATGCTATTGTTTATCACTCTATCATGTATCACGACGTCACGGCAATGTCTATTAACAGCGATCTATTTGCACAATTGGATCTTTCAACAAAGTTCGAAAAGTTGAACGACGAGAACACTGCAATATTGTGGCAGTACTTAGAAGAACTCTCCGACATTGCCTACTCGGCAACACGACGTAAGCCTCCCCGTGTGCCGTGTTCCGCTGAAATCAGCAATGACATATCAAAACGCAAAGGAACAGCTCAGAAAAAGTCGCTGCCTACACTTCAGGTAGGTTTTGACGACATGTGGAAAAAACTTTGCGACATGAGAGGCTGTATCGAAAAAGTTGCTACAAGTGATGTGTTGTCGAAATTGGATCGACTTTCTCAAACAAAAGTGCAGGATGTCTGGTTGAGTAATTTATGCGCCAACCACAGCGAACAGGCGTTTGCAGAAATCGTGAAAACGTTTCCATTTTTCGATGATTCTCGAACCTTCAACGACGAAGAATGGTCACTATTTGAAAAATGCATGTCTGTGTCTGCTATGCACAACAACATTCCACAACCTATGATGCAAGGAATCGAACAGGTTGCCAACAAATTAGTGGAAGACATCCACAATGGCAAAACAGATTTGGCATCTCTTAACATGGAGGCGATTGGTCAACAAGTCTTGTCCAACGTTTCACAAGCTGACATGTTGGAATTCACAAAAAATATGGACAAAATCATTCCAGCAATGCAAAGGTGTTGAATTCATTATTTTTTTCATGATCTTAACGAAAACGAAATGCCATCTTCCAAAAAGCAACACAAACGGTCCTATTTAAAAAAGCGTAAGTAAAACAAGCAAATGAATTTTTTACAACAAACCATCGAAGATCGATGTGTTCGCATCATTCAACGTGCAGTGCGACGCAAGAGTCTTCTTGATGGAGATTTTTGTCGTGTTATAAACTCACGCAAAATACTCACTTTTTCTGGATAAAGACTACTTTTTTTTTAAATAACAAAACCAAGTATGACTGAGCGAGCACAAGAACTGCTCGCATGTGCTTTGACGTATCGTGCTTTCTCTTGCAGGACAACAAGGATACAAAATACTTTTGACGACATCAAGGAAGCGAAATCAACTTGGCATGCTGTATTGATGCACGAAGCACGAGAGGTGATGCAATCACCTTTAAATGATCCTCCAGCAATCAAGTATCTTCATCCTGTCGATGTCGACACATCGGAGCCAGGAATCGTTGACGACCGAGAAAGCGAAAATGTCACGCGGTACGACGCATCATCACTTCCGTCAGTTAATTACTCTGGAAAGCGATCTATTGTGTCCGCATCACCTTCTGAACCCATGGAAATCGTCAACAAGAACGATATTGCTGACGCGGACACACAGGCCAAAGACGAACTTGCAAAACGACTAAAAAAAGCCGAAAGTTTTGCACGAACGGAACAAAGACGCCAACAGAAACGTGACGAACAGAAAGAAGAAAGACTTAAGGAAACACCGGAAGCACGTCAGGAACGACTTGAAAAACAGCGTCTTAAGCGTGCGGAGAAACAACAGCACAAAGTTGAATCGTTGGTGGCACCACCACCACCACCACAACCACCACCACCACCACCACCACCATGCGACGACAGCATTATTCTTCCAGATGTGTCTGTTTCAAGTGTGCTCAGTACTTCAAAGACACGTCGTCGTCGCAAGGGAGAATTCGTCAACTTCTATTCCCATCCTCTTCCTCACCATCGGCACCTTCTGGGTTTACTCAGATGTGAACCATCCGAACACATTGTTTCTACTTTACTACGAGGCGAAGAGCATGACAACGTAGAATGCATTCAAGGACCACCAGGAACAGGGAAAACACGGGTGCTGGTACAGCGTGCACAGGAAACGACGGGGCGTGTTCTTCTCTGTGCACCGACCAACGTTGGTGTCGCAAATCTATACACAAGGTGTCTCGCTGAGGGACTTCAGGATGATGTGTCGCTCGTGCTCTCTCCTGACAGGATCCCTGTGGGTACCGTCGTATTGAGCAATGACCCTGGACGCAGAATTGTATGTGCAACAATCTCAGCACGTTCTGGTCCACATCTCAACACGCAATCCTTCGACAATGTGTTTGTGGATGAAGCCGCGCAGTGTATGGAGGCGTGGATTTGGACTTTGCTGCGATCGGATGTGATTCGATTGGTGCTCGCGGGAGACGTAAAACAGCTACCAGCCATTGTGTCGGAGTCGGGACGCAAACTGAACCACCAACGTTCCTTGATGGAGCGACTCGTAGTTGACCTGCAGTACGAAAACGTTGTCCGCCTCACAGAGCAACACCGCATGGCACCAGAAATCGCTTTCTTTTCAAATAAGGCGTTTTATGACGAGACGCTTGTGCAAGGCGCACATGCGCCGACAAGCGGAAACGTTGAGGTACACCATGTCGACAACGGAATAGAAGAAAATGTCGGTACTTCGTATCGTAACGTAATTGAGGCTGAGGTCGTCGCCCGGATCGTTTCGACAATGAACGATGAGTCGTCGGTAGTGCTTTTGACACCGTATCTTGCTCAATGTCGTCAGCTACTCACGCATGCGACTCATCGAGAAGTGCACACGATCGACTCTTTTCAGGGACGCGAAGCGGATGTCGTTATTCTCAGCGTAGTACGTGACGGAAGCACAGGCATCGGCTTTTGGAACGAAGAGCGACGTCTTACCGTCGCACTCACGCGTGCGCGGAAACGTCTTGTCGTCGTCGCAAGTCAAGCACGACAGTGGTCGGAAAAGAGCCTTTTGAAAACCTTTCTGTGTCAAGTAGGCTGAAAAGACCGATGCAAACCTTTTTTTTTTTGGATATAAACAGAACAAAAGAATAAATGGTGGAGACGGCGACCAACGTTGCCTCCGTAATCGGAGTTACGTGCATGGTCCTTGTGTATTATAGAGTGAACGACCAGCTCAGGACAGCAGACTCTGCCGTCATCAACGTAGAATACGAAAAAAAACGACTCAACGCCTCTTTTCTGAGAGCGGTGGGTGCTGTGTTATGGCCAGCACTTCTCTTTAGTGTGATCTGTGAGGATGACCGGTCGAACAAGTTGTTGATCGTCCCACTGTTGGTCAATACTGTGATCTGGTATCTTGATTCGATGCTCATCAACAAGCCTCGTACGAAGGGAAGTGATGACACGATTTCGTCTCTACGTTTGGAAGCATCAACTTTTGCGACTCTCGCCTTTTCCGTAAGCAACTTAATCGGCAACCGACCAAACAGCAAGTACACTCATCTCTTTCTGTATGCCGTGATGGCTCTCTTTGTCGTCGTCTTGCCATCACACAATCTCGATCGCAACTGTTTGGAGGCTCAGATCTTCGACAATGTTCAGAAGAGTGTACTCCTGTGGTGTATATGTTTCATAATTGCCGCCGTCGTGCTCACTCGTTATCATCAGTTCAATTGCACTGTCAGAATAGACAGTGAGACATCGGTGTAAAATAGTGGTGTTAGAAGGACAATAATGGCTCCTCCTCGTATGTTACAAACGTCCGCACCCGGAACCGTCGCAGAAAGCAATGCATTCACTCGTTTACACAAATCAGAACGTGACTATCTGACTGGTATGAAACGCAAGGATCGAATAGACATCGTCCACCTGATTGGTACACCCAAAATCGCAAAGTATGAGATGCCTCTACGCATTCAAGTTCTTCAAAGTTCCCTTCCACAGCACGTTCGTCTTCAAGTCTTTGAAGATCTCGGACGTAACACGAGCGAAAAGTACACGACATGGGTTCACCGACTCATTCGCCTCCCAGTCTCTGTTCTACACCCGTCGAGGAACATTGGAAATATGTACGATGTCGTACGTCGAGCTCGTTTAACGATGGATCGATGCATTACCGGACATGCCGACGCAAAACGTGAGGTGCTTAAGCTGATCTGTCAGACATATGCCACTGGAGGACTTTGCGCCTCTAACTACAGTCTTGGATTTGAGGGTCCTCCGGGTACCGGCAAAACGCATTTCGTGAAAACGGCTTTGACAAGTGCACTCGATCGCCCTCTCGTGTCCATTCCTCTTGGAGGAGCCAACGACGTTGCATACCTTCTTGGAAACCTCTTTGTGTACGAGGGAAGCAAAGAAGGACGACTGGCAAGCGCTCTGATGGAGGCAAAGTGTTGCAATCCGATTATCTACTTTGACGAGGTCGACAAAATTTCCACCACCGACCGCGGAGCAGAACTTGTCGGCGCTCTCATACATCTAGTCGACCCCACCTCTAACACTGCCCTCCAAGATCGTTACTTTCACAATGTTGACATCGACTACTCGAAATGCACCTTTGTGTTTTCGTACAACGATCCCTCCAAAGTATCTCCCGTCCTTCTGGATCGCGTGAAGCGCATATCTATGCCAGTGCCGTCGGACGACGAACGACAAACGATCATCTGTGATCATCTCCTGCCTAGAGCACGCAATCGTCTGAAGACAAACATCTCACTATCCCAGGGTGCACTCGACGTGATCGTGCGACGAGCGTCAACGACCAAAGGTGGAATGCGCAACGCTGAAAAAGATGTGGATCACGTCATTTCCAACGCCTATCTTTGTCGTGCGTGCCAAGAAGATAAAGGCGACGTGGCGGGGGCAAAAAATGTGAAGGTCTTTGACAAGGATGAGTATGTGAGCGGTGCTTTTGCCGATGCAGTTTTACTTTCGTGCGAAACGCTTTCAGACGATGCAATTCCTAATGGGATGTACACATAAGATGCGTCAATGTGCAAAAAAAACTCGTTTTGTTTTAGTTTGGTATGAGCTAAAATTGATTTTGTTTTAGTTTAGCATGGACTATAAATCTGTTTGGTTTAGTATGGACTAAAACTGCTTTTGTTTTAGTCTTGCGTGCACGCACGCAAACACATGGCAACAACAGCATTGAGTCTTTTTGACGCAAACGGTATACTCGATGAACTTATGACCTCTCATCGTGACACTGCCGTCTGCGCACATTGCGGCCTTTTCTTGGAAGAAGAAACATATATATTTTGCCGTGGTCCAGATTGCACATTACAACCAACAGAAGGTACTGTACCACAACGTCACCAGGCACACACGGGATGCAAAAAGTGCGCCGATGATTTAGCGTACATTGGACTCGCCGGAGCATGTCAACCCTGTCTTGAAAAACTTGGCAATCGCCGATCGATGGTCAAATATGCTGGCGTCGCACTACGTCCACCTGTGAAGAACACACTTGCAACAAGCCTGATTTCGAATTACGCAAATGCGGAGCAGAACATTCAGCAAGCTCGTGACCATGAAGACGATGCACGCATCAACGAAGGTACAGCACGTCGTTCCTTTTACGTAGAGGAAAAGCGGCGTCGTCGTGCGGAGGAAGAAGAAAAGGCAGAGAACGTTCGGCGTCTCGAGGATGAAAAACAACGTATGTGTCTCGAAGCAGAAAAGGCAAAGACCTTGACAGAGGAAAATATCGCCGCCACGAAAAAAAGAGCCGCTGAAGAGATGGCAAAATCAATGAGGTTGGCGCATGAGAACGTGAAGAAAGTCCAAGAGCAAAGTTTACAGATGATTGTGGAGACACGCAAGCAGGCGGAGAAAGACGCTCAGGTGATGAGAGAGCATGTACGAGAACAGGCGGAGAAAGACGCTCAGGTGATGAGAGAGCATGTACGAGAACAGGCGGAGAAAGACGCTCAGGTGATGAGAGAGCATGTACGAGAACAGGCGGAGAAAGACGCTCAGGTGATGAGAGAGCATGTACGAGAACAGGCGGAGAAAGACGCTCAGGTGATGAGAGAGCATGTAAGAGAACAAGCGGAGAAAGACGCTCAGGTGATGAGAGAGCATGTACGAGAAAGGGACGCTAGAAATAAATCAGTACAACACACGGAAGGAGACGACCTCGCTTTGGGGGGACAGGAGAGAGACGTTGAAAGAGACACCCAGCAAGAACACGAAGGGGGTGTTGATGGAGAACACGAAGGAGGTGGAGAACACGAAGAAATGCGTGAGCGACGGAAGAGGACACGTGACCCAACAGAAAAAGATGATGAAGTTGTCGACTCGAGAAACAGAAGGAAGCGGAAGTGGACCGCGCAGAGTCTTGAAAAGTCGAAACAGACGAAACGCCGAAACAAGGAACGAGCTCAAAATTACGGCACATTGCTCGAGTACTACAAAACTGCACTTTACAAGATCGACGAGGTAATGAGCGTTGCAAAGACGTACATGAGCATTCACTGCCGTGCGAACGATGAGCTGATCGAAGCCTTTGAGAACGAGGTGGACAACATTTTTTCCAATCTTGGAGCGACGCCAAGCGTAGACGACGAATAAACTATTTTAGCATTGTAATGGGTACATTTATTCGTGTAAAATTATTTTGAAAAACTCTAAAAAAAAATGAATTTTCTTCATGAGTGTGCCTCACGTTTAAACGACGGCGTGTCGGCTCAGGACGTACTCTCGGACATGCGTCTTCGATACAAGACCGTGCGGTGCCTTAATGTGAAAACGTGTCTCGTTCGTGGCATGTGCAAACCGTCTCGTGCGTACACGGAAGCTCTGGATGCGTTGTGTGTCGCTCATCCAGATGACCGTGACGACATTGCACAAGGAAGAAGTACAAAGACAGACATCAAAGAAGCAATCATGCGTCTTCCTCCCAAATGGAACGAGAACGTGCTTCAACTGAAGCCCACACGCACTCAAATGAAAGAGTGCAAACGTCTTGGTGCACAGAGTGTCGTGCGCAAGAACAAGAAGCGGGTTCGTGTGCATGGACGCAAACTTTTGGCGACGGCACGGTGTGCTCTCTCGGACGCTGGTAAGAATGGACTCGTGGAGCTCGCATTCGCTCTCATGCTCGTTACAGGTCGGCGCACTTGTGAAATTTTGAATGGAAGGTCCTGCTTCAAAAAAGTTGGAGACTACGCAGTGAGTTTCTGTGGAGTCGCAAAGCGGCGCGGTTACGCACCGACCATCATTATACCCGTACTCGCTCCTGCAAACGTCGTGTGTTCGGCAATCGACGTCTTGCGAGAACTTCAAAAAAATATCACTTTGTCGAACATGCGAGTTTCGACACGGTATCAGAGTCTGCTCTGCAGAAATCTCGTCAATAAGCAACCATGGAATCAGTGCGTCAAGGTACACGGACTGCGAGGAATATATGCATGCATGGCACTGCAACTCTTTCGTTGGGAAGACGACGCGTCCGACGCCTACGTAGCGATGTGCATATTGGGTCATACCGGACTCCACGAGTCTCTCGCGTACACAACGTATCACCTTGGAGAAGACTTCGTGTGTGAAACACGTTTAGGATTGGGCAAGTTTACTCCACCTCATTGGGTGGCGAGCGATGGCGTTGGGACTCCCTCACGGGGAGTCGACGAAGTGAGCGGAGTTTCAATCGTCCTGAACTTGTTCGTGGTCGCCGAGTCGGCGATAGCCGTCGTGCTGCGCGTGAGCTCTTTCGGTCCGTGACCGAGTCGTTCCGATTCACTCACACAGGCACACGAACGAAGCTCGAGTCCGATTGTCTTCAGACTCTGACTCCTGGCCGCGGGATTCGAGTATCCAGTGTAGTATGCGGTGGTGCGCGTGTTACACGCCATCCCTTCATACATAGTTCCGACGCATGTATCGTCCAAATTCGACTGGAAAAGTAACTCAGTAGACATTTTTTCCTTTGCCAAGTGTGTTGTCACTAAGCCTTTTATTTTTTTAAAGTGACGTCGAAACACCTCACCGCACGGACGCACCCGTCGCCACCACTCGTGCAGGAGCGCACTGATGAATGAAGGTCGGTGCCTTCCCAGACTTTGGAAGTGGTACGACGCTGTACACACCGCATGGTACATCTCGCAGCACCGGTGTCTCCGTCTCGTGTCCATGCGTCCATAGGAACCGCCACCCCTCTTCCAGACCATGACCAACCGCTTCCACACGCCCATCCCTCGACGTGCTGGTGCTCGCATTCGAGACTCGATACTCCTGTACGATCAGAGCCGACGGAAACATCGGCTCCACGTCCAACGTGACGTCGGCACGCTGATTTTCTGCGTCCGTGGCGATGACACGGTATCGTCCCGGAGTGACACCATGAGCGCACCGTCCGGACTCGTCTGTCTGTACGTCTGCTCCGTCTGGACCGTACCACACAAAGTCGATGGGCTCGACCCCCATTGCCGCACATCGAATGCGTCCCTGTGTTACATTTGTTGGTGGCTGCTCGACGATCGTGTGCATCTGCATGAGTGTCCTGTTGTGGCGCAAGGACGACGATGACGGCATGCACCACATTCGTAGGTAATCAGGTTGACCGCTGCCCTTTTCCCAGAAAAACTGACTGCGTCGCGTCTCTACAGATGCACCGTCTCGTCTGGGTACTTTGCTTTCAGAATGGACAGAGGAAGCCAGATGTCGCGCACGAGCGCCCCCGACGGATGGACAAAGGTGCATCTCACTCGTGTGAACCATTTGCTTTCGAACACGTTGTGCACACCGTGTAGTTGCGGTCTGCCCCCCCAGCGCAACAACTCCTCGACAGTTTCCTCGTCCCACACCGGTCGAACTGCAAGAATGTTGCGAATGTGTGATGCCGATCCTCCTCGCTCAAGCAGATCGTATCGTCCGCCACCATCGATTTCTCCCCTTTGGTCTTCTTCGACGACTGGTCCTTGACTTCTTCGCTTCTCTTTGTATTCGTCATCGTCTGCAACGCAGAGTGGACGCAGAAGCCGCGCGATCATCGTGTCGCTGCCGTCCGTCCCGGTACACGCCTTCTTTGAACACGGTGAGACCGAACCGGACGTTCGTTTCTTTGCTCGTCTTCTTCCTTGTGGCACCGCCATTGCGAGTGGTACCGTTTCTGTAGTGTCCATAATTTCTCTGAATATGTACCTTTTGCAGAAGCAGCTATCTCCAATGTGTGACGGCGGACCCACTTTCCGGTTTTGGAAACACTGATCGAGATCCTGTATCGGAACTAGTTCACCGGACATTGTCTTCACAAGCATGTGAGTCGTCGACAAATCCACGTTTACCTTGTTGGTCACGAACTGCACGGCGTGTAGAAAAGAGTGCAATGGCTTTGAGTACACTCCTCCGTGCCGGTGATTCGTCACTGTAATGTGGAGCCGCATCGGTGTCGAGCTCGTCATCCACACCCAGAACGTCTGCTGAGGGTGCACAACGAGGATCGGCACAGGAAGCGTGTCGCAGGGTGTCGACGTGCAAAAGACGCAGGTGCACGACATGATGAGTCTCGTTTTAGTACACTTTGGTTTAGTGCGTTCGTGAATCGTACAAAAAAAACAAACCTTAAAAGCGTGATGCCCCATTAGCTCAGTTGGATAGAGCACTGAACTTCTAATCCAGGTGTCACGTGTTCCAATCACGCATGGGGTAAAGTTTTTGGAAAAGTGCGATATCTTGGTATCCATGATCGTGATCTGTCCAATTGTGAGTCTTCTATCTGTCCAATCGTAATTGTGGTACTCTTGAACTTCATATTTTGGGTCATTCTCCCTTTTTAAGTATAAGTTCCGCTTCTGTTAGCCATTCTGGTTGCTCTTCTTCTGGTTGCTCTTCTTCTGGTTGCTCTTCGTCTTCGTGAGGAAGATTTAGCCGTTTAAAAGGAGATGCATCATTCAATCTTGACTGTGATCTAATTCGACGTTGTTCTGTGTTTTGTTGCATAGCACGTTGTAATCGTTCTTTATAATGTGACTTTCGATTGAGATTTTCAGAAATATGACCTAACTCCTCTATTATTTTGCTTATTAATGTTTGTGTTTGGTTTCTGTAACCACTATCACTGTCTTCTTCATAACCAATGTTTTTATTAATATCTTTTAACAATGATTGGAATTCGAGTAAATCTCTCATGTTTGTTGTTTTTCAAACAATGAATATTTTTTTTAGTATCTAAATACGTAGTTCTTCGTCTTGTTCTTGTCGTGATCTTTTGTTATTTTGATAACCTTCTATTCTTTTATTTGCTTTTCGAATGCTTAAAGTTTCCTTTAAAAGTCGTAGTAATTTATATATTCTCGGTCTTTCACTATCTTCAAACCTCATGCTAAGTGTTTGTAAGTAATTAAACATTGTTTCCTCAGCTAGTTCATTGTCATCAAGCTTTACAACTACCTCAAGCATTTCTTTTAAAAAGTCTACCTTCAGATTTTGTGAGGACAAAAGCTTGAAAAACTCGGACCATGCGGATTTTTCTTCCTGTGATACCACCTCTCGCTTTAAAATTGTCCCTTGATTTCTTATAGCATCTTCAACTTTAATGTCTGGTTTTGATAGTTCTCGTATAAAATTGTTGAAAAGCCTGTCGTCTCTGTCAAGTAACGATAATATTATTGTTACCACTGATTGAAGTAATGAGTTGTTCTCATCCTCAAAATGTCTGATTATGTCTCTCATTTTTGTTTAAAATGCAGATGATAATTTTTTACTTGCGTCCGTTTCGCAAGGCAAGGGCATGGATGAACCAGTTAACTAGTTAACTGGATAAATGGCAGTTAACAGGCAGTTTTGAAACTCAAGTATGTACATACTTAGCAGTTTTGAAACTTTGACTAGCAGGTTTTGAAACTCACTCGTTCGAGCGAGTCATCACGGTCCTGCGCGAAGTGATCAGACACGACCTCTGATTTCGCCTCTTCGCGGCCTTTGACACCTTGGGAATGTTAAGTTGAGCGGATCGTGCCACAGACGACCGGGTTTGAAGCGTCCCTGGCCTTATCCGACCCTTTTCTGACCATTTTGACCACACCGGGCACCTGCGGCGACCTTGCTCCAGAAGCATCCAGTTAACTACCCAGTTGACAAACAGTTTCAAAACTCAAACCTGTACATACTTAGCAGTTTTGAAACTGTAACTAGCAGGTTTTGGAAACTGCTTGTTAATGACCTGCCTTGGTTTTGCCGTCGTTAAAAGTACGACGAGCTGCTGGGGCTGGTGGAGGTGGATTATGAGTACGAGAACGAGTCACCATCTGACTCTGTTGAAGATTTGGCAGCTGAATATCCTTGTAGTCTGCTAAGGTTGGGGTTAATGAAAAGGGTGGGTTTGGCTCAGAATCATCATCATCATCAAATGGCTTTGGTGTACTCGCGTTCATTTCATATGCACTTGGTATAGAACTAGTGCTTCCTTCATCTTTCCTTACCTGTAGTTGTGTAGAATCAGAATTCGAATTTACAAGTTTATTAAGGGTTACTAAAGTTTCCTCTAATTTGTCAACGTCCCTCTGCTTTACTTCAACCTTAGCTTTAAATTCTTCATTTGCAATTATGGCGTCGTTATATAGTGTTTGTAACTCATCATGAGATTTTGTTAAATCTTCATGTATTTGTGATTCTTGCTTTTTTATTATTCTTGCATTTTCTTGTGCAGTGAATGCGATTTTTTTTAAAAGATCAACTGCCATACTAGCAAGAGGGTAATGTCCAGGATCTAGATCATATGTATTACCATCGAGTGTCTGCTTTAATTTTACTATGATATCTTCTTCTCGAGAAGAAGAAGCAGCCCTTCGAAAGGTGAAAGGAAAATGAAGTTGTTGAAGCTCTGGCATTTTTTTTATGATGAGGAGAGTGGATTTACCTTATGTAATATATTTTTTATTAGACGTTCCATCTCACTTTTTTCCTTTTGATACTGTTCCGACTCCTGTTTCCATTTTGTAATTTGATAGTTGGTATATGAGGACGAGGTTGACGAGCTTGTTGGGGGGCATGTCGGACATCCTCCGCCAGAAGAGGAAGATCCTCCGCCAGAAGATCCTCCGCCAGAAGAGGAAGATCCTCCGCCAGAAGATCCTCCGCCAGAAGAGGAAGATCCTCCGCCAGAAGAGGAAGATCCTCCGCTACGGATGTACCGAGGAGAGGAGGGGCGTCGACACAGCGCTCTCGAGTCGATCATTTCACCGTATGTGGCCAAAAGCAAGACATTGAGGTCCAGGTAAGAGAACAGCTGCGCCGTTGCGTTTTCGAAGGGGTGACCGATAGGAGGGTGGCCATGGGGGATGCCAAACGAGTCGAAGAAAGCTTTCAGTCTCTCTTTGTCAGACGGGTGGACAGTCACTGTGAGACCCCAGACATCGATTACCAAGTTCCGAAATGTGAAAGACATTAGTGTGATGGCTTTTATAAATACAACTAAAATTTTCACTATCCCGGCAGCTTCACAGACAGTGTACCCTTCTGAGTCGGATCCATGAAGACATAGCAATCAGAGTCTTTCACATGCGCCATATACGTACGCAAGGATTTCAAGTGCGCTACGTCCCACAATTTGTCGCCGAAGCGAGCCACGACGCGACCGTGTACGTCCTCCATCTTTTGGAAGCACTCCCATTTGAACCGTTCCACAAACTTCGTGTCCTTTCCGTAGTGTTTTTCGGGCAGCATGTGCAGTCGGTCCACAGGAATGTAGAATTTCTTATTGTGCAGCATGCGCATGACCTGTGCATGCTGATCGTCTGGACGAGCGGTCACTATGTGGATCGGATATAGAAGACTCACATGAGAGTAGAGATGTTGCATGTACTCGAACCCATGCTTCACGGAGTCGTTCCCATTGATGATCGTATCGTCGATGTCGAACATGATGCAACCATGTGCCCCTCGCATGCTTCGAACGCGAATCCAAGACAATGCCATCTCGGCCACAAACTTTCGTTGCTCCGTCTTGATACCATGTACAAAGTACGCTGGAAAAGGCACTTCGGGGTCGAGAACTGTCTTAACACTCATTTCTCCGTTTTTGTTGTCTCCGCTGCAAAATAAAGATTGATGCGACATCCTGATCGAGGGTTCGTGTTTTAAGGCAAATGTGTTTTTTGATTGCACAAACCACTTTTTGTAAAGAGGAAAGCATAAATGTGTTTGTTCATTCCGGAATCACAGACACAAAGTTGAGACTGAATGAGAACTGTGCCCCGTGAAACTTGTACGGCGTCTTCATGTCCGGATTCCAAAAGGAGAGGGTGAAACGCGACAGGTTGTTACTGAGTAGACTGGTGTCGCGAGGAAGCATTCGCTCCTCCCGAAAAAGAGGGTAGAGGGAGAGCTTGCAGAAAATAAGCTTGTTCTCATTGGAAAAGGAATGCTCGAAGTTCACTCCGGAACTTTCGGAAAAGGTCATTAGGACGTAGTCTACGTGATCGAGACAGTGGCAGTACGGCGCCTCAAAAGGTGGGAGGAGACGGTGTTCCTTGTCGCGTGTCGTTCCGTCGACGCCCCAAAGCACGGATCCCTTTCGGAATCCCATGAGGTGAGGCGGGAGTGAACGAGCCTTTGCAAAGTGCAGGTTGAATGGTTCCACTTCGCTCAGTATGTGCACACACGTACCTTCGTCGTCCAGTCCGTCGAGCGCAGGTGTCTCGAGTGCGAGCACGCACGGGTCCTTTCCGTTGGCGAGCTCGTGGACCACACAACCGCACTCCACTGGGAGCACCGCAGTCGTCGCCCGTACGGTGGTCTCGTCGTTCACGTGCTCCGGGTAGGCAACGATTCGCACCACGTCTCCCGCCTGGTACCCATGTGCAAAAGCACTCTTGTTCACGTAGGTCTTCAGGAGCAAGAGAGTGGACGCATTGTTTGATCGTGAGCGTCCAGTAAAGACTCCCACCATTGTGGGGGGCGTCGCACTGTGCAGACGGAATCGTTTTTGACTCACAACCTCGCTGACACGGACAAGGTTGGACACAGTCCGTTCCGTGCCCGGTTCGGTGCACAACGACTTTGTGGGCAGTGGCGCCACGTACATACTCGACCCGATGGTCGGTTGCGTTCCGAACCCCAGGCGCGCACCGTCAATGCACAGTGGATGGTTAAAGAGCAGCGCAAAGGACGCGGGTCGGTACTTTCCTTCCACGCGCCGCTCGCACGAAAGGACAAAATGGTCGTTTTCGTCCACGAAGACGGTGAAACTCGCGTCCGTGCCGAAGGAGTTGGTGCGCTCGGTCATGGTGACCTCGAGGTGTCGAGCGAGCGAGGTGGACGAGTACCTGCCACTCGGAATGGGACACGAAAGGATGTGCCCGTCCGGATCGGAGAAAATCAACAGATGCGTCCCGTCCCCGCCCGCCACAGTGGATCCACCTCCTAGAGGAAAGTAGAGTCGATTGACCGCCGACTCGAGCTCTGGACCGAAGCGAAGTGGTTGTCCCACGCACATCGATCGGTGACATGGTGCGTAATGACCGGTCGGTATCTCCACATAGTCCCACAGCGTGGTCTCTTCGCAGGCGCACGTCTGTGTGTACGTAATGCAGCGCGTCGGGTAGGTGGAGAGTCCACACTGTGCGACGAGTGGAGAGGGAAGTAATCGCATCTGGGTTCCGGGAAGGGGGACGGTGTACGTGAGTACCACGTGGTCCTTTGCACCATCGTACTGGAAGTGCATCTTCGTTCCTTCCGGAAGCGTGGTGTGCGCTGCTGCGGTCAGTGCGTCGCACAGATGTTTGTGCGAGGGAATGGTTGCAACGCAGACGTATCGTGCGTCTATTCCTTGCGAACACGCCTCGACTCGGAAAGTGTGTTCCGAGTCGAGAATCAGGCGAGCACGATCGAGTGTGACGTCTCCGCCGAGATCCCCGAGGAGCTTCACATGTTCACTTTGCAACGCACCGAGACCGTGTTCGTTTTCGCACTCCACCACGAGTTCGCCGCGACGTCGCGTCACTCGTCGAACCCGGTTCAGTCGTGGTGGGAGGCGAATGCGCCAAACCGACTCCTCGCCTCCGTTTGGGAGTCGGCGCGCCACGTCGAGAAAGTTGTTTTGCGGAGCGAGACGTATACCCTCGTTCATCCACAAGCGACACCACTCCTCTTCAATCGTCCACTGGGTCATGGGAAATTCGCACGATGCGAGTGCCACCTTGACGGCGTCTTCACGCAACCGACCAAGGGGCATCTCAAAAGTGTAGGACGCCTCGTGCACCTCGATCGCATCGTGTGTGTGGAAACACATGGTAGCCACCTCGGTGGGCATAACGCTTTTCTTTTTCCTCCAAAGAATTTTTTGTACGCCGAAGGGAACTTCTGTTGTCTTCAATTGTGGATCAGATAGCAACTCTGGAACGACTAAAGAAAACTCTTATGAGTACATATCACAGTGGAGTGTGAACAGATAACAAGTTGGCGACTGCGCTTCGGGCGCTCGACTAGTTCGGACCGACTACACCGTCGGTACAACCCATTAATGGACCACCCAAGTGGTTAGGGTTTCGACCCCTGTTTCGGAACTTTCGAATTTCGAAACAGCTTTTTACATGATTGGGAAATGTTGTTCCAGAGTTTCCTTGTCGATTCTTGCTTTTGCTTCTTTTTGTATTCTTTCCATGTGTTCTTCATATCGACTCGGTGATTTCCTAAAATACTCAGCATTCTTTTTGATCAATCCTTTTAACAAAGAAGAATTACGTGTAGGATTCCACATTCTTTCTTTAACATTCTGCACTCCCTTATTCAAGCTTCTTTGTAATTTGACTATATCTGCAATATCTGGCATCCGTGCAAGCTCGTAGACAACTACAAATGACATGAATAGATACCTATTCAATTCTTTTTTAGTTTCCCCATTTTTTATCATTGCATTATTTTCTAATTTAGTGTGTATACTTTGAAAGCAAATGTCATCATCCGTTGATGATACAGCATCTTTAGCTATCTTGCTTAGTTCGTTTGAGCTCATTTTCATTGAAAAGATGTGCTCGTATTGAGGATTTTGATTATTTATATCTAAATCAAGATAAGTGTGAAAATCTATTTGAAATTTTCGGGGGAAAAGGTTGTGAATGAAACTTAGGATCTTTGTTTCTATATGATTAATATGTTTGATATAGCTGTCTTTTTCGCTTTCTTGCATATTATTTAACTTAGGATATGGTCTTTCTCTTATTTGTATATTAATACCAGTTTCCGGATGATTTACCAGAGAGTAGATTGAGATATCGATTTTACTTTTAAATGATTTTTTTTTGAATTCTCCATAATGCCTATTACAAAGAGGGTTTCCTGATGTGGGGCTGCGCATTTTAAATCGTATTTTAGGTTTGTGAGAGTCAGTGGCACCGTACCGTATCGACTTCGAACTTGATGATTTCGATTTTGGCATTTTTACGTATTACGAAAAAAAACGTCGTCTTTTATTATTAGTTGGGGTATGATCGATTGTATAGATTCACAAGAAAATTTTGAAAATGGTTTTTTGACGAAAGGTCGATGGGATAGAAATGAGAATAGGTTGTTCACTGACGAACCGATTCCGAAGGGAGGATTCATTGGTTTCTACAATGGAGTGTTCGAGCTGATAGAAAATGAAGAAACTGATCTACAGAGATACAATGATCCATATTTGTTTTACATAAAAGGCTGCGTTCTTTTTTCAAAACGCAACAATGACAAGAAAAAGACTGTTTCAGGCTGGAGGTATCTGATGGCAATATGTAATGAGCCTCAGTGATTGCGCATGAACTATTCTCAGCTAAAGACGTGATTCCTCAATTAAAAAAAAAACTCAAAAAATTCGAGCACTTGGGTTCTTTGCGTGCAGACACATCAAAAGAGGGGAAGAGTTATACCTTCACTACGGTGATGAGTATGAACGAAAAAATACTCTAAGAAACGTGGTAAAGGCGTTGTCGGATCTTCTTGTTATATTCCGAAAAATAAATGTGAAATTCCTGTGACGATAATGCAGCGTTTTAGGATTAACAACTACGTTGACGACGACTGTTTTACAAAAAGGTGAGATACAAAAAAATATGATCTATCAGTGACAAAAAGCACGCACAATGCCTCGAGTACGTTCGTCTCCGAAACTTTATTCGTCTCCGAATGCTCGTGTGCCTGTCCATTGGGGACAACGAACCTGGGACGCGCTGTTCTTGCTCGCTGCAGACTACCCTCACGAGAAAGACTGTGACGACGACGACGAGTATCCACAACAAGGTATTACAGAACGTCAAAAATCCTGGAGGCGTCTTTTTGAGTCTCTTCCTGGTGTTCTCACATGCAACGTGTGCAGTTATCATTTCAAAGAATACATGAAGCGTGACAATGGTATTCCATTCAGAAACGCTCTCAAAAACAGAAAGGCTTTGTTCAAGTGGTTGCATCAAGCTAAAAAAGAGGTTAACGAGCGAAATGGAAGAAAGAGTCTGACTCTAATGGAAATCGAAAAGAAATACATTCCATCGTGCAGAAGAAGTTAGAGTGATGCGCGCCATTCCCCGGTGTCGAGGAAATTGTATATGATTGAATGTTCGAGATCACACGAGAGTGACTTGTACTCTCCGCTCCGGGTCGTACGGCGAATGAATACGGAATCGTGCATGGCCTCGTGAAGAAGCGTCTCGACACATTCGTCCAGTGACAGACCACGCAGAATCCAAATGGTTTCACCGTCTGTCTCACCGTAGATCTCATTGAAGCGTTCCGTGGATTCTTTTACAGAAAGAAGCACCGCGTCCTTCAGACGCTTCTTGGCGTTTTCATAGTCAAAGAAAAGCTGGTTGTTTGTAAGCTTGTACTTGGACGAGAGATGTTTTTGGAACGCCTTGAAAATCATGTCATGTCTGAACAAAGACAGCGCGCTGTCCTTTGCAGTCGACAGAATGTTGCGAGATGACATGGAAATCACAAAAAGCGATGTATGACGTACTCGAAATCTAATTTGGTCAACTTTGTTGCAGCGCGGCGACGATACCAGACGTCGCCATGGCGTCCGCGTCGCGACCCTCCTGCACGTCTCCTCGTTCTACCTTCTCCTTTACCTGCAACATGGCTGCCAGTGCTTGTTGGAAACGCGTGTCCGTTACCATTGATCGGTCCGTCAACAACCAGAACAACTGAGGGTGGTGACGTTGAAAAGCAAGTATCTCCTTGTCTTCCAAGCAGGTCTTCCGAATTCGAAATTCATTCACATCGGCATCGGTTTCAGTTACGATCTTCGCCACCTGTTCCGCCACGCCTCTCAACCGTTGTGCGTCCCACGGCTCGTGTTGACAGTCGTATTCTGTTTTGAAAACTGTCGTATTGTCTTGTTCGGACAAGTGTTCCAAGTGCGCCTGTTCATATGCACCCACCTCGCTTGTAATGGAGGACGGCATTTATTTATTTGTAGTATATATATTTTTTACTTACGAGTACAAACGAGAGCATGAGATACAATCTCGACGGCGGTACAGATGTCTTCAAGACTACGCAAATTTATTGAAGACTTTCAAAGCACACACTTTTCAAGTTTGGACCAACTATTCAAAGAGTAACGATGAAATAACATTTATTTCAAAGGACAACGCTCAAAAGTCAGTCTCAAACTTCTGGCGATCGTGCTTCCCGATCAACGACGATGGAGCCGACAGACACCCAACAAAAGAATCGATCTTTGACAACGTCGCTTGATTCGTCATGTCCTTGCTTAATGCAATAAGAGCGTCCACCATTTCCATGTGACGGTTCGTTTCTTCCTCCATAAGCTTATCCAAAGTAGTAGTGGCATCCGTGAAAAGAGACAGTGCGAGTTTACCATGAAAAGAAGGAAGACATTGGATCCAAGAGTACACCAAAGGGTAATCTTGGATCTTCTTGCCAGCCAATGTGCGACACACGCCGATAACGAATTCGGTATCAATCTGAATATCATCGGATACGTATTGAAGTGCAATTTCTCCAAATTGCACAGCGGCGAGTACCACCTCTTTGTCAGCCTTCAGTTTCGCAGACGCAAAACGAAGTGCATATCCATTATTTTTCACAGCGAGGAGCACCACCTCCTTGTCCGCCTGTAGTTCCGCAGACACATATCTAAGTGCACATGCACTCTCTCGCACAGCGGTGAGCACCACCTCCTTGTCTGCCTGCATCCTCTCAGACGCATAACTAAGTGCAGATCCATACTGTTGCACAGCGGCAAGCACCACCTCCTTGTCTGCTTTCGATTCCGTAGACGCATCTTTCAGTGCAAGCCCATTACTTTGCATAACGGCGAGCACCACCTCTTTGTTCGCCTGCATCTCCTCGGACGCAAATCGATAAGCAAATGCATACTCTTGCACAGCGGCAAACACCACCTCCTTGTCTGCCTGCATTCTCTCAGACGCATATTTAAGTGCAAATCCATTCGTTTGCACAGCGGCGAGCACCACCTCCTTGTCTGCCTGCATCCTCTCAGACACAAATCGAAGTGCATATGCATTATTTCGCACAGCGGCAAGCACCACCTCCTTGTCTGCCTGCATCCTCTCAGACACAAATCGACGTGCAAATCCATCCTGTTGCACAGCGGCGAGCACCACCTCCTTCTCTGTCATGTGTGCCTTACGCTTGCGTTTTCGTTTTGGTTTGGTACAAAAGCAAGCGCTTTCGTACCAATTTTAAAAAAGCGAGCGCTTTCGTAATTCAATTGTCTTTGCGACTCTGTTCCAACGATCACCTTTCCACTCTGTGAAGTGTATGTGCGGTGTGTACGTGTTCCCATTTGCGGTGTAGCGTCCCGGGAAGTCTAAACGCAAAATACACTTTGCCTCCTCACATTGAACGATTCCGCTGTTTTCAAAATCACCGTATGCGTCGGATGCTGTTAACACCTCGTCGCTCGTCCGTGACGCCCAATATCCAAGTATGGTATTGGGGGGCAGATCCGTCCGTGATATGTCGACCTCGAATGTAGAAGATGCATCTGAGCGTTGATGTGGTTGTGGGGGGTGATACCGCTTGTCGCACGAAAATTGCGAAGGAAGAGATGCGAGAATACCTCGTTCTTGGTACCACTCGGGGACCTCTCCTGACGTTGTAACAAGATGTGCCGGTGTTGGTGTTCCATCTACCGTCACGGTGATTGGGCTCTTGTGTTTCTCTTCACACGTCAAACAAGCCTTCTTACTGTCGTTGTACTGTTCAATTTTTTTGTGACACAGCGCTCCGTCGACTAGATCATCAGCGTTCATTTCCAATGCTCCATCCTGCAGATATGTGATCATGGAGCACTTCGCTCGAAGTTGTCTCTCGTTTTCTTTCATGAACTTCTCCGCTGCATGACACGAACGTTGGGCGCAGTACACGTAGCACATGTCGGCATGTTTCTCGTCAGAGAGCACGGACATGTCGGTCTTGCGGTTGCATTCGGGCAACTCGTTGGAGAGTGCGTTCAGGTAGACGGAGGTCGGGACCCGTTCGCAGACAAGGTCTGCGAAGGACTCTTTCAATGGACGACAGTGTGCCATGGTATGAATTCAGTGCACTGAAAAATTTTTCAGGACGACATTGTGTAAAAATGGACACTGTAATCGTAGTTGTTCCAGTTTTTCTCGGCATTCTCTTGTACTTTACCCTCGCGCTACTCGTTTGGCCGCGTGCTCGACCCATTTTCCCATTGTGCTTTCTTATTCTTTTGATTGCAGTGCCGCCTTTGTTTCCTTTCTTGTTGTTGTACATGCTAGTTTTTGTTGTTTGTCCTTTTCCTTGGTACAGTCGCAATACGGTTGAGATAACGTTTCCGGACGTAATTGTGGAGCCCTCGACACGAGGACGAGTGCGTCCAGTAATTGTGGCGAGACGTGGAAACAGCGTGTGATACATGCAAAAAAATATATGCGTGTACGTAAAAGCAAATATTCGAACCAATGCGAGACAAAACGAACGAACGAAGAGTTTCTTCTTCCTCTATTTGCAATGACGTTTTGGCTCAATACCGTGGTTCATCTATTGTAAACAGAAACATGAAACGACTCTACTCGTTGTCATTTGTGTGGCCCAGAGGTAAAACATGGAAAGGTAAAGAAAATAAAAACAGAAATCCCCCACAATGGTACTATGCCTGTCTTCTCGATTTTATACAAAGAAATTCGGGCAAAGAAAATGTACGTTTTGTTTTACATGTGCACGAAGCTATTCGATCTATGTTACCTACCGCACCCATTTACGAATCATGTAAGTCACCCTCTACATTGAGCATTGAGTATTGCGATATCCATTTACCACCCATGTGGCCCAACGTGAAACGTTTTGAGCCATTGATAGACAGTATTGTGAATGAGCTTGTCATTGTTGCGGACATCCATGATATACCCGAGTTGCAAACTAAAACAATAGAACACTACGTCTCACTTGTCACAAATTCTCATCGGCAGTGGACTGATCAATTGTTGACCACACTGAATGATGGCGATGATGACATGGACCTCATTCAACCCAATGGTATGATCTTAACTTTTTGGCCTACGGACGACGAAAATTATTTGGTCGAATCATTTCACGACGATGTTCGTCTAGGTCCAAAACCGACATTGGAAGCTGTACACGGTAAACGACAAAACAAATGGATTATTGATGGTGGTCTCGCACTTTCGAATCTCTATGCTCGTTGCGCAATTCGAGAAAGTCACAGAAATGTCACGTTTGCTGAGCACATCAAAGAGTGCTCCCGTATTTACAACTGGGATAGCGACGAATTACGAGGAACGGACGAAGCTCTTTTGCAATTGTACTTATTGTCGTTTCGAACGAAAGACATTCCATACGAAAAGGAAGAAGAAAAACTTATCATGGAACATGTGGTACGCCAAACTGCAAAACCCTTCGTTCACAATCTTTCTCGCCGTACTACGAATCCTCCAAAACACGATGTTTTCGTTCCCGTGAATTACGTTCCAAACTACATCTATCAAGACAATGAATCACGGAAGAGATTTGTGTACGACGGTGAAGGAAAATTCAATCATCGAGGACAATACATTGAACTACAATGGAAGGAACAACGAGTTCTAGGTGTAAGATCATCCAAACGTAAGCGAGACAGATAAGCACTTTCATCTAAAGAACGCAAAGGACTTGCAAACAGACATCGACTAGACTTCCTGCTTCAGATGTCGTGAGAATGCATGGGTGAGGCAGGGTACGAGGGTGAGGTTGGAGAGCTGCGAGTGGAGACGTGGCAATGCTTGCGTTTCTTAATTGCTGGTGAGTGGGGGCGTAGAACGACCTGCAAGAAGATCTTATTCGATAGCTTTTCGTTTGAGACGTCGTGCAGCGTTGCTCCCCTTTTCTGAATCTTGTGTGCGACTGCCATGATGATGCTCTGATGGATGTTTGCCTTCGAAAAGAGTTGGACGTCTCTCTGCTTGATGTAGCAAAAACGAGACACGTTACCTCTAGTGACATCGTAACGCTCTGAAAGTTGCCCGACGATGTCTGGGATCATAACGTAGTCGCAATCGTGCGTCCAATCGTTGTTCAAGAATTTCTGGATGGTGGAGTCGATTAATGCTTCGAGTTTCAAGCACAACCAGTCGTAGTGCTTACGGAGTTCCTGGAGTCGTTTGCATCGTTCGAGACGAATGTACTCGGGGAGACTGAAGTGTGCGTCCATGCCTCGTTTTTGTACGAAAGTGGCGCTTACCAAACCAAAAGTGCTTGCTCTTGTACTAAACCAAAAAGTGCTTGCTTTTGTACCAAACCAAAAGTGCTTGCTTTTGTACTAAACCAAAAGCGCTTGCTATTGTACCAAACCAAAACAAAACGCAAACACACACACACACACACACACACACGATGAACAAGACGATGCTGGTCGCCGTGCAGAAGGCTGTTTGCAAGGACGCATCTGCGGAACTCCGTACAGAAGAGGACATCGTTCTCACCGCCGTGAAACAGAGTAAGAATGGGTACATGTTCTTTCACGCGTCTCCAGAACTCCGAGCAAACAAGAAGGTGGTGCTCGCCGCTGTGACACTGAGTGGGTTTGCACTCTGTTATGCGTCTGCGCAACTCCAAGGAGACAAAGAGGTGGTGCTCGCTGCTGTGCAAACGAATGGTTTAGCAGTTCAATTTGCGTCTGAGAAACTCCGAATGGACAAGGAGGTGATATTGGCTGCAATGAGAGAGAATGCATTTGCATTCGAATATGCGTCGATATACCTCCGAGCCGACAAGGAAGTTGTGCATGCTGGAATGCACAAGATTGGGTTTTCTCTCCAATCTGTGTCTGCAAAATTCCAAGTGGACAAGAAGGTGGTACTTGCCGCTGTGCATCAGGATGGTTTAGCACTGCGTTATGCGTCTCCAGACTTCCAAGCGGACAAAGAGGTGGCGCTCGCCGCTGTGCAACAGAATGGTTTAGCACTGCGTTATGCGTCTCCAGACTTCCAAGCAGACAAAGAGGTGGTGCTCGCCGCTGTGCAGAAAGATGGTTTTGCACTCTTTTATGCGTCTGCGCAACTGAAGGCGGACAAAGAGGTGATGCTCGCTGCTGTGCAAACAAACGGATACTCATTCGTATTCTCGTCTGCGAAACTGCGAGCGGACAAGGAAGTGGTGCACGCTGCTGTGCGAGAGAATGGGTGTTTACTTTCTGATGCGTCTCTGAAACTCCGAATGGACAAGGAGGTGGTGCTTACCGCTGTGCAAACAAACGGATACGCTCTTCAGTACACGTCTCCAGACATCCAAGCGGACAAGGAGGTGGTGCTCAACGCCGTACATACGAAGGGATTTGCACTTCAATTCGCGTCTGAGAAACTCCGAATGGACAAGGAGGTAGTGCTTGCCGCTGTGCAACAGAATGGTTTAGCACTGCGTTTTGCGTCTCCAGACATCCAAGCGGACAAGGAAGTGGTGCTCGCCGCCGTGACATCAAGTGACAAGGCACTTAGTCATGTGTCTACAAAAATCCAGATTGACAGCGACTTCGTCTTCGACGTGTGTCGTTTGTTTGTTGGTCAAGAGATCAACGCCTACCCTATAGTGAAAGGTTGGGTTTATCGAATTCCTCGTTTTGATCGCCAGTTGGCGCTGTCTCTCTTTACGGATGGAGACATTTTGGACGATGTCATGGACAAAGAAGCGAAACGGCACGCCGCAATGATTGACAGTCTTGCTCGTTTTAGCAAGGGCACGATAAATGAGGCGATGTTGTCGAAGATCGACACTTTTGTCAAGTGCCTGTCGGTTCCATCGTCGCTCTTGGCAAAGCGGGATCGTGAGGAGTACGTACGAGGTTGACATTTGAATGTTATGCTGCATATCTGTAGAGACAATCAATGCTGTTCTTTCCGTTTGCACCTTTGAACCTATCTAGTGAATCGTCTTTTTTGTTATGAAGATTGTGATCACAAAATTCACAGTATTCAAAACCGTACTTTGTAACATGAATAACGTACTCAAGAGCCTTCCACCATAATGTCTTCCACTTGGACCCTTCGAAAACAATGAATTCCGGGCCAATTTGGTCTTTATGGCAGTCTGCGTCTCCGACGACAAGACTGCGCCAACTCCCATCGGTCGATGCAATTCCCACCTGGTGTCCACACTTGCGTTGTCCAGCAAAGCAACCAACCCAACGATAGCGTTTTCCGTTCACAAGGATGCGTCTCAAGACTGGAAAACGTTTGTGGTCGGCTTCTACGTGGCGCAGGAGCAAGAGATGATCTTTTGATTGATCGACACTCGTCATTTTCACACTCCTGTTGCGTTTGTCTTTTAGAGTGAAGGGGATGGGTATGTAGTTTCCATTTTTTTCATTGTATACAATGAGCGGAATTGAAAAATTTGCACAAAAGAGAATAAACTCGTAAGATCCATTGCATCCATCGTTTTCTGGAACGTCGTGTACGTTGTCGCCAATCGCATGCTCGTCCCACAAAAAGTTTCTCAGCTTTTGAGCGTCGTCACGGTTGTAAAGACACGTGTCTGCGAGATGTCTCACATCCTGCGGCATGTACTGCTGTATGAACTTTCTTGTCCCTAAATCCGCAAAGGCGATGGTGCACAAAGATGCAAACCAACATACTCCAGAGTGTTTAAAGAACTGAGGAATACCCTTCATGTCTGCTAAATGTGTGGGAATTTGTGACGGTTGTTTGATTGCACAAGGAATCGTGACGAGACGGTAGTAAGCTTCTGCATACTTGTGGTTCGCACACCCAGTCGCATCGAGGAAAGCGTAGCGTTGCAACCACTGCGCCATGCTGTGACTGCCATTGTACAGCATCACATATCGCTGAGGAAGGTCATCGCCGCAGTCTATCAACCACCACGAACAAGGACTCATTCCATGGACGTCTACGTCTTGCGAGGTCGTCGATGAAAGTGTAAGAGCAAGGTTTGTGTCCGGGCACGATTTAAATCGAATTGTACAGAGTCGGTATTTTGAAGGAGCATTTGGGATTACACCTTTGGATGCATCGAAAGAAATACTGTTGTTGTTCGACTGCGTCGAATTCTCACGATACCGTTTGGAGAGACAAATGGTCTTGTTTTTATTTGACTGCATTGACTCACGATACCGTATCTCAGACGACATAGTTCGAATTGGCATTTCTTAACAACATGAAATGAAATTTTTTGTCGCATTCGCTTCACCATGAATTTGTTACGTTGACCTATGAGTCAGTATCAGTATCGGATTCAATGTCCATGTCTAACACCACCGTCCATAATCGCCTTTTGTACTTCCTCGCAAACGCCTCGCACAAACGATGAAAACCATCTTTGAGGGAGTACCTTCCGTTTCGCTTCACTATGATGACAGGATCGCGAAGGGGATTCTTGAAGGTGCGAACGCGTTCAGCGTTTTCTTTATCAAGGATAATATTTTCATTGACATCCATTTGAAGGGACAAGTCGATTGTACCATCCCAAAATGATTGCATCCACCAACTTCGAGCGTAGTCTCCTGATCGTAGCACAACCTTCATCGATGGACGTGTGCTTTTACAGTGCAGATATTGACGAGACAAGGTGAAAAAGGGATGTGTTTTGTCGTGCAGAAATAGAAATCTTTCTGTGTGCAAGCAAGTTCTCTTTGTATTGGGGGATAGCATGATGTACAGTATATTTACCTTCCTTATGTAAAAAATCTCAAGCGTGCACAACATTTCGAACAGGCTCCAAAGGTTGAAGAACGATATTGTTTCGAGTAAGAAGGTCGTACACGGCATTCAACTCGGACGGTGTTGCGATGTCACGAAGGTTGTCCAACGCTTCAACGGAGACAATACCCGTGTTGTCTCGTACTGTCTCCATGAACTCGTCGGTGAGGTACGTCAACAACTCACGCCGTGCAATCTCGCTACCTCGCAATTCTTGAAGCTGAAGTCGATCTGGTAACACACGTCCAGAAATGCGAACCAAACGCATCAGCTCATGACTTTGGTACGTTCCCCGTGTCAGCGGGTCACAGAGATCTCCACTTGTCAAAATGTACTCGAAGAGAGTGTTCGCATCGTACAGCAGCAAGATGCCGTTGCGATAGAGATAGAAACGCTTGCGCACGTAAAATTGTCCGATGGGGTCTACGTCCTCAAACAGGAGCTTGCTTATCTTGCGTAAAGCAGTCTGCTCCGTTAACGTGAACTGATTGGTTTTGTCTGACGTCGTCGACGACGGCTTGCTCGACAACAACACGTGGATAGGCGAGGACGTGGCACGCACCATCTTTCTCTTCGACCACATAATAGACAAGCTTTGCATTGTCGTCTTGTAGCAGTTCTTGCAGTCCGTTACGAAGATCATGCTGGTTCTTGAGTTCATGAAGAAATACGTATGCCACTTCATTCTTTCGTACGTACAAAAATCCACCGTCACCACGCTGGTGAATGCCATTTAAGATTCCCTTGTAGATTCCATGGAGTCCCATTTTTGGTTTTTCGTGCAACATTTTTTTTCTTGTGATGCGACGCAAAACTGACATGTGTGTGTGTGTGTGTGTGTGTGTGTTTGTGTGTGTGTGTGTTCCGTTTAAGTTTACATTTTTGACCCCGTAGTCGACCAAGGTAGCGAATGTCAAAAGAATATGTGCGCAGCATTTCTCATTTGGAATACGTGAGTTTTACATCGTCTGGTAGCCATGGATTTATGTTTGAAGGCGCCATTCGCGCACTTGAGGACAATCTGCCTGATTTCGAGACATGGACACGATCTTTGAAAGGAGTTGCCGGTTGCAGTGGGGGTGCTCTCATGGCTCTTATATTTGCTCTCGCCATAAAGCGTGAGGAACGATCTCGCATCATGTACTATTTGAGCGATGTGACCAACGTCATCCGTTGTCCCAACTTGTCGCTCATGTGGAACGATTTTGGAATTGAGGATGGCACTGCCTTTCGCAAGACAATACAAGATATCCTGGCAATTGGAGGGTTGAGTGAACGTTCAACTATGCAAGATCTCCATCGCCTTTTCCGCATTGACATTGTCTTTGTCGCACACAACATGATCAACGGGGAAACGATCCATCTTACTGCTCAGACGACTCCGGACCTTCTCGTTTGCGATGCAGTCTTTGCGTCGTGCTGTATTCCTCTTGTCTTTAAACCGGTAAAATTCAAAAACTATGTTCTCTGCGACGGCGTTCTCAGTTCACACACTCCAGACGTATTTCCTCGTGATCGCACTTTGTTGTTTATGATTCCTCCAGACTACGACTGCGACAAGATAGACACGTGGAGGAGCTTTCTGCGATCAATCCTTGTCGCCTGTTTGGTTCACCAAAGAGCGCACACGAATGAGATTATAAACTCCACGTGCTGTTGTATTTTAAGTCACCCTTTTATGAAATCGATCGAGAGCATCGAAACGAACGTCGATGCTGAAACATTACAAACGATTATCCATTGTGGGTACGTTCAAGGGTCTCTTTTTCTGCGACGCAATCTTGCGTCCTTTCTCTATTATCTCGTCAAGGAGTGCCTTGAAGTTTTGTTGATCTTGCCGTCCTTCATAGATCAGCAAGTCATCTTTCCCGTGGAAGGCTATGGTGAATGCGATGTAGGTAATGAATCAGAATAGAAAACCCGGTCAGTGCCCCTATCAAAAACATAATGTCTCTCCGCTGCGATTCCTTTCTGAGCTCTATCAGTTCTTGCATGAGAATCGAGTGCATATCAGGGACTATCTCTGCACGTTTTCCCGAAACGCTCTCTTCTGCAGACGATTCCGCAATAATAGTACCTCCCACACCGGTAACTTCAACAGTGGCAGCAGACGAAAAATCATCGCCCCATACGGCACTGAGATCGAACGACGCCATATCCTTTTATTAATGCGAACCAGAAAAAAAAAATCAAAGTGTTTCGTACCACGGACAAGTTTTCTTTTTCAACAGGTCATTATACTAACGAATTATGCAACGTTTTCGCTCACAACTCGATCGCGAGCAATCACCTGAAAGGAGTATTCGGTCATCGGAGAGAAGAACAATGCAAATGTTCTTTGTCATCGCATTTTTGTCCGCCACCGTTGCATTTCTCGTGCTCTCACCGAAACGTAAAGAGATTGACGACGACGAGGAAGATCCTCTCTTTCAGCGATTTTAAGGACACCGTCAGTTTAATGTGACACGTACTGCTGTGTTGGTTCAACATGGTGGTACCTACGTTGCAGTCCGAACTCTGGTTTGAGATCATGGCGTGGGGGGGACCATTGTCGCTGTGTCTTTTCCCCTTGAAACTGAACTGCAAAGAGCTTGCTGCGATTCGGATTCAACGGTTCGTGCGTCGGACTTTGACGCCCTTGCATTTCTTTACACCAGGAAGTGTTGTCCGTGCCTCGATACGCGGCTGTCCGTGGATGGATGGTGTGGTGATTTCTGCAGAACGCAACTTGACTACAATCCAGATTCTTCGACCGGGAATCAAGTCAAAACAATATTTCTTTCTTCCCCATCCCAATGTTCGATATCGAATGAAAAAATCGTGTCACATAGTGAAAAAAAATGTGGGAAAAACTTTTTTTTCGATCTGCAGTACAGACTGAGTTGCCACAATTTGATGAAAATTCTTATCATGTATTTTTTAACAGAGCCACAATTTGATGCTCCAACTCTTCCGGCGCCGCATCCAGACCATCAAGTAGAATCTACCAAGGTACATTACCACACGAAAGACAAATCAAGTGTGCGAAGGGATGCAATTGTGAAGGGTGCCGATGAACTTGTGGATAATGGATATGAGTTGTGCGCTGTGGTGAAAAAGAAACAAAGAATGAATTTGATCAGACTGTACCAACAATCGAACCTTGCGGCATGTTTTGCAATTGAAAGTGATATGAAGTGGTTAGATAAACATTACAAGCTTGGTGGTTCTACCACTTCGATGTGTAAAAAAAAGCGGTATTGAAAAAATGCATGACAGAATTATTTCTGTTGGGGATACAAAACCACTCAAAACATTTTAACACATTACCGCTCATCATTTAACAATTGTTGCAGTGACCACAGCCTTTGAAAACTAGTAAATGCATTCATTGTTTAAATGCATTCGACCCACTAAGGCAATACCTAAATTGCATTTTTTGTCCTTTACCCGAATACCGTCTACCACAGTTTTCACGGCATTCCTTTATGCCGTCATTAGGTGAGCACCGCCATACTGCAGGCATTGGATCAAATGCGTCTATTGGATTCAATGTAATCGGATTGTCGACCAGCGTCCATTTCTGGTTCGAAGTCCAGCGAATTCTTGGCCCACAACTCTCCCTCGGTATTCGATCACTTCTCTGCATGCTACTTTTCCACAAATTGTACACACTCGCAGAACTTATAGCTTCTCCTTCCATTGTTTCAACAAAATTCAAGGGATCCTCTACGTCCATACCTTGCACATAATACGGCCAAGTAAGTTCAGAGTTAGCACGTATGTTTTTGCGTGCTCTTAATATGATAGCTGGGTACTTTTCACCATTACGCCCTCCTTGGACTGTTCTACCGTCAAGAACTACACTCTCGGCATAGCAATTGGAGAGATGAGTAGGTTTGGAATTCATTAATGCCGCCACATCGACGATTTGAGCCCCCGTTCTTCGCAAGGGGGAACGAATAGAATTGTGTTGTGTTCGTGATACAACGCACAAGGCATCCGTTTTGTCCTGTCGTGATCTGCGAGAAGGTGGTACTGAGATAGTATCCCATGTGGCTACGTAGGAAAGAGCTATGTGTTTTTTCTTTTTTCGTGCATGTTCATCAAATATACACTCTATATTTCGTTCGAGACCCCAAATCCCTGTTAAAAACGCTACAAATGAATCTTTTGAAATACTTTTAGAGGTAAAAAGCCCTTGACCTCCAATTGTACTTTTCTTTTCATTCAACCAATTTCTTGCGTGAGGACGACTATTGCCTTTCATTTTTGTTACTTTTATGATCAATAAAAGTCGTGTTTTAAAAGTCATGCGGGAAAAACTTTTCTTTCGATCGACTAAATTGATGAAACAGGGGAATTTCCATATTTAGAATTAGTAATGTGCTATTGCTGATCCGGATGCATTTTACCGTATTTTCAATTTTGACAATGTGCGTGTTGGGTTTGCAAATGATCACTATTGTGCAGTCCAGCTAAAGTCTAACTACGTGTTATTTGTTTATGATACACAAAAAATAAGGCAAGCATTTATTGCTTTTGACTTCGAATCGACAAGATTAAAAAAAATTCATAAAACAAACATTTTATCATTTGCTGTGATTCTTTTTTTAAGACGCTTACGAGAAAACACACAATGTCCATCTCCATCGAACTGAATGCATACGAGCTTTTGGAAACGACGTCCGCATTGTTCAAGTGCACCATGGCCATCCATGATGCCAAAAGTGAAATTGTCCGCAAAATTATGGGAAAATCATTGAACGTGGGCGAATTTCACGGAAAAATAGTCTCCGTCAACGATTCATTTGTCTTCGAGAAAGACGACAAGGGACGACCCACAACTGTCAGTACTCTTACATTAAAAAACGACGCTGGTCAGACAAAGACTGTCGCAATTAATAAAAAACGATTAAATCAGCTGCTCACAACATAGCGAAAGTAAGAAATGGTTTCGTGTCCCGCATAACATCGGGACACACGAACAATGGTTCCCACAGGCCAATTGTAATATTGCACGATGGGATCCATCTCAAGAATTCGTGGTAGCTGTTCGCACCGGAGTCCGTTCGGTGGTTTTTCGACCACCTCGTGTTTGGGTACAAGAGCATGTTGTGTCACGTTAAAACATAAATTTTTCGCCGTCATAAACTGCACATTGTGTCCATCACACTCTTTGCGTGCGAACGGTGTCGGTCCGTCCGTGGATACAATGATTACTTGAAAGTGTGCATTGATCTTTTTTTCGAGCAACTGTCTTGCATATTTTACTCCCACTTTGTCGTCGTCGCTCATGTAAATGTCAATTCGTTGCCCATTTTCTTTTTCACCCCACACAACACTTGACGTGTGCGAGATGGACTTTTCTACGTCGTTTGTTCTTTGTACCTGATAATACCCTCTGTCTCTAAGCATCTCTTCGCACGTTGTGAGTATTTTCATTATGTTTTTGGCATTTCCGTGGATTGTGCTGTGGACATACTCAAAACTTTTTGACATTGTTCACTTCTGCTTCGTGTGTGGGTCGTGCATACTGATGGTTTCTCGTTCCGTCAGTAGAGCAGATATGCGAAGCAGCCACTCTTCGTGAGTAGACGTTGGTTCTGTAGAGGCTTTAAAAAGCTCGTGTATGTGATCATTGGCGGTTTTCTTGTTCGTTTGTGCTGTGTTCGGTGTCTCTGTGGTGCACACACTTGAACCTCGATGACGTTGTCCGTGAGTTATCATCTGTTCGTGCATTCTGGCTTCTTGTTTCATTAGTTGAGCGCATCTGCGAAGCAGCCACTCTTCCTTTGTGAACGTCGGTTTCGTGGAGGCTTCAAAAAAATCTTGTACTAAAACGTTGGTTTCCTTGTTCATTTGTTGTGTGGAGTAAGATTATAACATAAAACTGATGAGGCACATCTTTTATAGAAAATAGTGTTCGTTGGAGACCAGGGTGATGGCTATCTTTCGAAAATATTCCTTCCTTTGAGCGTTACGAGTATGTCGATCTGTATACTTGAGTCTGTTCAATTCGAAGACTAATTTCACCATTTCCTTACGTTGGTGGCAGAGTTGCTTTTTGCGTACAATCATTTTTTCAAGCATGTCGGCTTCTACGTCCATAGAAAGATTTCCATGTCCCAGAACCTGATTGAGCACAAGGATGTCACTGTCCATGCCGACAATGCACTGGAGTGCAACATTCCGTACATGTTGCAACATGTTGACATACCTCGATCGCAAAAGTTTGGTCGTCTCACTTGCGCGTTTTTCTGCGACTGTCGCTCAGCGTGTACCACACCGCAAATTCACCTAAAGTAAATCCAAACTCCGGAAAAAAAAGGTCGGGTGACATGCAAAACTGGCGAGTGAGTTGAAAGACTCGGCGTCGATCTTTGACAGACAAATTCGTGATACTGTGCGCTAACACTGTGTACCGTTCCCATGTCGGATAGGTAATAAGCTCGTGTTCCATGAGTCATTAACCTATGTTTTTCGAAAAAAATATATCGTCAGACTCTCTTGTACAACGACGACACTTACACCTGCAATGTCGCAAGTTTTCTACTTGATGGACGAACGTCACACACTCGCGTCTGCGTTGCGCTGTGCTCTGGAGGAACACTGTGAGACCGACGATATCGTTTCATGCACCCTTTTGCACCCTCTCGACAACTTTATTGTAATCCGGGTACCGGAGGCGCACTTGCTTCGGACGAGTTTGCTGTCGTTGAAGGAAGCTGTTCAGAGAGTTCGTTCGGAGGTGCAAGTCCAATCGCAGTAAGCGCCGTACACTTGTTCAAAAACGTTTGCAACACTGGCAAAAAGTAGGGACGAAAGCGGTCCTGACCCAACGTTCCCTTTTGCTCCATCACGTTTTTGAGGTCGGTGAGACTCCACCAACGAATCTGGTCTTTTTCCAAATAATCCATGGCGATATTCACGGATTCAACTTTGTGATATTCTGGGTGCCACTGTGCGGACACGCTTGGATGATGGTCGACAAGAGCGTCCTCAAGCTTCTCCCGCAGCAAGTGCCATCTCCATACACGCCGGGCAACATCACCATCAACGACGATCTGCATCTCTCGATTCTCGATGCACACCCGATCGTCACCATTGGATGATTTAACAATCGGACCCACATGCTCCACATCGTGGAGTAGTGGTGGCAGTGCATGCCTCCACTCGTGGGTTAAACCTTCGATGTACTCTATTCTTTTGCGTGTTTTGTGAAACTTTGTCGGTATCGTATCGTCCCAAGGAATGCGAACAACGTACGTGCAGTGGTAACGAACGTTGCTGTCATGATTGATTATCTGAAGAACGATACGCATGACATACTTTTTTTCACAAATGATTTTCTTAATGTTTGCTTCGTCGAGTGGAACCGAAAGACTCTCCTCGACGAATTCCCGTATCGCCGTGCAAGCGATCGTTTCGTTTGGCTTTCGAGATCCTTCGAATCCTGACCATTTACAACTTCCTTTCCAAGAGGGCATGAAGCGCTCACGTCCCAAAAGAACGTAGATGTTTTTGTCCGCGTCAACGGCGTAAGGAAGTATTCCTGCGCCGATGCTCTGACGCTCAACATCTTCCAAATCAAAATTGCTAAAACAGACCTTCATAATAATATTTTAGCAAGCAAAGACGTGACTAGACTTCAAACGCAGCCTGAGCCACGTTGGGAATCGCCAAACCACATCGCTCGAGACAGAGGAGTTTAAGTGCGAACGGTGCGTAGAAGCGTACAATTTCCCATGTTGTAGTCCACGACAAACGATATTTCTCACGCAACTTGTGCGCCACTCCACGCATAAAGTCCTCAATCACTTCGCCGTAAAGAGTGTGTTTGTAAATAAAGTCTGTTGCAACGAGCTCACGTGCCACGACATCTGCGGTCCACTCCGGAGAAAGCTGATTCTTACAAAAGAGCTCCGTAAGACGACTGTCATTGCGTGGCTCCATAGAGTAATGGAGTTGGTAGTGGTGAACATCGGCCAGTCTCGACTCGTATGAGTTCATGTTTTTTTTTTCGAATCTTTTACCTAAAAAGATGTGTCGTGAAACTCAATCTGACATGATAGGACTGTATCAAGACATCAACGTGCGGAAGTACCTTGCTGCATTGCGTCAGCGTTGGAACGAACACTCGCCTACTAACCCATTCTGTCTGACCGAAGAACTCGAACCCAATGTCTCTATCTCCCATTTTTGCGTGTCCTTCTTGCTGAACCAGCGTGCACGACGACTAGTCGGTGATCACAAGATGATGAAGTAGTGACGTTACGTTACTGTCTTGGATTTTCTCGCCAGTCAACGTGCGACACGCATCGAAAACAAAGTCCCTGTTGATCTTAAGATTCTTGGATACGTATTGAAGTGCAACCTCTCCGAATTGCACAGCGGCGAGCATCATCTCCTTGTCCGCCTCCACCTCCGCAGTGTTGAGTCCCTGTCCCCCAGTGGCGAACACCTTGTCCGCCATGTGTCTTACACTTGCTTTTATTTTGGTTTGGTACGAAAATGTTCGCTTTTTGGTTTAGTACGAAAGTGTCAGAATAGAAACAATGAAAGCAAACTTGCAGCACTTCATTTCTGTGAATGTGGAACGTGATCGTATTGATTGTGTTCACAAGCGTGTCCGCACTTCCCATTTATCATCCTCCTCCTTCTCCCATGGGTGCGTGTAGTTTCTGTCCTTACCAGCGCAGTGGAGGTTCTTCCAAAAACGTGCGAGTGCACGGAGACGCCAAGAAGTGCATTTTTAACGATGGAAAGTGTGTGAATGGAGAGATACCTTGTTTTGCAGACCGGGCGGGTCGCTCTTGTGTTGGGTCAAACTTTTTAGAGCCTCTGCCGAAAGAGTTGATGCAAGAACACAACGATTGATTGTGTTTTTACAAGAAAGGAAAGCGTCAAAAGCGGTAGCAACAGTCATAATGCACTCATACATTTGTTGTAAATACTATCCGAATTTGTCACTAAATTGCGTCTATGATGATTGTCTGAAACAAGACCGTATCTAAAAAAGTATTCAGACGACGGTAATAAATGAGTGTGCTTGTACTTTTCACTTTCGTGAACAAAACAGTTCATAAGGCGCTTTAATTTCCATCCTTTGTGATTCCCACGAAGTCTCTGATCATCTTTTGCCAAATGAAGAAAAGTACCTGCTACCTGTTCTTCGAACGAAACAGTTTCATTATATATTTTTGTAGCTTCGACAGTCAAAGATTTAGGTATAGAATTGAGAAAATGCATTTTTATCGATTTTTCGTTAGAAATGTCATCGTTACGAAATTTTAAATAGGCAGTCCTTGCATCTGAATATTTTACATTACACTTGCCATTTTCACTGTCCCATACAGTCAGGTGACCACACACCGACGCAGTTGGAATGCACTTGCCGTTCCTGTACTCCGTGTTCAAGCCACATACGGACGCAGGATTGATGTTGTCCGACGTGATGTCCACGGTCGAGACACACTTGCCGTTCCTGTACTCTGTGTCCAAGCCACATACGGACGCAGCATTGAAGTTGTCCGACGTGATGTCTACGGTCGAGACACATTTGCCGTTCCTGTACTCCGTGTCCAAGCCACATACGGACGCAGGATTGATGTTGTCCGACGTGATGTCTACGGTCGAGACACACTTGCCGTTCCTGTATTCCGTGTCCAAGCCACAAACTGTTGAGAATGGTTTTGTATCCACGCTCCACCACCCACACCGCGTTATGTACTCATCTGTCATAAGAGTTTTTTGTTCATGCCCAAAAAAAATTTTGAGTGGATGAAAAAATTGACTCTAACAATGAAAGCAGATATGGATGACCATCACATCAAACAATTTCGTATCTTGTTCTTAATGCCTTGTCCTTGAATGTTTATCCTTCTTTGACTTCTTTTTTTCTTCTTCTTCTTACTCGTAAAAGATTGCATTCTTACAGGAGAACTGGGTCTTCGACCCAAGACTCAGTCTGCTGAAGCCAAGGTGTCAATTGTCTCAAAACCTGGACGGTCCATTTCCGTTCAAATTGCGTTGGTGCCTTCTGAAGTACGTACTCTCACACAGCAGTTTGTGCAGAGCGTGCAAACAAACAAACAAATATCAGAACGCCTAAAACCTTTGAAAGCGGCTCAGAAACAGAACGAACAGCGCGCTCTTGAATCGTTTTCCGAACCGGTGTGTGAGCGCATGCGAAAAGATGGGAAAGAAGTCGACATGCGGATAGTAGACCCGTTGAGCAATCGCAGGTGTCGCATGGCATGCGTGTCAATGCGCAGTTTCATTTGGTCGCATCGTGACGTATTCAAGAGAGCCAGTGTATCTTCCAGCGACTTTTCAAGACAGTGATGAGTTTGTCATTGTGGGAAAGTGCTGCAAGTACGTGGAAGTTGTTCAAGATTCGTTCCGTGTCACTTTGCATTTCAATTCCTTGCTGAAAGAAGATGTAAGACGAGCGATGATACCTACTTTCAGGACGATGAGCGCAAAAGATTGTTTTTGTAGAGCAACATTCCGGTCGTGAGCACAATGCCCACCACTACGAACGCTCCCACGACAAGAACAGAAATCCAGACGCCAGCCGGAGCGCCCGAGTCTGTCTCGCCGGACCCTGAACCAGACTCGATGTTGTTCGTCAGTGAGACGACTTCAGAAAAGAGTGTGAGAGACATTCCTTTCTGTAAGGCGGAGACAAAAAAAAACGTGGAGTGTTCGATCAGGAGAGTCTACGTTTCAATTGAAGAAATCCAATGGCCTCGTCCCAAATATCCTTTGGAATACCCATGTCGTTGTTTTCTGCACATGAGTTGCATGTGAGACATATTTTTATGGGTCTCAATGGTGATCGCAGCTGAAACGCAGTCGTGAGAAGCATTTCTACAACACGATTGCTCGTAATGATCACCGATGAGTGCAAGTAATTGTTTATGAAGTCACCTTTCTTTGAAAGGAAAATCTGCAATTCGTACACACGATCTATCGGAATGATTTCGCATGCGTGAATGTCGAACACAAAATGAAATTTAATGTTGTTTTGTTTGATCCACCGAACAAAGGTCCTCATTTTTTGCATACTCAAAGCCCAGAGGTCGTTAGAAATGTCGGATCGCAGAACACAAAACACCAAGTGGTACGTTGACGTGGCGTCGTAAAAATCTTTGAACTTGACGTACCCGACAAATTTGTCTGTGTCACTCGGCTCAAACATTGGTAGATCTGTCATTCTTACAATTTTTTTACTACTAAATATTTTTTAGAAGGAGACAGGAACGAAACTCATGGTTTGAGGACAAAGCCATACACGACGCAAATCCAAGGATTCGAGTAAATATATTTTATCTTTTATATATATTCAATGAGAGACTATCGAGCGACATTGCATACGTCCAAATTCGATCTTACCTTTCATGGTAACATTCCCAATGCAAACTACATCACTGCAAGTCTTTTTTATTCCCCAAAGATAGAGGGAAAACGTTTCGACAATGAATATCTAAGCGGCGCACTGAGTCTTATCCGAGCTGTAAAAATACTGCTGCCAGAATGGAAAGTCATGCTCTTCATTACTCAAGCAGCATACATACGAGCAGGTGACCTACTCCGTACTTTACCTAATGCATGTATTTGCGAAATTAGGGACAACCCATTTGAGTCTTCGGTACACCGTCACGAAAAAGACGAGCGTAAATCGCAATGGTACATTCCAACGGTATATAGATACCTCCCGCTAATACAACAAGAGAGCTTTACTTTTGTTCAGTCATTCGTTGCAGTAGATTTAGATGTACGTTTTACTGAAATTTATGCATCTGTTATTAAGCAATGGTCTAGTGAAAATAACCCGTTGTTTTATGTAAAATGGATGCGGGAGATAGAAATGACGAAGTTGAAGGTACCATACAAACAGGAGTGGCACCTTGATGACTCTAAATATCCAATTATTCCACTAGGTGGTGGGGTGGGCTTTAATAATACTCAACTAAATGAAGACACTCGTACGTCTGTGTGGGCACAAATGAACTCCCGTCCTGAACACGGTGTAGATGAACGTGTTCTTCAGATAATTTTTAATTCCAATCAGTATATTGAAAATATATATACATACACATCGTATGATAGACACGACGGATGGCTATCTTCAGAAGATTGTCTGAAACGAGCATGCTTACAAATCAGAATCATAAATAAAAATAAAGACGCTTTTAGAACAGTGTCTCAGCTTATATGGCAGACGTTGTGCTACAAGTCGACAAATTCGGATACTGAGACCATCACTTTCAATGATGCATCAAACGGAACAAAGTCAATAGAGATTACGGCGAGTCAGAAAAACGATTGTGAAAAGGAAGAACCTTTTGGAATCCAACAACTTTTGTTTTGCCCGCATTTTGACCTTATCATTGAACAGCTAAAAGTGCCGCCACCAGGTTTCCTGAGCAAGAAAGCTCAGGATTTTCTGCACGAACTTACACAAAAAAAGGAGTTCACACTATCAGACAAATTTATAAGTGATATTGCAAAACTATCTAAAGCGTCTAGAGCTAGAGAGTATAGACTAAAATTTATGCTTGATGATATGGATTTTGAAATCCTTAGAAAAAACAAAAAACAACAAACAATTACTTTTAAGTATGTATATGACCTACAAAATCTAAATGATGTGAATATTGTTAAGATATCTTTTTTACTAAATGCAAATACATTTGACAAATTCTTTACCGTTCCTAAGGTGGATGCATCTATTCCGTTTTTAAGGATTACACAACCATGAAATTCGTCACACTCAACTTTATCGATGAATGTTTACACACGACGCAAATCCAAGGATTCGAGTACTGCTGCTGCGAAAACAAGGTATTTTGAAATATAACCACATATATGATAATGCGCTTAAAGAAAGAAAAAGTTGTTTTTTTATGATTGCATTGCTTTCCATTTTTTTAAAAGGTCCCAACAAGTTGTTCAAAAGTTGCAATCATGGCAATTCTTCCAACGTTGGTTTCCACAACGTCAAAACCAGCACTGTGATTGCTTTGGAAGAGTTTTCCCGGTTCCTCGCCTTCTTTGAGGACAAACCCATATCCTAGTCGACGCAAGTTCAAGGATTCGAACACTGCCGCTGCGGAAAAAAAGTAAATCTGTGTGTCGACCGGTTGATGAGCAAGCCACGACACAGGATTCGTATTCGTGATGGTAGAGATTTGCGCCAGTGTCGGAAACGCCAACATTGCGACTCGTCCGTGCTTTATTTCAGCTTCACGCATCCATGCGTCGTTAAAGGGAGGTCGAAACGCAAGCGTCGAGCATGCCACCAGAATCGCATGGACAATCGCCATTTTTTGTGTGTCACATGAATGGATCCCTTGTTTCATTCTGATGCGTGTGCGTCGTCACACAAGACAATTTTTTCAAAGTAAAATTGATCAACATGTTCACACTCTACGTGTCCCGTGACAAGCGACACCCGCAGCGTGCAGACGTGGGATCCGTCCTGTGTCTCAATTTGTTACAGCATCTTAAAAACGAATCCCGGTCCACTGTGACGGTACAGGAGTGTGACAAAAACACACCACACAAACCAGATTGGTTGTATGGAACTCCTACACTGCACAATCGCCACACGTCCGAGGTCTTCAGAGGTCACTCCGCAGTCTCTTTTTTGCAGAACATGGCTTTGGAGAACGCTTCGACTCACGAAAAAAACGAGAAAGTGTCGCAAGGTGGTGCACGAAAGAGATCTCCGATGGCTCCGGGCATTCAACTGCGTCCGGAATCAATTCCAAATGCGTCGACCCCAGACGAGGAAGAAGAGACGAGAGATGAAGTGCTTGAAGATGGACTGTGGGGAAGCACCATTGACATAAACGACGAGGACGACGCTTCCGTCATGGATGAAAAGAAGATGAGTCAAGACGACTTGCACAGAGCACTAGAGGGACGTCGTTCACTTTCGTCGGAGTCTTTTCCAGAAAACGCACCGCCTCTACCACCCCTCAACGCCACGAGCGGTAATCAATGAGTAGTAAGTCGCGAGCGGATCGGAACTGTCCACACCCAGTTTTTTTGCAGTACAGGAACTCGTCGATCGTGATCCTTGGCAACACGGGACAGAGCGTCATTGAGGATATCTCGCAACGCATGCAAAGACCACATTACTTGAAGACATGCTGTCGGACAATCACTTTCTTCGTGAAAGCAAAACTTCTGCAGAATGTCCGCCGCTGACAAGACGAAAACTGTGAGTGCGGCACCAACGTCTTTCCTGTACTCAGCTAGTCTCAGCACTCTTTCGACGGCACGAGAAAAAGTATCCGTGTCAATGTCGCCAATCAGGTACGACACGCGAAACTTCTGAGTAAGTTGTGCCTCGTCCCATGTTTGAGGAAACGAAGTCCTCAACCTTTGAGCGTAATCGACACTTCCTTCCGCACTAAGAATTGGGTCGACGATTGACGAGGCAACGCAGTTGCACGTGGCAAAGACCCGAAGAAACGCCACATGAAGTTCGTCTGGAGTCGGAAGGCCTCCACACGGAATGTCGTCGACTTCTCGCACTGCGCCATCGAGCTGATCCTGTAACCACTGTCGATGATCTGGATTGTGAGGTATGGGTCCACTGCCCTCAATGATCCTTCCAGTGTCCCAGTTCCAAAACGTGTGGCAGGCAACACACCACATTACAGAACAGCCTTCGGTGCGTGTCGAGGGTGCCATGCAGCGTGCACACGGGCGACATTCTCGTCGCACCAAAGCTACCGTCGCCACGTTGATCGGATCGCATGTGTGACCAGCGGTGCATGGACGTGCACACTGTGTGCATGTCGTCCTGTGACACAACAAGCACATTCCGCATTGTGTGACACGCCCGAGACACGCGTCGTACGAACATGGACCAGTCGTTATGCTCATCTTCGAGGCACGATAGAGAGCACGAAGCTCTCGAAGGAGACGTCTTCGTTCTCCAACGAGATCGTAGCGTCCTTCTCGTATGCTCAACGTCGTTTGGACGAGTTTAGCTCGCAAACTTCGACGATGTCGTTCCGCCTGTGCAATGGGGTATGTGACGGCAAAGAGGTGGGTCTGGCGTGTGAAAGCTCTTTCTCGTTGAATTCTCCGAAAATCGTTTTGGACGTACGTTTTGCCAAGTAAAGTCTTGCGATCGTCGTACGTTAACATTTTGTCGCAGCGTAAACATGTTCGGTGCTTTCCGCGTGAAGTGTCTCCGTACTCAGAGACAACCCGGCGTGCACAGACACGACACACGACAAAATTGCATTTGGAACACTTGTGCACTCTTTTTGAGACACCACAACACACATCACAGTCGCTCATTTATAATTTTTTTTAAAACGTTCGTGGTACAAAAACCAAGTCAAAGTTGAACACGTTAATTTTTTTGTGCATTCGGTGAGGACCGATGCAAAACTACTTTGTTCCCGGTTTCATAATGCGAGGCGTAGAGCACGTAACGTTGCTCGCTTTTGTACCAAACCAAAAGCGCTCGCTTTCGTACTAAATCAAAAACGCTAGCTTTTGTACCAAACTAAAAGCGCTTGCTTTCGTACTAAATCAAAAACGCTCGCTTTCGTACCAAACCAATAACGCAAGCGTAAAACACACATGACAGACAAAGAGATAATGCTCGCCACTGTGCAAAAGGATGGATATAAACTCCATTATGCGTCTTTTGAATTGAAGGCGGACGAGGAGGTGGTGCTCGCCGCTGTGCAAGAGTTTGGAATGGCACTTAGATATGCGTCCGCGGAGATGAAGGCGAAGAAAGAGGTGGTGCTCGCCGCTGTGCAACAGTATGGAACTGCACTTCAATTTGCGTCTGCGGAATTGAAGGCGGACGAGGAGGTGGTGCTCGCCGCTGTGCGAAATATGGCATGGGCACTCCAATTTGCGTCGTCAGAAATGAAGGCGGACAAGGAGTTGGTGCTCATCGCTCTGCAAATGGATGGATGTGCACTTGAATATGCGTCTGAGGAATGGAAGGCGGACAAGGAGGTGGTGGTCGCCGCTGTACAAACGGATGGATGTGCACTCCAATTTGCGTCTAAAGAACTGCAGGCGGACAAGGAGTTAGTGTTCCTCGCTGTGCAACAGGAAGGAACAGCACTTAAACATGCGTCTGAGGAATGGAAGGCGGACAAGGAAGTGGTGGTCGCCGCTGTGCAAACGGATGGATTTGCACTGAAACATGCGTCTAAAGAACTGCAGGCGGACGAAGACGTGGTGCTCGCCGCTGTGCGAAATGATGCATGGGCACTTCAATTTGCGTCTGCGGAATTGAGGGCCGACAAAAAGGTGGTACTCACCGCTGTGCAGATTATTGGACGTACTCTCCGATACGCATCGCAAGAACTCAAAAATGACAACGAGGTGGTGCTTGCAGCTATATCGCAGGACGAAAATGCACTTCACAACATATCCAAGGATATGAAGATCGACATCGAATTCGTTGTCGGTGTGTGTCGCAGGTTGACTGGATCTTGCTCAGAATACCCTCTGGTGTACTCTTGGATCCAACGTCTTCCTTCTTTCCAGCGTAAACTAGCACTGTCTCTTTTCACGGATGATGCTACTCTTGGTTTGGACGAGCTTATGGAGGAAGAAACGAACCGTCACATGGCAATGGTGGACGCTCTTACTGCATTGAGCAAGGACATGACGGATCAAGCGACGTTGGCAAAGATCGACTCTTTTGTTGGGTGTCTGTCGGCTCCCGAGTCGTTGATCGGTAAGCGCAATCGCCAGCAGTTTGAGACTGACTTTTGAGCGTTGTCCTTTGAAAAATGTTCTTTCGTGTAAAAGTCTTCCATAAACTTGCGTGTTTAGAAATCAAAATTCTACTTAACACGTTTAATCTGGACGAAACGTCTGTATTTCGAACTGCCACAAAAAAAATAGTGGACAGTGTAAAATCATACATGAAACGATGAAGAAACGTCCAAAACTGTATGACACCATAACTCATGAAACTACTAAAGTCTACGGTAGCTTCACACCGGTAAATGAAAAACACTGGATTGGTGGTTTGTTTGCAAAAAGAGACATTATAGCAAAGGAGATCATTGGCCGTTACCAAGGAAAGGAGTACAACGTGGCGGACGGGAAAAAGATGATGAATGTTTCGGACTACATGATGTCGGCGAGAATTCCAAGAAACATGAAGCGTCGTAAGTACATTGACGGTGACCCTAATAAATATCCGCAGAACATTGTGGGTCTCGCAAACTTCGTGGCGGACCAGTTCGCGAACGCTGCATTTGAGGATTTGGCACCAAAGAAAAAGCTTACTGATCCACAGTCAGAACGAACCGAGGTGTGGTTGGTAGCGAAAGAAAACATTGCAGCGGGAACAGAAATTCGTGTGGACTACAATCGTGATGGGAATGATTCATTTTACCAAATGATGAAAGGTCGGGGAGTGTCTGATCAGGCGCTAACGTCTCCTGCTTACAAGATGGTTAGGTGGTCTTATCCAACGCATAAAAAGCAGTCGCTCAGAAAACGTCAAAGTAAATCAAAGACATCACGAAAGGGGTCTTAATGCTTATGTACGCAAATTGATGACACCAAAAAATAAACTCCATGTCGTAATCTCAATGGTAACCTTGAAACGCATCGTTGGAGGACTTCGCATATTTGAACTCACGGACGCTCTCGTCGACAAATACGAGAGAACAGCGGCAAAAGCTTTCAACGGAGACGGAACATGCAGTTTAGAAAACATGAATCGATCTTGTTTTGCGTCGGAGTTCTGCGCTCAGGGAAACACACCGGCGATGCAACTCCGTACGCTGTTGCACAATCGCTACTCATTAGTGGCAGTGACAGACGTCCTGCCAGATGGCTCTGGAGCTCTTTTTAATCCGTCCTACTTTTTTGTCGGTTGCGTATCAGCCAACCCTCCGAGTTTCGAAGCAAGAAGACTCTTTCCCAGGCTTCCCGAAGACTGCATCGTCATATCCAACCTATGCGTCGAGGACGTCTATCGAGGAATAGGCGTAGGGAAGAGATTGATTCAGGCCGTTCTCACAAAGTACAAAAACGATCAGTGTTACTTAATTGTCATGAAAAAAGGTCATGTGTGGAACTATGACATTGAAAATGTTTTCGAGAACAGAGTACATCGTCTTCTTAAAACGTACGCTCAACTCTTCTTCACCCCGTGTTGCGAATGTCACGAAGGAATCCTTTTAAGGTACAACGTAAATGCGTGAGCGAGGTGTACAACAGCTTGGGGGCTGCACGCTAACACATTCGGGATACTTTGTGAGAACCTGAAAAAGTAGGGCACGAGCGTCTCCACTCTCGTCAAGCTTGTCGTACCAGTAGTCACTGCCGGGCTTCGAGATGATGCACTGTGCAAACATCAAAAAACGAGCTCTTTGTGCAAGTCGTCGATGCGCCAATGGCAGTACCATGTCATAGAAGATGGTACGTCCGTATCCTTTCCCATGACATCGCTTCGTGACAGCAAAAGAATCGATCATGATTGCCACTGTGACAGTCCCATCGTCGAGTACGCATTCAAAAAGAAGAACGCAAAAAGCGCCGATCGAAATATTGTTCTCCTCGTCTCGAACTAGGTAGCAGGCCATACTTGAAATCGTTTCAATGCGCGAGAGAACTTCCTGGGTGTACGCCTTCCCAAATTCTCCTTGAAAAATATCAGCCACGTCGTTCTTCTCATTCATGTCGTGTATAAAACGACGTCGATACGCAACAAGAACACTTGGCGTTTTGCTTTGAAGTGTCATGTCGTCGTCGAGACCCAAAGGCACCATACAAAGGAGCATGGGTGCATGGACTCCTCTGTTGTCTGAACTCTTCTTCCACTTTTTGACCACGTTCTTTGTTCGCTTGTCCATAAGTGGCAACGGAACAGGATTCTCGTGAGTGACTTCTCGCATGCGCACCTTTGTTCTTGTGACCCCCATGAGCAATTCAGTGGGAACACGTTTCATGTCTTCACTGATCCACCAAGGAAAGGAAACGTCGATCTCACTGTAGTCAAGCATCACGATTCCACCTGACAGTGCCTGAGGGTAAAAAACAAGATGACAGTCCGGTACATTGCGATGCGACAGACAACATTGGTTCATTTTGTCAAACGATTCCATCCAGTGGTGGTCGAGAAAGACGATCTTCATCGCACAATTATAGCAGCCGTCACCACGCAACACCCACAAGTACTCAGTCCTGCCCAGAAAGCGTTGTGATTTCGTTCGTTGTGCGTAGTCCATCCACGTCGACGTACCGATGAGGACCTTGTTGTCGTCAAGATGTCTGCTTTCCTCAACCTTCAAAACAAGCTTCTTGTCGAACACAACACTCAAGCATGGAGCATCCAAAGATCTACACAGCACCGACAGAACATGTCTCGCTGTCACAGGATTGTGAACTCGTTGTACAGAGAGCGCAAGAAGGGCACGCGACATGGAAACGAAAGGATACGTTTCACGTGAGAATCCAAACGAGGTGGCTTCGACAACGTTCCCGTACTCCTGTACCAATGTCGCAGCCACATGCGACATGTGCGTGATGCGGAGGCGCAAGGGGTCAAATTCTTCATGCTCTGCACCGAACGTAGACCACACCACCGGACAATCACTTAGTGGAGCGCCCAATGCATTTGTTTCAAAGTCGTCACCGGATGCGTACAAGTAGATACATCGAGGTGAAATAGTAGAATGTGCCGCGTACATTCGACGACACAGCCACGCAATATGTATGTCAGGAGGTGGATCCACAGCCTCTTCTCCCAGGTCCACCACAAAGCGCATTCTCGCTTCTTCCTCGTCTCGCTCGATACGCACAAGAGATTTGTCCACGTAAGGAGTGCTGTAGTAGCGAAGTGCATGTTCCATGCTTGTGATTTTAGTCTTTGGTTTAGTTTCGTCTGATCACATTTTTTCGGACAAAACTAAAAACTTAATTTTTGTCAGACTAAAAACTCAGTTTGTTTTAGTTTGGCCCACAATGAGATCGACTTCCATGCAATGAAACCAGACTCTACACCACGACGCATAATTACTGGGAGTGGCGTGAAAGAGCCATGAGAAAAAGCTCTTTAACTTCGATAGACACTTACGTGAGAAGACAAGGCATGCCACCATGCATTCGCATGAAATCATTGTAAAACTTAGTTTTGTTTTCGTCGCCTCGCACAATGCGAAGCATACGATACTGCCACACGATCTTACCGTTCTGGTCGAAAACGAGTCGTAACATCTCGTCCTCCCGCACGTGGTACAACCAGTACGTGTCTGGCAGCAAGCGCAATATCGGAAACACCCATCCCGGTGTACGCACCCATCGTTCGTTGTGACACCACTGTACCTGTGTGACACACAAGGCTTGCCCCAGAAGATTCAAGACTCCCGCGAGTGTCGCGGAACGCGCACCACGACGAAGAGTAAAGGTGCTCTTGAAAACACCGTTGTCGTCCTTCGTCCAAACGTGACGGTGCACCGTCACGAGCTGCGTCGGAAATGTGCTCCCCTTGGTCCACCAAACTCCCGCGAGCTCGGGAGGACAAGAGTCGCTCCTGTCCTTCATCATGACACTCACTGTCGTCTCTCCGTGCATGCGACAATGTGGGATGGGTACGCGATCGAGCATGCGAAGGAATGCCGTGATCGAACACGGCGTCACATTCGTCTGTGGAGTGAAGTCTTCACTAAGTGGTGGTGCCGCTGGAGGAAACAGTTGGGACTCGGTAGGGGGTGCGATCAGATGCGTCACCTGAAACACGATGAAGAACTGAGATGCAATACACACCACGTCGAACACTCGAACGTCTGGAAGAATATGATTATCCGCGTTCATGTACGACACAGTCATGAGTGTGGCGTACATAACCGAAGGAACAACCCAAGATCGACCACAGAGCACCGGCACGGTCATGACGACGGACATCCCCACTACTACACACAAAAGTACCAGTCGTGTCGAGTCAAAACGACGCATGAGGAGGAGACCAAAGAGAACGCAGAATCCAACTTGCACCGACCACATTCCGAGGAGACGACAAGGTCTAAGAACAGGGGGGTGCGTGCTGCGGGTGGTGACTTGGGACAAGAGTGACGCGACGACCGGCAACACAAGAAATGAGATCGGTCCGGCACGCAACTCGATTAAGGTCAAGTGGGCGACAGCAACGACCAAACCGGAGAGAGCGAGAAAAGAAAAACCTTCCGTTGTGTACGTTGTAGTTTTTGAAACAGCAAACCCGTTGAACGCAACAAAGTGCAGCGTCGCCCACGCCACAACGACAGGAACGTAGAAAACGATGCAGCGTGAAAATTGAAATGCCTCGTCTGGTACATCTTGAACAAAGGTGGCAACGGCGATGAGCGTCAGAGGAAGCACCGTGACATCACCATGGTGGGTGAACAAAATACCATACACATTCTCAATTACATGACTGACAACAAACCACCAGAGAGTTGCGCTGCCAATGCTACAAAAGAGAATGAGATGAAGTGGCCACTCTTCGTGGGTATACGACGTAGTTACTACGTCCCAGCGTATGCTTGTTCCGACGGACACAGTGAAGGACAGAGCGTAACATGTGTGACGTAGGACGTGTTCACGCTCCTCGTTTTTCACAATGAGAGGCAGGAAAGTAGAGGGGAAGACGACTACAAAAGGGACGAGCGAGAGAGCGATGCGACCAAGCTCAATTTCGTCCGTGAGAGTGAAGCGGGTCGTGATGGGCAAAATGTACAGAAGCAAGTAAGTGATCATTTGTCTCTCTTTGAGACAATATTTTTGTGATCACTCACGCAACCCACTCTTCGACAAGTGGTAGACTGAGAAATACGACGCTCTTAAGTGTGGCGTACACCGCAAACTCCATGCTACGAACACTGAATCGATACGAATTAGTGCGGTATACGAACATGCCTCCCGTCTCAAGCGATGCGACAACGAAAGGAACACACCGCGTCACACGTCTTGGAAACGATGCTCTTCTCACGAGAAGCTCCGTGCTTGCGCGGAGAACGGCGTACGATGTCGAACGGGTAAGCAGAAAGTGCTGCGCGCGTTCGTCGTAATTTACGAGGTCGAGGGTACCGATTGCGTAAATCCACACAAGGATGAGCGTCGCAAATGTGTACGCCGTAGCGAAAACGTCAAAAACGTCCAGCACCACCGCCACGACAGCGCACCCGATCTGCACCAACGGTGAAAGGACCGAATCATACCGTTCTAGACGGAAACGTTGCCTGTGTTGGTACACGATTGCGGTAAACGCAGAAACACCGAAAATGTTTGCAGAGAGAAGCGCCCACCACAATGGTTCTCCAAGATCGTTTGTGTGTGCGACCTCGGTGCACTCGTAAGACAAATGCGCAGCGAGGAAAAACCAACAGACAAGCCAAATCATGCGGATTAATTGTTTCGTGACAAAAACTTTTTTGCTCGCAAATCGTCACACTTGAAGATTCTTTGTGCATTCAGAGCATACTACGGCATGTCCACACGACGGGAACAAACAAAGCGGCTTTTCATCGAAACAGACCACACAACTGGAAGACGTGAAGATCTTCAACGTTACATCTACGTCGCTGGATATTTTGCACATGGGACACAAGCGTGTGATGTACACAACGCAGCATTTCGGGTCTCGTGTGAGACTCCCACAGTTTGAGCAATGGTGAGACTCGGTACCGTGGGTCCACGGTGTGGTACAATTCCGAACGCAGCAGTGCTTGTCGTTGGGAAGAACGTCATTGAGGTGAGTTTCTAATTTTTGGATACGTTCTTCTGAACCGCACTCGATTTGCCCATGTCCGAACAAACCGCACGTTCCACAACGATGTCCTTGTGTCGTATGTGTGGTTGAGAAGCGACATCCCGCAACTTGACACGACATCACTCAACACCACACATATAAGAACGTAGACTTGATAGAAACAAATTCTGACACATTGTATCGTCGAACCTTTCGCAATTGGTTTTTGGGATCACCCTAGAGCTAGCATATACTATATAAGAACATACATTGATGACGATAATGATGAAGATAAGATGTAAATGTGTATCAATGATCAAACAGGAGAATATCACAAGCAGTATCATCTATCTAGTGACTCAAGAATAAATGATGTCAAAACACAGTATTTGAGTACGTACTAAACACGAGTGCTTTTAAGTACATACCAATCACGAGTGCTTTTAAGTACATACCAATCACGAGTGCTTTTGAGTACATACCAATCACGAGTGCTTTTGAGTACATACCAAACACGAGTGCTTTTGAGTACATACCAAACACGAGTGATTTTGATACGTACCACGCATGGCACAAGACCTTTCGCAGTATGGCATTGCTGTCTTGCCGTTGATGAACGACACGTCACGAGTAAAATGGGAAAGTGCCATTTGGACGGCGATGGATGAGTTTCCTGAGTACAAAATCAAGGGCAATGACGCGCAGCGAGTTTTAGGAGGTTTTGGAGCTTTGGGAAATCCATCGAGCTTTCATCATCCTGTGGTTCGTAGCTTGCGCCGAATGGTCAAGCGCAATGTGGTACCTGTATTGCGTGAGTATTCTTTGAAGGTGATTGGACAAACGGAGCACGTAAACTTAGAGTCAATGTTTGATCGTCTGTGTGTTCGCTACGAACCATTCTTGCGACCTCCGGCGGAGGTGTGGCATCGTGACATTTACGACACAGAAGCCTACAAGTTGCGCCCTCTTCCAAAGTCCCTGCCGGGCGATCGGGAGGACATTGTTCTTGGTGGGTGGTTGAATTTGGACCATCGTGAACAGACTTTTGTCGGACTCGTCGGAAGTCATGATGAGCCAATCAGTGGTATTAAAGGATTTGCCAAATTCAACGACTCGGAAATCGTGCAGTTCCGCTTCAACGATCGTCTCAAAGAACAAGGTTCGCAATTGTACGGAGACACTCTGCGCACGAATTCCAAAGGAGAGATCGTGGTGCCGCCAGGACACTTGATTTTGTTCCTTCAACGCACCATCCATTCTATCAAGACAGGCGTGCAGCCCAACACTCCGGCACTACGTTTTTTTCATGGGTTTCGACTGACTGGCGAGAATGTGCCTTTATTCAATCACGACGAGGTCGTCCAGTGGGGAGGTGTTCCTAGAATTCCATCTGGTCAGATACCAACCATGTTTTCGCAAAATCACTACGCCGCGTTCGTGAATGCGTCAACGTCACGCTGGCGAGACTGGGGCAACATGACCTTCAAGGAAGAATGTCTTTACGAACGCACAAGCTCTGGATACACTTACAAGACGCCAGGGAGCATCGACAACATTAACCCGATCGTAAACAAGACTCGGTCCATGCCGTCGCTCACTGAGATGCATCTGATGAGCGAGGAGTTTGCTTACTCTGTGTCGGATCGAGCAGTTGTGTCTCCAGAACCGTTGTAAATGAGGTCTGTCTGCAAAAAACTACATTCTGCATCTATCGACAAAAAAAATGTTGCACCATCTTAAAGCAACGGTATGACATTCGAAGATGTCGCTTTTTGGAAGATCGTGTGTTTGATACTGTTTGTCGCTTGCTTTCGGGTCAACTGTAGCAATTTCTTGATAGGAATAATTCTGCTTGCGTTTGTACTACAGTATTTCCCACCGGAAGAACCTCGTGACTCGCACGCTGCTGTCTCTGCTCGTCAAACAAAAGTCGAAAATTCCACCATACCAGATAAAGTACAAAACTGGCGCAAAAAAGACACACTATCGTCGGCACCCTCCCGCCCAACACCAGGTGGACAACCAAGTCCGGAACAAAGAAAACGTCTTATGGAAACCCTTTACAATGAGATGAACTCAAAATAAGACTTTAACCGCATTGCTCTTTGGTATTAAAAAAAATCAGTCTCGTAATCAAGATGAAGGAAGAACTGACTTTTCGAAGACGTACTCGTTGGCATAGCGCAAGGCGTCCAATATACGCTCAGAAGTGCAATCCTCATGTTTCGGATTGCACTTGAACATAAGGGAAGGCACATCTTTTGGTTTGAACACTTTTTTTCTTCCGTCGATACAAACAAGCACTCGAGTGTCTCTTCGAACACGTCCAGGTAGCATCATTCGTCGCCACTTAGTTATTCCAATTTTTTTCGTTGGGTGGGATCGTAGGTACAATCGCAGCTTGTGCACATTGAAAGGGTAATCATCATCATCCTTCAGATCAGACGCATCGTAGTTGGGGTCTTCCTCCCATTCACGCCCGGTTGCTTTGTCGTTGCACGCCAAGTAGTATCCTTCCCTGCGTAGCACTTTGGTCGTCATACCGTCTTTATTTATCAAAGGACTGAACTTCATCAAACGAATTCCATCCGGATCAAAGTGAAACGTGTTCTTCTTACGAGCAGACCACTTGATTGGTTGTGCAAATGTACTGCCCCAGGCAATGTATCCGGGGATTCCCTTCTTCCTTACGAGAGTCGCCATTTTGTCCTGTTCTTCTATTGTTGGGAAGTCTCTTTTTTTTTCAATGTATGTGACGCGACGTGAATCGTCTGGATAAATCAGAAAGTCACAAAGATACTTGACGCTTTCGAATTCTCGATTGAGGTCAATCATTTGATCACGTTTCTCATAACAAAAGGGTATCTCAAGACGATTAAAAAATACCATCATCCGTCCCTCACCCGCACTCTCACAACAACGTCCGTTGTAGTACAATTTTTGTCCCATGAGGTCACTTTGAGAGTTGGGAATAAGGTTGTTCTTGTTGGCCTCATTATTAGGAGTGAGCCAGAAAAAGTTGTCGTAGCCGATTGAGGTAATTGTGAAGTTTCCAAGATCAAAGCCCTTGACAATACCATCGTCCTCGCTCACCACAATACCGACACGTACAAGTGTCTGTAAGTCCATCGTGTTTTTTGCATACTGAATGCATAAGTTCGTACCTTCACGACCACTGTTTGGTTTCAGGTTCATGGGACTCACTGCGATTAACCCTTTTTTCTCGTTGACATAATTATAGACAGTAAGTTTTTCTTCTTTTTTTAGCACTGAAACATCGTCGTTATCAGTCACTGCTGTCGCGCACTCACGCAGCCTGAATGCTAACAAACGTTCTTCCTTATCGTCGAATGTACACATATTGCGGAACTGTGACTTCCACAGTTGCATTAGTTCTGGGTGCTCTTCAAAGACCTTCACGAAATGTCCGTGCTCCAACATTTTGTCAAGGTTAACAGACGTCATCGCGCACTTACACAAGTCAAAAAAAGTTTTATAATTCTGACACAAATTCTAAGTATCTCCAACTTTGTCTTCGACGTGTGTCGTTTGTTTTTGGGTAGGAAGATTCACGACCTTCCGTGGGTGCGGTGGATGATCGAACAGATTCCTTCCTTTCACGCCACGTTAGCACTGTCTCTCTTCACAGATGGCTTGACACTGAAGGATATTATGGAGGAGCTGCCAGTATTATATTTTTGAACATTGCTTTCTACCTCATAGAGACGCTGAAAAATGTGGTGTACGTCCATGGTTCTCATTTATGTATCACATAATAGTTTTGCATCGGTCTTTTAGTCATTAAACCTTAAAGGTCTGTCGTGTACGACTTTTCTTCAATCGTTTTTTTTCGCACTTTTACGCCCATTAACTTCGTAACCTCTCGTGCTGCGCAGTTAGCGTCGGGCCGTTCTGAAAAACGCGAAAACCGAAAGTCGGTGTCAAAAGAATTGACAACATAGTTGTCTGCGGTTCCTTCGATGCTGCCTTCTGCCATGGACGTTGTTCGGACCACCGGATGGTCTTTGTGAAACGTATAGTCGTCCATTTTTCCGAAAACAGCCACGTTATCGCCGTCCCAGCTCTGACCGACCAAACCATGAGGGAAGCACGACACGCTTGCAGCACCGTGTTTCTTTTCGAAGACAGTACCGTCCAATTTGCGAATGGCAATGTCGAAGCGCCATGCAGACGTCCAGTCGACCATGAGGTAGACCGGGTGCCGAGTCGCATTCATCTCCCATCCGTTGACGCGCGTGTAAATAGTAGACTGCTTGTAGAACACACGGATGTCGTCCTGCCACCACTCTTTCCAGACGCCAATGTATGTCTTGATCATCGCAGACTTTTCGTCGGATAAATTGTATACGGTAAAACCGACATCATGGGCCCACGACCTGACCCCGTACTTCGTACCAGAAGTACCATGCAAGACCCACTCGACAGTCTTCCAAAACGACCCATGGACCAACTGTGGTCGAGGTAGTAAGAAGGACGTGTCTTCAGTGCGAGCCGCAAAATGTACTCCCGGCGCCGACAGAAGTGCGTAAAATGTGTCGTTCTTGCCGCGGAAGTCAGCTGCGCCACCGTGAGCGAAATGGAGATGTGGATCGCCATCGCTTCCAGTAGAGGAAGAATCGTCTTCTCCCGGTGTCGCAGTGACAGAACCAATTTTGAAGACCCAGTTATGGAAGCTGAACTCGTCGTTGGCAACGAAAAACCCATTGCTCGGGTAGAGAATATCAGGAACGTTGTTACATCCGGCACGTTTCGTGAATGCCTTGTTTCCGATTCCCCAGTCGTTTCCGGTTATGCTCAGTCGGTGTTGCTCTACCGACCCCACCGTAGTGACGTTGATCGTAACGTTCACCGGACTGTGCGTCCCCATGATCTGCAAAATTCGTATCTCGCCGCCTGCGAAAGGTTCGTATATGGCAGTAAGGTTTGCCGTCGTATCCTCGTAGTTCGTCATGTCAAACCAACCCAGATTCGATTCGTCGGACGGGTAGATCGGTATGTACACTTGGCTTACTGTCGAACTCATACCCAGAACGTCAGGGGTGGTAATCAACGCTTTTACCTGATCGCCGTGTTGTATCTTTGAAAGAATGGACACGTAACGTGCGACTGCGCGTCGTTTTTTTCGTCTCATTCCACCTGTGGCAGACGTGATTATGGACTTTATTTGCGCTTCTTGTGCACTCGCTAGTTGGACAAAATTCAACGAAGACGCCGAATACGATCTAAACGATCGCGATGAGATGTGGACTCCAAAACCATCCAACTGTGTCACCTCGGCGACACTCAAAGATCCTTCCTTTAGGACGCGCTGTCTCTCTTGCTGCTTGTGAGAAGTCGGTGGTGATAACGGAGAAGAAGGAACTGGAGAAGGAGGAGGTGTGCTCGGAGGAGGAGAAGGAACTGGAGAAGGAGGAGGTGTGCTCGGAGGAGGAGAAGGAATTGGAGGAGGTGTGTTTGGAGACTGAAACTGAACGCTTACAATTACATGTTGATGCAAGGTGTAATCCGACTCAGACGAGTTGCTCAGACACAACGAGTACGTTGCGACTTCCGCGGGAAAGAGAATAGTGGACACCCCATTTGAGTCGAGCGTGCCTTGAAGAGTGGTCGGTGGACTTGGAGGAGGTGGTGAGGGACTTGGTGGAGGTGGCGAGGGACTTGGTGGAGGTGGTGAGGGAGGTGGCGAGGGACTTGGAGGAGGTGGTGATGGGTCAGGAGGAGGTGGTGAGGGACTTGGAGGAGGTGGTGAGGGAGGAGGTGTCGAAGGACTTGGTGGAGGAGGTGATGGGTTGGGAGGAGGTGGTGAGGGAGGAGGTGGTGAGGGACTTGGAGGAGGTGGTGATGGGTCAGGAGGAGGTGGTGAGGGAGGAGGTGTCAAAGGACTTGGTGGAGGAGGTGATGGGTCGGGAGGAGGTGGTGAGGGAGGAGGTGTCGAAGGACTTGGAGGAGGTGGTGAAGGACTTGGTGGAGGTGGTGAGGGAGGATGTGTCGAAGGACTCGGAGGAGGAAGAAGTGGTGGACTTGGACTTGGTACCGTTCCAAGAGTCCAGGCACGTGTTCTTCCGCAATTTCCGTATACTGGACAATTGTGTGAATGCATGTTCGCTCCAGCGACCGTGGTACCATCTCCACTCAGCGCCACACCGCCGTACTCGGTGAATCGGTTGTAGTCTCCATACAAATCTGCTGAATGTTTTGCCTCGTACACTCCAGTCGCATTGAGCGCAAAGACGACAATCTTTCCGGTTGACAAGTATGGTGCACCACTGACGAGAACGCTCCCATCGGTGCTGAGATACAAAGAATGCTCGTAGGAAGCAAACTTGCCACCCACGACAAGAATCTGCACTTCGTCCCAGTCAGGGGGAGACAACTGCGCATTCCACTTGAGAACACGAACACCGTGGTCGTGCGTCGCGTTGTTGTAGTAATATGCAACGTACGCCCCATTACCACTCACGGCAACGGACAACCCAGTTGGTGTCCCACCTGGAGCGTCAAGCAACGATGAACCTTTTTGAGAATACATGGTTCCGTTCCACTCAAAGACCCGACACTCGGCAGCATAGTAAGCACTACTCGATATCACTGCAACGATGGATCCGTCGTCGCTCAGTGATAAATCGGACCCAAACTTCTCGCGCACTATTTGGCCATAGAGAGTTGCACCACGCTGCACCCAGCTCGTTCCACTCCATGTATATATCTTCACCAGTCCTGTCCATGTTCCAGCGGTGTTGTCGTAATTTGCCGCAAGAGCAATCACGCTTCCATTGGAATTCATAGAGACGGTGCTACCGAAGCGACCCACTCCTGTAAGAGTCGTTCCCTTCTGTGTCCATGTGCTTCCAGACCACTCGTACACCTTGGCTTGATTCGCAATCGTTCCGACGACAATGATGTCCCCGGTGGAATCGCAGTCCACAGAAATTCCAAATTGTTCCTGTGTGTTTGTACCATACAACGTGCTTCCTCGTTGAACCCAACTGCTACCGTCCCAGTCGTAGACCTCCACATGTCCAGCAAAGTAGGGATAGGAAGACGAACCGTCTTGGCCGCCGAAACGCTCACCACCGAGGACGAGCACGGTACCGTCCGTGTTGAGAGCGATTTCCGAACCAAGGTAAGCTTGTTTGGAGTCGCCAAATATGTCGGCTCCTTTGCGCACCGGTCCAGAGACATAGAAGTTGGTAAGTTGTCGACGACTAGGAAGTGCAGAAGGACATGATCCGTCGGCAGTAAAAGCTACATTTCCACCAGGTGTCACTTGATGGTTGCCATGGAAAGAGACAGCAACCGATCCAGGGTTCACCACTAACATTTGTGTTTGATCTTCATCTGGATTGCCGTCAATATTAAGAAGAATGTGCGGTGGAGGAGACGAAGGCTGTGAAGGTGGAGGTGGTTCTGCGGTGTTTCGCACTTCGAACTGAGGCGGTGGTGAGGGGTCTGGAGGAGGTGGTGAGGGAGAAGGTGTCAAAGGATTTGGTGGAGGTGGTGATGGGTCCGGAGGAGGTGGTGACGGAGGTGGTGATGGGTCCGGAGGAGGTGGTGACGGGTCCGGAGGAGGTGGTGAGGGAGAAGGTGTCAAAGGACTTGGTGGAGGTGGTGATGGGTCCGGAGGAGGTGGTGACGGGTCCGGAGGAGGTGGTGAGGGAGAAGGTGTCAAAGGACTTGGTGGAGGTGGTGATAGGTCCGGAGGAGGTGGTGACGGGACCGGAGGAGGTGGTGACGGGTCCGGAGGAGGTGGTGACGGGTCCGGAGGAGGTGGTGACGGGTCCGGAGGAGGAGGTGAAGGAGAAGGTGTCAAAGGACTTGGTGGAGGTGGTGATGGGTCAGGAGGAGGAGGTGAAGGAGAAGGTGTCAAAGGACTTGGTGGAGGTGGTGACGGGTCTGGAGGAGGAGGTGAGGGAGAAGGTGTCAAAGGACTTGGTGGAGGTGGTGATGGGTCAGGAGGAGGTGGTGAGGGAGGAGGTGGTGAGGGAGGAGGTGATGAGGGGGGAGGTGGTGAGGGCTCAGGAGGAGGTGGTGACGGGTCAGGAGGAGGTGGTGAGGGAGGAGGTGATGAGGGGGGAGGTGGTGAGGGGGGAGGTGGCGAGGGCTCAGGAGGAGGTGGTGACGGGTCCGGAGGAGGTGGTGATGGACTTGGTGGTGTTGGAGAAGGTGGTGGAGGGGATGGGTCCGGAGGAGGTGGTGAAGGTGGTGGTGACAAGGGATTTGGTGAAGGACTTGGTGGAGGTGGTGATGGGTCGGGAGGAGGTGGTGTTGGAGAAGGTGGTGTTGGAGAAGGTGGTGGAGGGGATGGGTCCGGAGGAGGTGGTGATGGACTTGGTGGTGTTGGAGAAGGTGTTGGAGGGGATGGGTCCGGAGGAGGTGGTGATGGACTTGGTGGTGTTGGAGAAGGTGGTGGAGGGGATGGGTCCGGAGGAGGTGGTGAAGGTGGTGGTGACAAGGGATTTGGTGAAGGACTTGGTGGAGGTGGTGATGGGTCGGGAGGAGGTGGTGTTGGAGAAGGTGGTGTTGGAGAAGGTGGTGGAGGGGATGGGTTGGGAGGAGGTGGTGAGGGACTTGGTGGTGTTGGAGAAGGTGGTGGAGGAGATGGGTCAGGAGGAGGTGGTGAGGGACTTGGTGGTGTTGGAGAAGGACTTGGTGAAGGGGATGGGTCCGGAGGAGGTGGTGAAGGTGGTGGTGACAAGGGATTTGGTGAAGGACTTGGTGGAGGTGGTGATGGATCGGGAGGAGGTGGTGTTGGAGAAGGTGGTGGAGGGGATGGGTCCGGAGGAGGTGGTGATGGACTTGGTGGTGTTGGAGAAGGTGGTGGAGGGGATGGGTCCGGAGGAGGTGGTGAAGGTGGTGGTGACAAGGGATTTGGTGAAGGACTTGGTGGAGGTGGTGATGGATCGGGAGGAGGTGGTGTTGGAGAAGGTGGTGTTGGAGAAGGTGGTGGAAAGGATGGGTCCGGAGGAGGTGGTGAAGGTGGTGGTGACAAGGGATTTGGTGAAGGACTTGGTGGAGGTGGTGATGGATCGGGAGGAGGTGGTGTTGGAGAAGGTGGTGTTGGAGAAGGTGGTGGAGGGAATGGGTCCGGAGGAGGTGGTGAAGGTGGTGGTGACAAGGGATTTGGTGAAGGACTTGGTGGAGGTGGTGATGGATCGGGAGGAGGTGGTGTTGGAGAAGGTGGTGTTGGAGAAGGTAGTGGAGGGGATGGGTCGGGAGGAGGTGGTGAGGGACTTGGTGGTGTTGGAGAAGGTGGTGGAGGAGATGGGTCAGGGGGAGGTGGTGAGGGACTTGGTGGTGTTGGAGAAGGTGGTGGAGGGGATGGGTCCGGAGGAGGTGGTGAAGGTGGTGGTGACAAGGGATTTGGTGAAGGACTTGGTGGAGGTGGTGATGGGTCGGGAGGAGGTGGTGTTGGAGAAGGTGGTGTTGGAGAAGGTGGTGGAGGGGATGGGTCCGGAGGAGGTGGTGATGGACTTGGTGGTGTTGGAGAAGGTGGTGGAGGGGATGGGTCCGGAGGAGGTGGTGATGGACTTGGTGGTGTTGGAGAAGGTGGTGGAGGGGATGGGTCCGGAGGAGGTGGTGATGGACTTGGTGGTGTTGGAGAAGGTGGTGGAGGGGATGGGTCCGGAGGAGGTGGTGATGGACTTGGTGGTGTTGGAGAAGGTGGTGGAGGGGATGGGTCCGGAGGAGGTGGTGAAGGTGGTGGTGACAAGGGATTTGGTGAAGGACTTGGTGGAGGTGGTGATGGGTCGGGAGGAGGTGGTGTTGGAGAAGGTGGTGTTGGAGAAGGTGGTGGAGGGGATGGGTCCGGAGGAGGTGGTGATGGACTTGGTGGTGTTGGAGAAGGTGGTGGAGGGGATGGGTCCGGAGGAGGTGGTGAAGGTGGTGGTGACAAGGGATTTGGTGAAGGACTTGGTGGAGGTGGTGATGGATCGGGAGGAGGTGGTGTTGGAGAAGGTGGTGTTGGAGAAGGTGGTGGAGGGGATGGGTCCGGAGGGGATGGGTCCGGAGGAGGTGGTGATGGACTTGGTGGTGTTGGAGAAGGTGGTGGAGGGGATGGGTCCGGAGGAGGTGGTGAAGGTGGTGGTGACAAGGGATTTGGTGAAGGACTTGGTGGAGGTGGTGATGGATCGGGAGGAGGTGGTGTTGGAGAAGGTGGTGTTGGAGAAGGTAGTGGAGGGGATGGGTCGGGAGGAGGTGGTGAGGGACTTGGTGGTGTTGGAGAAGGTGGTGGAGGAGATGGGTCAGGGAGAGGTGGTGAGGGACTTGGTGGTGTTGGAGAAGGTGGTGGAGGGGATGGGTCCGGAGGAGGTGGTGCAATGTGCATGTGAACCCGACAACAAATAGGACAATTATCTCGAATTTCTTGTAGTTGCACCTCAGTGTAATATTCAAGCCACATGTTGTCGTAACAGGAGTTTGGAGATGCCCAGTCATTACAATGGTAACCGTAAATGTCTGTCCAACCATTTTCTAAAGTTTCGTCCAAACAAGTTTTGGGAGGTGAATTTGGAGCAGGTGTTGAAGGTGGAGGTTGAGGTGGTGATGGTGGTGATGGTGGAGGTTGAGGTGGTGATGGTGGTGATGGTGGAGGTTGAGGTGGTGATGGTGGTGATGGTGGTGGTAGTGAGGGGGGCAATGCCGGACACATTGAGTAGTCTGGTGACGATGATGGCTTACATTTTTTGCGGACGTTTGTTTCAGTTTCATCCCATACACAACGAAAATGCACAAGCGAACCTGAAACCAATTCTTCCACATAGTACTGCATACATTTGTCAAAATTGTCTTCCTTGGGTTCTAGTTGTGCTCCTGTTTCGTCGTAAAGTCGAGAGCACGTTTTGCACGTATTGCAAGTTCCGACACTCGTGCCGTTAAGTAGAAAAATATTGTTCTCTTCGCCAGTTTTCAAGCAGTTTTCTCTGTTGCAACAAGAACTTGACAACGTCCATTGGTCTCCATATTCTGTGCCTTCTGTAGGTGCGATTGGAGGGGGGCTCACTTGAGCAAACAACGGTTGCGTAAATATGAAAATCAATGCTAGGGGTGGTCGTAAGACCATGAGATTGTAATAATGCGAAACAAAAAAATTATTGTTCTAGTTCTAGCCAATCGCAGACAACGCAGGAAAAAGCACACCACTGGTACAATCAACCGATTTCATCTCTTTCAAAAAGACGACAGTCGTGTTTTGCGATGAGAGACGACGGAGCAGACAGACCAGCAACAAACTCATCAATGTCTGTTTGAACTGTCTCGTCCGTGGAGACTTTGGACAGAAGAGCAAGACTGTGAACCATGGCTTTGTGTCGATATGTCTCTCGTTCCATAAGATCCTTCACAGTAACCCCATTGCGAAAAAAAGAGAGAGCCAGCTCTGAATCGAACTTTGACAGCATATACACATATTTCATTCCATGTTGGAGATTCAAACCTTGTTTGCTCAAGGCATGACACATACGAAAGACGAATATTGAATCTGCATTCCACACATTTGTGTACTTGAGAAGCACTCCGTTTTTCTCCACAGCAGCAAGCACTATCTCTTTGTCCCCACGGAGTTCTTTAGATGCGTACTTCAGTGAAAAGCAGTTCTTTCGCACCGCAGCTAACATGATCTCTCTGTCGTCCGCAAAATACGCTCTCGTGCTGCGCATGGCTTCCATGGTCTTGTCGTTTTGTACGGCAGCAAGTACGAGGGATCGTTTGATCATCAATCGTTTGGATGCAAACTGTATGGCGCTTCCATCTGATAAGACGGCGGTACGAACCACATCTTCATCGTCCGCAAGACATGCGGCAGCGTGCATCAGTGCACGTCCGTCGGTCTTTACGGCCGCAAGAACAATAGTTTTGTCGGCGGTGAGTTCCGCTGTTGTCTCTGCCAGTGCAAACCCACATGTCTGTACTGCGGCAAGAATGACGTCCTTGTCTGACTTCCAGTATTCCAGATGTTGCGAAAAAAGAGAACCATGGATTGCAACAAGGCGAAGGGCTTGGGATTTCATGGCGGCATTCGTAGGTTGCATAATTTTTGTACAGACTACAAACACAGACTAAACCAAATTTATCGCCTAATTTTGTACAGACTACAAACACAGACTAAACCAAAATTATCGCTGAATTTTGTACAGACTAAAACAAAACCTTGTTTCCTTCCCAGACTACAACAAAACATCATGATGACCGAGCCACGCTGTGTCGTAACGCTGCCGGCTGCGTGGTCCTCCTTGCCGGTTGTGTGGTCTCGCATGCCAACCAATTGGTCTCGCATGAGTGTCACATCACGCAAGCAAATGCTTTCCGAGTACGCGAATAACCTCGCGCTTGTCAAGTTGGGTCTACTGAATATCGACACAATCGATCTTTCTTATCTGAATGTCAACGATGCTCGTGGACGCAAACGTAAGTTTGAGGACACTTTATATGTAAACGAAGTCGTGGACGAGATTGTTGAAGGTCTCTTTTGAACAAAAAACAGTGCGAATCAGTATCAGTTTAAAAAGATGTGTCATGAGATTTTTGATGTGACGCCATGAATCTCAATGTAAAAACATATGTCGATGACAAGCGAGGTTATCATTCTCTCGTGTCCATTGTACCACCCAATACAAATGATGAGTCTTCTTTAGCTGAGTCTGTCGTCGACTGCATTTTTGTAGTCGACACGTCCTACTCCATGAACGATTCGGCGGGGGAGCAGGCAGAATTAGGTCTGTCGCAGTTCAACGTACTCGATATCGCTAAACATGCACTGCAGACTGTCTGCTACTCCATGTCGGAGAGCTCACGGATCGCAGTCGTGTCGTTTTCGGACAGTGCATTTGTTGAATGTGCTCTGACGCACTGCACTGAAGAAGGCAAGGAAGAAATCATTCGTCGTGTCATGAGCATGCGTCCTACCGCAGCTACCAACCTTCTCTCTGGCATTGTCAAAGCGTACGAGGTCGCAGCCACCGCCCGCGTGAACAGCGTGTGCAGCATCATCATTCTTACTGATGGGGCGCCGTCGGCGCACTATCATCCATCTCGAGCTGTTCCGGGACGGCTGTCCGAGTCGTACTCCGTGGCTGTGGACAAGATGAGGACGCACTGCATGTCTCAATCACACGTTCACCCCATTGTGACATGTGTCGGTCTAGGATACTCTCTTGATACTGAACTCTTGAGTGGAATCGGTGAGTTGCTTCACGTGCCCGATGTCGGAGACGTCGGACCGTTCATGGTCAACTTTGCTGCTTGGATCTCAAGCGTTGTTGCTATCGACAAGGTCGGACCAGCAACAAACATGATCCTCGACGTTTCTTCTAATTCGTCCTTTTCCATTCCTGTGACAAACAATACGGTGATCCACGCCGCGAGTGTTCCACTGGGAAGCGTCATCTACGACGTACCCCGTCATGTCGTGATTCGTCACGTTGAGCCACCTTCTAACCTTCGCATACGACTGTGTCGGGGGGTGCAAGTGGTCGCTGAGCACATTGCAACAACCGTCGGAGGACAAGAACCGGACAGTCGGCTGGAAGAAGAAATCTTTCGAGCAAGGTCCGTGAATGTGATGGAGACAATGAATTCTACGGACAACTTCAAGGAAGACCGTCTCGTCGCGCTGAACACACTACTGGACAGTGCGGACGAGAACGTACACCACACAAGTCTTTTCTTGACGCTCAACACCGAGGTGAGGAGCGCGTTGTCGACGCAGTCGGAGTGGAACAGGTGGGGACGCCACTATCTTCGTACCTTTCCGTCCATGTTGAAATGTGAACGTCGCTCCAACTTTCGAGACGAGGCACTTCAAAAGTACACGTTCGACATCGATGGGAGAGCGAGTCGTATGGAAAAGATTTGTCTACTCAGTGAGGAGACGTTCAGTACGTTGAAGATCACACCGTCGCTCGTAAAGTCCGTTGCAGGTATGGTCGTGGGAACGCCAGTGGAAACAAGCGTACCCGAAACCTTCTTCCGTGGCGGCGGATGTGTACACGAGGATGCGCTTATGATTGTGGTACGGAACGACGTCGATGTTTCTCTCCCAGCAAAGTCCGTAAAGGCTGGAGATTACGTCAAGACCCCAGATGGAATATCTGTGATCGTGTGTGTGGGGTACAAAGAATGTGACGGAGGAAGGGCTTCCTTAGCAAAGGTAGGTGATCGTCTTCTCATCACTCCGTGGCATCCCGTCAATGTGGACGGAAGTTGGATTCATCCCACGACTCTGAACGAGCCACGAGTGGTCCCTTGCAAAGTCGTGTACAGCTTTGTTCTCACGCCGCCACACACTTCCTTCTATTGCGACGACGTTATTTGTGCAAGTCTCGGTCATGGTCTTGATGAGCCTGTCGTCTCGCATGAGTACTGGGGAACCTCCGCTGTGTTGCAAGACATGATGCGCACTTCCACGTATTCGCATGGTATCGTCGACATGGACCGACTACGCAGTTGAATCAACATTTACCAATCGGTCTTTAACGACTTCTTCGTTTACCAGCACGTCCACCACCATTACTGTCTCCGACGTTAAATCTCACACTCTTCTTTGGATTATTTTTAAGCTCGTTACGAAGTGCGGCAAGACGACGCAAACTTCATTATAAAATAGCAGTGCTACAGATGCAAAATATCAGTCGCCGTACTCCTGATGAAAGAAAAAAAAGGTTGCATTCTTTATGGAGTACTTATTCTTTCCAATTGCTTTCATAGCTGGAATCGTTGGTAACAATTAGTCTGGGTTTAGATCTTTTGTCAGTTTGTAAGCGACCATACCTTGTCGTCGTGACACCATGTCCATCACTGTTTGCGTCCCGTTTGGGTTCTCGAATCCGGTGCCACAGACCTGGTCTCCAGAAGATGTGGCATTGATGTTGAAGCTTGGGGTCGCTGCAATGGGAGTGGTGAGGAATACCGACTGCTCTGATGCGTACGGACAGGTGTTCGAACACCTGAAGCACATAGTTACCACAGACTTGGAAGGAATTCGAAAGGAGAACGTGGAATTGAAGGAAAAACTAGTGTGGCGAAACGCGGAGTTCGACAAAATGGAGAGTGACCTCACCTTGAGACTTAAAAACGAGCACGAACGGTTGGTGGACGAACGTACGTCGTGTTTGCAAACGTCCATCTCCAACTTAGAACAGCAGTTGCGTGCGTCAACTCAGGCACTTGAATTGTCCATGGTTTCAAACAGAAACATGCTTGCGGAGAACAAAGAATTACAAGAAGAAAAAAATCGGCTCGTAGGACGTCTCATGGATGTCGAACGCGTCAAGACCTCAAACGAGAGTGGTATTGAGAACGAGCAGAAGACGTCGTTGATACTGCAGAACGGGGGCTTGTTCGTTCGCGATACCTCCAAAGGATCTCACAATCTGCACTACCACGACAAGCTTGTCGCCAAGAAGTTTCTTCACAAGAACGAGGGACGCGGCACTCCAACGTACAGAACGGATGCAAACAGCGTCGTCCTCTCATTTGAAGACAAGTGCTACAAACACTCGAACAAGTTGGGCGAAGAAATCGAGAGATTCCACGAGATTCGTGCCGGGATGCAGGTTGGGCGACGAGCCGACTGTTTCGTATGGTACTCAACGGCTACAATTCCAATCAAGCAACACAAGCGAAAGTACATTGAATATGACCAGCTCGAAGACGGTCGATTCTGTGTGACCGGATGGATCGGTGCTCCAGACGTGTCTGCGGAAGAGCTCATCCGTTTCGTCACTGAGGTGATAGATCAGCAAGAGTGTTTGATGACGTTGAAGACAAAACTACCGGTCGAAAACGAGACCATTCAGCGTCTGACAACATTGACCGAACACGCCATTAAGCTTGTGAAGTTCCAGCTCGAGCAAGTGGACCGACTAACGGGACACATCAAGGATCTTGAGCAACAACGCGATCGTATTCGCCTGACAGCATTGGAGATGATTCTTCGTCATTACGCAACGCTAAAGGAAGTAAACCTATTGTCGACTAACGATCACGTTATCAACGACTCTCTCATGTCTTTGACAAACGAAAAGCGTACGGAAGCCGACAAGTTCATAAGGAACAAGGACGAGTTTTCTCATTTGCAAGGAATTCTAACCGGACGTTGTAGCACCGTCAAGAAACGAAAGTCCAGTCAATGAATAGATCACAAAATTAAATTTTATTTTCTATTGGTTGAGTTAAAAAATGCGGGATTCTCTGTTTCGTGGCGCACATGATAATCTTTTTGCATGGTTCAAAACACAGGTCAAAACACAAATTGAACCTGCACTTAATAAATTAGATGAATCTGTGTTCTCTTCAAATACACTTTTGGAACCAATCCTAATGGGAGAATTTAATTCGCTTGATGAGTGTGTTGAAAAAGTGAAAGAAGACATCTACAAGAACAAGTGCCCATGTCTGATCACAGGAAGTCTGAACTATCTAACAAATTGGTTAGATGCGAAAGATATAGATGTCATGGTATTTTGCCTTTCTGATAAGAACTATAGCCAACTAATCGAACATGGATTTTATGAAATAATGATGGTTTTTGTAAAAGACGACAAAATAGTACGAAAAAGGCTAGGTAAGATTTACCCAGTGTCTAGGCTTTTCTTTTTACAGAGGAATGAACCAGAAATAGTTCAAAAAATAATCGAGGTGAATGACGAATGTAAAAGACTTAATATAAAAAGTTCCATTGTACCTGCCTTTAAAGGTTTTGTCATTTCTACTGTTGCAATAAAAACAAACGGTACAACACCAGAGTGTTTGAAAAACTTGGCACGTCTTAAACTTTTAAATTTTGATGAGAATGGCGACGTTGAGATTGAGTACTACGATAAGAACACGAACGTGTTACAAATGACGCAACACCAATTGTGTACACCTCATAATTCAGTACATTATTTGGGATCTGCGCCACTAAGGCGAGGAATTACAAAATTTATAGAGAAGTATGCTCGTATTTTTTATTTAATTCGAATAAAATCGATCAAAGATACAGTTCCGATTCCATCCCACATGACAGAAAACAACACGAAAATGCAATATGCCCAGTCATTATTAAGTTTGTATAATGATGAAATAATCTTTGTTTTAGTAAAAAATCAAAATTTTGAAATCTATATAGAAAAATCAGAGGAAACAGCAAATTCAACTTATCATACAGAGACAATTTCTTTTTGGAAGGTAAGAATCGTCGAGAACGCAACGAGATCAACAGCAAGTTCGTCAGAAGGAATAGCAAACAGTGAACGACCAACTGTTCCAAAGCTTGTTGTTGATGCAAATGGTGAATCCGTATCAGATGAAATATATTCGTTTGTGCACGCAATGAAACGACGATATGACAAAGGCGAACCCTTAATTTCAAGGTATGTCGAAGATGACAGCATATGGCCACATACTGGATTGTGTTTATGTCATACAAATGCCGTACTACCAAATTCTCTGACATTGGACCTTTCCGGTAAGAAGTATATGCTTGAAAAATGGAATGAAGGTGCGTACCATATGCACATGAACAATTGGTTTCAGTGTACGCATATTTCATTTAATGATGGATACACACGTTTTGCAAATGTAATAAAATTGATTGACGGATATTCGAAAAACATTCAGAAGAGGAATGACTTGTACGAATACGATATTCAAGGAGAATCTTATGTTAAGTTACTTTTTGATGACGATTCATTAAGATTGTTAGGGCCAGAAGACAATGAAATTTGGTCCGTCAAGAGAGTTCGAAATGCATGGCCAAAAATCACACAGAAATTTAATAAGAAGAGCACAACAAATCGTACGTCATCAACATTAAGTCCTACAAGAACACGGCCCTCAATACCGGACACACCACCACCCCTACAAAGATAATCAATCAATCCATTTTACCTGAGCAGGTTCTTTTTGCTTAAATGTTCTTGTTTCAACATTTGGTCTTTCATACATCATATTCTTAAATGGAAATTCAAGCAGATTATTGTCCAATGCATTTTCTCTAGCTTTCTTGTATTTTTCCAGTTTTTGGTCGAGGATGAGCTCATAATGCCCACTGCCATTGACGTTATCGCTGTCAAAAGGAGTGAATAATAGTTCAATGGAAGGTAAGAAAACACCATCTGGTGTTTTCTTACAATTATTAACGAACTTGTCGAAAGGGTCGTTCTGGTTGTCAATGAAAACTGCGATACTGATATCGAACATACATGCTATTGCAATCAAAGCAATTTGATCACCATATTCACCATCTTTCTTCATTCGTGTACAGTATTTAGTAAACGTTTCTCCGTCTGCCAAAAACTGTTTAACAAATTTCTGGAGTCCATTGTCTTCTTTCATATTCGCTATACTTTGTTGACGTATGATTTTTCCGGTTAAGTTTTTTTTCAGTCCCACAGTTTTACTTTTCAATGCCTCTGCAACTGCAGTAAACATGCAGTTGCCATCTCCTGCAATCGGCACGACGACCTTCTTTTCTTGAGTCAACCATTCTTTAAAAGGTATTGGAACTTCAATCGATTGCTCTCTTGGAAATTGGGGTGATGTACTGTTGGTTTTGGGATCAATTCTTTCAGTTGGTTTCCGTGGACCATCTTTGCTTTTCGTATTTTTTTTGTTGACAGTTTTTCGACCGACTTGATATTGTACAGTATCTTTTGGAGGAGGTGTACGAGGTGTCATTGGAGTAGGTATATTGACAGGTGTCAATGGAGCTGCATTATGAATCAGTTCTTGCTCCGGAAAACAATTTTCTATCGCAAATTTAAATTTGTTGCCGTCTTCGTTGTACTTTGCGCTTGCTACTTCAGATTTTTTTTCAGATACGACACGTCCCGACTTGTTTAGTTTGAGTTTTTCTTTCGTCATACCACGATTGGATGGCGTGTACGTTCTTACCTCTTCTCCGCGACGTATTCTCACTTTTTCCATGTCTGTATGGTACACGTGACGTCTGCAAACTTGTGATGAAGGACTGTACAGACATTTTCTCAACATTTTTCTGTGATGCTTGTTCTTTTTTGAATATCGCTCATCAGGCGGTAAAACTTTTGGCATATTTTTTATTCAGTACTTCAAAAAAAATTTGTTCTTTCTTTGCATCATGTGAATGCTGCTATTTCTTCCAAGTTCCTCTGATATGCGAGAACATAAACGTTTATACGACTATTTGTCAACTCTTGCCGCATTTCTTCGACAGCCTTGTACATTGCAAATTTTATGTTCTTATGCGGAACATTGTAGAAGCCTCCTCCAAGAGGCAAAAGGTACACATCGCAATCTGGACGCCGACAAGCAATTCGTAACGAAGCGACATATTGTCCAAAAATAGTCATTGTTGCAATATCAAGAACATTAGGGTGAGATGAATTTCCGTACGTCCCATATGGTACAGCAGATGCATAGATAAGATCAACGCTGTGAGGCAAATTGATTTCTTTTCTTAAAGTAGGATCTAAACCTTTGACTCGGATGTCTTTGATACCCAAAATGGTCATCTGATTTAATTTGGAGGAAAATTCTTTGACATCTGCATTATCATTTACATTAAGATATCCGTTTACGAGATTGATTCCTCTTATGTTTCCCATGCGGCGCACGTTATTAATACCATTTACATTTTCCTTATTGGCAGCATTGGTCAGAATAAATTGTGCAGCAGCATGGTCTACAGCTAACTGACCACGAGGTCCAGCGGTATTGTCATCTTTATAATCTTTTAGGCCGTAATTTTTCGTATTTACATTTTTATCTGAATACTCTGCGGCATTCAGTTGCGATGGTAGAACGTACACTTTATGTCGTTCTGTCTTTGTTTGAATGCTCTCCATAATTTCACCCACAATTTGTGTAATTCCCATATCTTTGAGATGTACCGACTGAATTCGGTTTGGGCGCACCGGGTCACCATTCATACCAACGTTCTCCCATACTACCGGCATTGTATTTTCTGATGCTATCAATAAGTTCGTCGCGTTGTCGAAATAGACGTTTTTTGCTCCTTTAATTTCTGGCTTTATTTTGCCAGGTTTCAAATCTTCATCATTGGTCGTCATAAGCTCTTCTGCATCGTCAGATGCTGAAACCATAGCGAAGACCCGTATCTGTTCTTTCTCTAGGTCATATCGCATGTAATCCATCGCTTCACACATTGCAAATTTTATGTAATCAATTGGGAGTGGACTCGAATCCAATCCAAGAGGCATAAGGTACACATCGCAATTTTTTCGTTTGACTGCGATACGCAGTGCGGCGACATATTGACCAAAGATTGCCATTAGTGCAATTTGAGTAACCTTCTCTTTCCTTCCGCTTTCGAACATCGGAGAACCCGCATATATGAAATCAACCTTGTGAGGAGACTTATCAATTATTTGACTATGATTGTTATCATCAATACCTCTGACATGTATGCCTTGAATACCTAAAACTACCATGTTTTTCAATGCTGAAGAAAATTTATCGACATCTGCATTGTCGCTAATTTCAAGATGTCCATCATCCAAAAGGTTAATTCCTCTAATTTCTCCCATGTGACGCAAGTAGTTGATGTTATTTTCAATGGCGTTGTCAGCAATGAATTGTGCAGCATTGAAGTCTACAGCCATTTGAATTTTAGATACATCACTTTTTTCTTTTAAATAATGGAGTATTAAATCATCGTATTGAAGATATGTTGCGGCAGCGAAAGATGACTGCAAAACATATATTTTACCTCGTCCTGTTTTTTGTCGAACATGATTCGTAATTTTACCTTCTAAAAGTATATTAATTCCGTAATCGCTCAAATGTCTTCGTCTAACTTTATTTAGGTACATCCTCTTACCATCAACTCCAGCGTTCTCCCATACCACTCGCATTATCATTTCTCTTCCTTTGCCACCATATCTACTCGCCAATTTACTATTGTTTGAATCATATGCGTATTCACCGAATCCTAACGTAGCGTATTTGTTTGATCGTGAACCATCGATTGCATTTTTTTTTCCAGGGTTTGAATAAATAATTGTTTGGATTGTCTTTTATGTCTGCATTTATTTCTCTTACGAATTCTGGAGAATAATCATCTTTCAACAATATTTCTTTTTGGTCGTTGCTCAAAATTCATAAGTCTTTTGTAAATTTTTAACTTTGTTTTTCTGTAAAATTTTTAGTATTTTTGAGTACTTTTTGAAATCTTTACTTCGTTTGTTTTTTTTTGCTATTTTCTCACCTTTGTGTATAAAAAATTCTTCTTTCGTATACTTACTTAATTTTGGTTCATTCTCATCGACTTCACCACTCTTACTCTTTTTACTACTCTTACTCTTTTTACCACTCTTTCTCTTTTTACTACTTTTTGGAAAGCATCGTTCAATTTTCTCTCGAAGTATGCTGTCGTCGGCATCGTATTGTTCTTTTGCACGGTCAGACAGTTGTTTGATCACGACTTGACCTCTTCTATTGATCGTAAGATCCTCTTTCGTCAAGCTATTATGCGATGGTACAAAATGTTTGGCTTTTTTTCCACGACCCTTGCTAATTATTTTGTACTTCGAGTGGTAGACATGACGTCGGCATGTCCTCGACGACGGACTATCATGGCAAATTCTTAACATTCTTTTGTGATACTTGTTGCCCAACTCATATGGACCTCTTTTGTCAATCGGGATGTCTGTTTTTTTCGACATGTTGTGTTCTTTCTTATGTTTGTACAAAAAAATATCACACTTTCATGCACGTTTTGGAGACAGTGGTCGGAAACGAGCTCTTTTTCGTGCGTTCGTGTCGCATGTAGGAGGTGAAAGAGGACGTGTGAGGCTTGGAGTCACATCGTCGATGACATACTCGACGACCTCTGATATCTCGTTCGTCACATGCGAACGACACGTCGAACGCAGGACACGTCGTTTGTTGCTTAAGATGGATGGTTTCTGTCCAAGATGTTTCGTTGGAAAAAGGACGTCGCTCACACCAGTACCTAGTTCCGCAAGTTGACCAATCATGATCGATGTCGTGACTCCTTTGGCGTTTTCGCTCTCAGCGAAAATGGCGGCGTCACACAAATTGTCAGTCGTTTCTTCGAAAGAGGCGCGCATCAACGGCGACACATCCGATTTGCTGATTCCATGTCTGTTTAGTGGCACCATCGTTCCCGACCTGCACACCGTATCGACAATGAGAAGGAGGTGTCGGTCATCAACGTAGGTCCCATCGAACGACACAACTGCTTTGAGCTGGTCAAAGAAGACAAAACAACATGCCTCAATGCCAAAAGTATGGTACACCTCCCACAAATCGTTCGAGGTACAGCGCGACCAGTCGACACACTCGGACGAAAGGCAGTCGTCCAATAAGTTACCAGATGCATAAACCACAAGCTCGGACGTCATCGTTCCGGTGGCGACGTCGAAAGTCTTCGACTCACCAACGCATGCACCGGTGACATTTGTGTGTCCACACACTACTACCGTTTCCATGAGAATGTTGGCCGCCCTGTGACTCAGAATGGCTTCCTGCTCGGAACACAAATCTCCCAGTTCCATCATTTTTTGCACATGCAAGAAACGAATGCGAATGATCCAATCGACAGCGTTCACTTCCGTGGATGACACGATCGCTCGTCCCTTGAGGCGCTCCGTAAGAATCATACGAATCATAGGCGGTGTGAGATGACGTGATTTCATTACTTCTTGTTGCAAGTACATGTGAATCGTGTGCGACGAACAGTCGTCATGACACTCGCCAAAAAGCGTCTCAACGTGACTCATCCATGTGTCGTTGTTGTTGGACGAGGAGAAGGTTGGGTCGTAGAAAATTTGAGTTTCTGAGACGACGTCGCCCAATCGAGTGAGCGGTAGAGTATGCGCAAAGTACTCACAAAAGTCGTGAGACGTTGAGAAGGGTCGATAAAACCGGATCGTCGTGCACGGAGTCTTCACCGCTCGTGTCGCGTCGATGAGTTCTTTGAGGCGTGGAATTCCAAGAGTCACGTTTTTGGTCACGCATCCGGCGAGATGGAACGTGTTTAGAGTCATCTGCCACGGCAACAGTAGTCAGCACTTTTGTCGGTAATGACATGATGTGTTCGAGGGGTACACACCTGGGTCGCAGGTTCACCGACGCTCTGCGCTGCGATGCACCCGACACTCTCGCCGTGTATGTACTGCGCGACGAGAATGCTCTGCTCCACCTTGTTGAACTCTTCCTCAAAAATGGTCTGCGAAAGCTTCTCCACATTTTGCTTACAAAAGATGTCGACGAGTGCAAGACACACTGTCTTGCAAGGAGCTTTCGTGAGAAGATATTGAACTCGGTCCCACACGTCATCGACGTCTACCACACGTACATCGTCCGTCACTTGCTTCATGCGCTTTATGCGGCGTTTTACACGTTCCGGATTAAAGGGGATGAGGACACGGGTATCTATCTCCTCAACCAGCACGTTGGTCTTGGTGCGCAGAATGTCTGCTCTCGCGTCAAGAACTACCGGTAACTCGTACCATGTGAATCTGGACTTCAAATTCTGAAGCGAAGTAAGGAGGAGAGAAAGGCGTACTCGCTCGAGCTTGGACGGATGAAGACCATCTGAACCCCATACAAAAGAGACGACCTCGTTCATGGCGTTTTGAATGCTTCCATCACACCGTACCATATGATCTTCCATGCTCTTGTTCATGCGTCGCTGCAGATACCCCGTCTGCGACGTCTTTACCGCCGTGTCCACCAGTCCCTCACGCCCTCCTATCGCATGCAGGAAGAGTTCAGGTGGTGAAAGTCCAAGTGCAAAGGAGTTGAAGACCATTCCCCGACTCGCGAGAGTGAGGTCGTCGTGTGCGTAGAAGGGAAGAGTGCGTTGACCTTGTCCAATACGTGCCCCTTCCATCGACTGTTGACCAAGACAAGCGCAGATCTGAGAGAGGTTAATGAAGGATCCTTTCGACCCAGCGCTAACCATGCGCCGGATGGCATTGTGTTCGCTCATGTACTCGTTGACGATGCCACCGGTCTGAAGTAACATCTTGGAAAGAAGCCGAAGGATCGCGTTTTCGGCCACTACTCCGATGTTCGGAGGTGCGTCGACAATTTCCTTTTGTATCTCTTCACACATTATGGTCGCCTTTTTCATGCGCTCGTTCACCTTCGCATGTCCATTGTGCGAAAGCATGACGTCGTCAATCCCGACATGGTGACCTCGTTGCAACAGGTACGAGTGAGTGAGACGCTGCGCGTCACCCATGAAACGCATGCAGGCGACTCCGTTGTACTCGCGACACAACGTGTCGACGATTCCACCACTCGACGTACCCACGTGCGCCTTGCACAGAACGCCACACAACAAACGTCCCTGTCGCACAATGACCGGTAGCATGCTGTCCTTCCAATCAGCCTCGTCTTCTTCTATATTCGTCTCAACGAAGAAATTGTCCGGTAGTAGGAGCGAGATGATTGTCTTTCCCATCCAAAACCGTCGACGCGGCGATCCTTGTTTTCGGACCACAATGTCCGGCGATGGAAGTACACCCTCGTAATTGAGCAAACTCCCCAGTAGCCGACAGGTATGAGGATAGTCGATGACGACGTTGTTCATACTCAGAAGATGGAGTCCGAGAAGAGAGTCCTGTACGATTCCCATGACAGGTTTGTTCGCCTGACTACTGATACAATTTTGGGAGACGCTCATGAGCATCGCGCACTCCGCAGCAGCGGCTTTCGACTGTGGTACGTGCAGATTCATCTCGTCGCCGTCGAAGTCGGCGTTGTAAGGTGACGCGACCACTAGGGAGAGTCGAAATGTGTGCCCCGGCATGAGACGAACGCGATGCGCTTGCATTCCGTGCATGTGCAGGGACGGTTGACGGTTGAACACGACAATGTCGTCGTTTGCGAGGAAACGTTCCACTACATCGCCGCACTTGAGCAGAATCTTGTCACGTTGCTTACAATTTTCCAAAGACACGATGACGCCGTTTCCAGTTATTACGGAGCTCGCACCGTGTATGTCGTGAGCTCCTCGCCGAACTCGTTCGGACAAAGATGCAACGTTGAATGAGTTGACCGTTTCCGGGATGGTGAGCTTCTTTGCAATCGAGTACGGGACACCAACACGATCACAGTCAAAGTACGCGTCCGGCGTTATGACACAGCGAGCTGAGAAATCGACTCGTTTTCCCATGAGATTTCCTCGAATGCGTCCTTCTTTTCCTTTCAGGCGATCCGTCAAACTCTTAATCTGTGTATTGCCGCTGTTTCGACTCATTCCTGCTGGCTTCGGAACACGCGCACCGCTGTTGACGAGCATAAATATTTCATACTGCAGTCGGTTAAGCCGCTCAAGGAACTCAGGTGTCACAACGACATCCTCGGCTGCGACGTTTCCCATGAAAGTATGCAATTCCTGCGATCGCTTCAACACCTCCATAAGACGAACCGTTAGCTCGTTTTGACCTCGGCAACGTGAACCTTCGGAAGAGTAGATGGCTGGACGAGTGCACGGTGGAGGCACGACGAGCTTTTGTAAAATCATGTGCATCGGATGTGCATTCTTAGAACTCAAACCAAGGTGTTCGATGTCGTCTAGTGGCATGTTCTGGAGTATGGACAGGGCATCTCGTGCCGTGAACACAGCCGTGCAGAACTGTTTTTCCTCGTCGCTTTCCCAGGGCGCATCCACTGACCACTCCACTCGTATGCCGAAAGAGGTACGAACATAAGTCGGACGAAACATGCCGCAGTGCGGACACGTCTTGCGCCCTCTGAGAGTGGCGTAAATATGGAGAAACTTGCCTTTACTCTGCATGCATTGAGTGACTGCGAGATCCTCGGGCGTCGCACAGAGACGGGAACAAAAAAAACAAGAAGTGCGCAATATTTTCAGAACCATGTCGAGGAAACCAATGTGGTAGCACGGAAACGAGAGTTGGATATGACCTGGATGTCCTTGACACGTTTTGGCATCGCACATACACGTGGCACATAGGTGACGTCGGTCGACACTTCCCATCAATGGATCGAGAAGTCCTCCACTTGCCGGAAGACCACGATAATAAAGCGCCGTATTCACAACTTCACACACAGACATGTTCTCTATTTCTTCCGCTGACAGAAGTCCAAAGCGCAATTTAGTGGGTCGCACGGGCGCATGATCCGTAATGCAATACTTCAGCATCTTCTCAGCAATCTTGCGTACCAAAAACGAACATTCTGACAGCACCTCAAGACCAAGCGAAATGACCAAACAAAACGACCAGACCAAACAAAACGACCAGACCAAACAAAACGACCAGACCAAACAAAACGACCAGACCAAACAAAACGACCAGACCAAACAAAACGACCAGACCAAACAAAACAATATCCACATCATCCTCACCCATGTTCCTTAACGTTAACTTCGATGTTGTTCCACCAACACTTCTTAAACGCTTGAACCCAATTATGAAACAATTGTGCAAAGAACCAAGTTGTCATCTTTATCACGCATCCATTCCATATAAGTATGTGAATCGTTATCGGCGATCCACTCTCCATTGCTCGAAGTTTCAGGTCACCATTTTGATTGACGGAAAATTAAAATGTCTAGGCTACGTGACGGACTCTCGTGTTGGCGCTCTACTTGTTGCTGCCGTCTTTTTGGATGCACGCCTGGTAGAAGGAATTGGAGCAGTATCGTTGCGAAAATGGTACATGGCAATGCACTGCGATGAACAATGTGAGTCATGGCTTCAAGAAATCGAAGATCTTTCTTCTCTTTGCATCAGCGACTATCAAAAGCGTGTGAAGAAAATGTTGCTTTAATGGTTTATCGTTCAATAAGAAGAGACCAAACACTCTTATCAATTAAATGGTTGCTTTAAATTTCGAAACAGCCTTTTACATGGTTACACATTCAGTGAAACGTGAACGTGTTGAAGTTAAAGTTACCACTGGCTTATCATGTTTCTTAGCGAGCTTCATTGTCTCAGTCAAATATTTTTTGTTCTGTACCCGGGGTACAAAATAACCAGAGAATTTTGCGTTAAAGGGTACTAATGTTTCTGTATAAGTAGTTGTGTTTTTATTAAGGTAGTTTTCTACAAATTCTGCAACGTCGCAATGTTTTGGAAAGCATTTGGTCATAAGCTGTTTGATCTCTTTCTCTTCGTTAGAATGAAAGGGATATGATATTCCTTTTCTTTCACACCATTGAAGTAGTGAGTTTTCGCCATAGTATTCTTTTAATTTATTTAATGCAGTTTCACAACTGAAATAATAGCTATATATATTTCCTCTTAATATGGAAGAACTATTTATGTCATTTGGCCAGTGTATTATGGGATCAGACTGAGGTGAAAATTCACATCCATGTGATCGCACCTCGTCAGCACTCACAATAAATAGAGCAGCATTTTGATCTAAACAGCTTGTCGTTAATGGATGTAACAGTGAACACGAACGACACGTCTGTTCTGCGCCAAAAATAGTACCTGGAGTTCGAATTAACATCCTATTTTTAACAATTGCTTGTACTACAGTCTCATTCAAACTAAGATCCGTTGACCTCCTTAAGAATCTTACTTTGTAATTCAAATATTTATCACCTCTTGTCACATTAACACTTGCATCATTCGTATCTACCAAAGGACGTACTCTTAGCAATATTTGTTCTTGTCTCTCATTATCTTCTTTTATTTCAAGTTCTTCCTGATCTTCTATCTCATGGAATTTGTCACGTAGCTCTGAGGTTGATCTAAAAATCAGATCTCGCATTTTTGCAAAAGGTTGAAAGAATTTTTTTTAAACACGTTGGAAAAAGTGCACGCAAAAAAAAACAGTCAGCAGCCTGGGAAAACAATGGCTCATCCGGACGACTTGGTCTCAAAAACGTCTCACTTCCGAGGATGTCGTACCAAAAGACAAAACTAAATAATCCAGACCAAACGAAAGCGCACACATGAAGTTGCAGGACTACACTCGAGCTCTCGTGTACGTTCTGACTAATGGGGCAGAGGGTCGTTCTCCCTACATTGTGTCCGACGTGATCAAGTTGCTCCGCAAACGTCACGAGCAAGTTCAACTCATTCAGTTTCGTCCCCGACCAATGAAGATGTTGTTGGACGTGGACGGCGTGCAGGTTTGCGCGTGGACGACGGAAGGTTTCCACGACGAGATGATCTTCAACGTACAGTGTGGATTGCAGGGGCAAATTCGCGTGAACGTCATCAAAACGTTCGACAAGATCCCCATAAACGTGGTCGACAATCCGGTCGTCCTCAATCTGTTGGCACTTCTGTACAAAGACTGGATGACACATTGGCCGGCAGGTGGAAGTGACAGTTGGAGGGACATCGATCTTGCCACATTCGAAGAGAACCAAGTAGAACTCCCTCTTTCCTACATGAGCGAAGAATTGTTCGTCGAGGCGATTGAAGCGGCCATCCATAGTGTGACGGTTTGGTCGTAGACAAGGACAAGTTCGACATCGAGTTATGTTTCGCTTTTTTTTGCTCAAGTAGTCTCAAAACAACACAATGAACTTGTTGCTCCTGTTGGCGATTGTGGTGTATCCAGTTTTGGACACAGTAGTGCTTTTTGAACCACCCATTCCTTCTCCGAGTCTTTCAATCGGTATCACGAACGACGCATATTGTTTTTCAAGTGGCAACGATCTATGTGTCACGATTACTCAAGAACATGAGTGTCTTTCACCGTGCTGGTGGGTGGTGAGGATGGAGCTTACTCATTTGTTTGATATCTCCACCGGTACACCCGATACCACGACGATGGACGTCGGTCTGTCTGGCACTCCAAGTACGGTACTAGGTCTGTCTTCAGCCTGACCGTACCAACAGCACAGCAGTAAAACTGTCGTGAAACACAAAATATCAGGTCCCAACAACGGCATTGTCTTTCTGTGAGTGAGATGGAAAAAACTTGCAGTACGAAAATAAACTGTGTGCAACTTTATAAACCAAAATGGAATTGTTCAACACAGCTTTCACTTTTTATCGAGACCCATCTGAAGGCAGATGTGGTGTTGAAACTAATCCATAAATATTAATTTAAAGTATATGGTTTTCTTTTAGATGGCAATCTGTCTTCTACATCAAAGAGACGCGCGAAAATAGCCTCTAAAACATTTACAGACATCGTGTTTCCAATTTGCCGTCTAAACTTGTGTTTCGGAACAACTATTTTAAAATCATCAGGATAACCTTGCAAACGAAGAAGTTCCTTTTCATTCGCCCATCGTTTCATACTTGTATTCCAAACATAACTTGTACAAAGCAAACAAGTCGAATACTTGAAACCACGCATAGGAATTTTTGCTCGACCTCTATATTGAAGGATGTCGACAAAACATGCACCACGTTGCTTCAGAGTACTTTGCATATCATTTGCTCGTTGAAGAAATGTTCCTCGTGGTTCCGGTGTGCACCAATCTGTTTTATCTACAAAACTTTCTTGTGATGGACAGTTTACTTGCTTATGAGGAAACTCGAAGGGTTTGTTACTTCTATTGCCAACAATGTACAATCTATTTCTGCTTTGTGGGATTCCAAAGTCTTTTGTGTCTAACATAGCCCATTTGATAGAATATTCAGACAAAGACTCGAATGCTTTCATGATTGTTTTCCATGTTTCACCATTGTTATTTGTGAGCAGACCTCTCACGTTTTCTAATACAAAAAACTTTGGACGGCGTTTCTGAATATAATCGACACATCCGAAAAATACAGTTCCTCTCGTATCTTCAAATCCCCCCTTTGAACCGGCTTCCGAAAAAGGCTGACAAGGAAAGCCACAAACATAAAGATCCACTTTGGGAGTATTTGTATTGTCCCGCTCTCTGATGTCAGCATCGTACAAAATATCGGGTTGTGCATTTGCTTGTATTGTTTCTATACAAGAGGCATCGATCTCAGATGAAAAAAGATGCTTAAAATCTATACCTAGATTTTTCAGTGCCTGTATGGGAGCTTCGATACCACTACAATCGGTACCGATTGTTAGAACCATATGTTGTACAGTCAAATCGTTTTTTTTTTTAGACATCCTAACATGCTTCACATGTTTAGAATAAGGCATAACAAATGTGTAACGATTTGAATTTTTTATGTGGGCATACTGAAAAAAAAACTTCCATGACAGACGAGTAAACATCATTACTCTATTTATGAGTACCTCAAAAACCGTGTCATTACATTGTATTCAGCAGAACGAGGTCTCTACCCGTGAAAAGGAAGGGTCTTTCGAGATGTGTGATTTGAGAGCCTCCAAATCGTCGAGCCACAATTGGACCGGTTCCTTTTCCCGAAGCGTCTTCAGCGTCTCTTCCTTCTTGATTGCTTCCTGTGTGAGCGACGCAGCACGTGCTGCGGTGAGAGAACGAAGTGGCATCATGGTGAGGTACGTGTACGTCTTGACTTCTCCGTCCGTCGCAGCGCACGTGTCGTAGCCCATGGTCTTACACGCTTCCTCAGCTTCCTGGTCGTTGCAGTACTTGCGCATGTCGTAGTCACCAACCATGTACGCTTCGATGAAACGTGCCCGATTTTTGGCGAGAAGAACGTCGTGCTCACACTTGCGTATCACAAAGTTCAGCCGCTTCACATACATTTCGAGACGAAAAGGAACGTAGTCTTGGACGATTTCCACCACCGAATGATACTTTTTAAGCTTCGCATTGACATCAAGCAGATGCATATTCCCAAGACTCACCGTCTTCACCAGACCGAGTTCCTCTATCGGTTTCTTCATCGGATTGCAACCCTTCAAAATGAAATGTACCTTTTCGTCTGTATGTAGTTCGCCCACGTGAATTCCTCCCGTAGCATATCCGGCCTTTGTCCACTCTTCTTTGAACGCTTCCGTCTCACGAAAGGGCGGAATTTCGGTGACATGAAAGTCGGATCCCTTCCATTCGCCCATTCCCGTGACGGAATAGGTCGTTTCGTCCACCTTCGTCACCATTCCAGAAAAGCCTCTGTACCATGGGAAGAGATGCATGTCGGTGACGTCTTCGTCCACGATCACCTTTCGTGTTAGCTCGATCACGTCCAGCGGATGAAACATGGGTATGTTTGTCGACCATCCTGTTGCAATTCCTTGGCAACCGAGGACGAGCGGGAGTGGAACAATCGGAGCGTACATGACTGGCTCGACCGTCTTTCCTTCGTCGATAACGTAGGACAAAACGGGATCGTCCACGGGAGGAAAAAGAAGTTCGTGCATCGGAGAATTCAAGCACACTTTGGGATACGCGGCGCTTGCGGCGGCGTGCTTGTGTCGGGTTCCGAACTGTCCGTGGGGTAGTAGCAGGTTAATATTGGAACAGCCGGTGTAGTTCGCCGCCATTCCGATAATCGTGTCTTCCATTGCAGTGCCTCGATGATGGTAGTTTGTATACGACGAGATCTTGCCGGCGGCATTCGCGACTGAAATGTCCGTCGTGAGCTTGAGCTCGCGTGCACCGAAGAACACCTTGCGCAGTGCCTCCTTGAATCCATCGAGTGACGGAATGGACCGCTTCAGCGACGCCATTGCATACTGAGGAAGAAGCTCATTGTGCACAAAATCTTGCACTGTGGTCTCCGTCTGTGAATAGTCGACAAAAGTGAGCGGATCGCAATCGTTGGTCAGAAACAGCTTGCGATCGTCCGCGCGCTTCTTGTTGAAGGTCAGGTCCAGAGACTCAGAGCTCTCGTCACCGTCGTATACCATTGTAATCGTGTTCTGCGCCAAGCTTCGAAAGTACTCTTTTGCCTGCTCCGCAGAGGAGGTACCGAGACCCTTGAAGTATTTGGGCGTTCCGATTGCTTGTCCAATGGCTTTTCGCTCATCGACCCACCGATCGTACTCCACCTGTGAATAGAAGCCAACCTCTTTTTTGTTCACGGTGACTCGTATGAGTGACGTGGCAAATCGGCTCAGGTAGTTTTTCTTCCGTCGAAGCAAACTCGGAGCGCACACGTCAACAAAATTAAAGAGAAGACCCATTATGTGAGAACCGTCCACATCCTGGTCCGTCATAACCATGAGTTTCTGGTA